GCTAAATTAATAGTTAAAACATCGGGGTGATTTAATTCACCTAAGATTGGGTGACCTTCGGCAATACGCTTAGCCGCGATGTCAACCGCCTTAGAAATTTCTTCAAGTGGATAGACGCGGCCATTGCCATTTTTTAAGCTAGCTTGCATCATGATGCCATCTAAGAAGATGTTGCCACCGCTTTTCTGCTCTCTAAGAGCAGCTGCAACCGGTGATAGGTGTTCTGAAAGAATTTGCATTTTATAATCCTTATAAGGGTAACCTCGTATTTATTAGATAACGGGGTTACTTTCTAGAATTAAGCTGCCGATGTTGTGTTATCTGCAGCCGGAGCTTCATCAGCCGGTTCATTAGCATCACCGCCACTGAAGAAACCGTTGTTAACATCATCCTCTTCGTCGCCACCACCAATTTCGCCACCACTTGATTCTGGTTCATCAGGTTCAACAGAGATTGTTTCACGGTTGTCATATATGGCCGGGTCATACATCTGAACCAATGCCGGAATTTTATTATTGTCGGTAATATTGCGTTCTTCCTTGATCATGACTTCGTTCATTTGAATCTCATCATCAGTTAAACCTAAGTAGCGCTTCAAGATAAATCTTCTAGATAAGGTTTTATCTGCAGCAATGTTATTGTACGAGCTAATTAGGTCGGCATCAAGTGCGGCTTGTCGATATAAAGCAAAGTTAGCTGGGTCTGGCAACTTAATTTTAAAAATTTCATCGTCAATCTTTAAACCTAAAACTTTCAAATATACCTTGAATTCTTGGTCAAAGATTTCTTCCATTCTATCCTGCATGCGTCGAATGAACTGCGCGAACCGAAGCTCCTCAATGTAGGCAATGCCAACTTTGCCGTCGTTGTATTGGGCGCCAGCGCCCTCAGTGCCTGACATGTATGAGGTTGGAATTCTCAAGCCTCTGAAAATCTTGTCTTGGAATACCTTTAGTAAGCCAGTGCCAAAGTCTTCTGCACCACCTGGTAAAGTTTCAACGCGTGATCCTCTACCTGAAGCGCTAACTGGAAAGTACATATCCTCTTGAATTGATGTTGGGTCAAATTGACCGTCGACTACATCCTTTCCGCCTGCTACGCCTGGCGTTCTCTTCTGCTTTACTTCATTCTTGATTTGCTCAAGGTATTGCTTAATTTTTTGTGGTGGCATGTTGCCAGTATCAATGTAAAATACCCGGCGCTCTGGTGCTCTAACAATCTTATAGATGACCACCGCGTCTTCAAGCATTGTTAGTTGCTTGAAGACGCGGTGGATCGGACGTAAAACTGAAGAGCCAAATGGGGCTGAATCACCCATGTCGTCAGATAAAGTAAAGTGAATCATCGCCGCGGCCGGCACAATTTCATGCTGCTCAGTTTTAGTGCCAAAGGTACCAGCAGTATTTCCACCGCCAATCTTCTTAACGTGGTAATTTACAACTGCGCCAAACTGATCAACCTCAATACCATAAACTAAAGATGGATCTACGTAGATCCACTTCTTAGTATCTGATAACTTTCTAAAGAAGCAATCTCCATACTTAATCATACATCTTGCAATAGAGAAGATACGCTTGTTGAAGTCCTGCGTGTTAGCCCATTGCCTAACCGCCTGTCTCAAGGTAATGGCAGTGGTATCGCTAATTTCTTCGTTGTCTTCTTTTTGATAGACAATTTCAAAAGGCAAATCGGTCTTTTCATCTTTACCTGACATTTCTTCAGCAATGATATCAAGTGAACGCGCAATATCAATATCAGCGTCCATCGCATCATATTGCTTATATGATGCGAATCGATTTCCCAACCCTCGCATAACTTGAGAATACCAAGTAACGGTAGATAAAGATGACAAGTCGGTCGTCCGCGGGTCATACGCGTCAGTTGTTACAGTCGTATACAACTGCTTACGTGATGCTGGAGGGATAATTCTCCAGTAATTTTGTAGCTGTGCCATAATGTCCTTAATTTTGTCCAATCATCTTGTTTAGTAAAAGAGTGTTATCTGAGAATGGCGTCATGCCTATTCTTCTAGATAACTCCTGATCTACCGCAAGCTGGCTTTGATTTGTACTTAGAATCTGCTGCAATACTTGAATCGCCTGTGCTAGTTGTGCAGTCATATCAACTACTGGGGGCGCAATTGCACTTGGAGCAGATGGGGTTCCTACAGCTGGTGGTGGAGCGGCAGGTGTAGTGTCTGTTGATCTATTTACATCTCCAGAATTGACAGTCGGTCTAATAGTTTGACCAGGTGTTGCAACTTGGGATGCAGTAGAAATAATTTGACTTCTTAAGTTAGATGTGTCAGTAATAATGCCAGCTGCTGCATTAAAACTCTTTGTAACTCCAGTCATTGCCTTTTCAGACTTTTGTGCAGCAGCCTTCTGTTTATCTAGTTCCTCACCATTCTTTCTGCCAATATCTGCAATTGTAGTGCTTTGGTTTTCAGACAGCTGTGATAGCACTCGATAAGAATTATCTGCAGCTTCTCTGAAGTAAGTAGAAAGTCTATTTTCTCTACCGAATGTAGCGGCTTCTGCGATGCTTGCTAAAGCAGAAAAGAAGCCCCCTCTCATTAAGGTTGCAAATCTCTCCCACGCATTTTCCAAATTAAATGTTTTTCCTGTTAAGAATTCAATTGCCTTATCTGCAATACCTGCAATTCCACCAAATAAACCATTCAAGCCCGCAAAAACTACGTTACCAATTCTATCTACCCATGAGCCTCCACCAGGATTAAATGCATCTGAAATTGTGCCTGTGAAAATTTCACCAACAGTATCTATCAAGACCGAGACTAAGTTGCCCACTACAGGGATAAACTTTAAAATTCTGCCAGCTCCACCAGCTATTCGCTGCAACACACCGAGAACATCGCCGCCTGTTCCAACTGCACCTCTAAGTGCGCCAAAAAGATTCTTGCCACCCTGAATTGCACTACCCACCCAGTTAAAGATATTACTAACACCGCCCTTTAAAAAGTCAACTGTCGAAGCTAATCCGCCAGTAATTTTAGATGCAGTGCCCTTAATATTAGTTACACCACCAATAAAACTATTCCACGCCCCTTGCATCCAACCAATAACTGACTTAATATCCTTTACGACACCCACACCTGGCCCAACATTAAATGATCTAGATAGTAAGTCCATAATTTTAGAGCCGCCAGCAGCAATACCACCCGCTGCTGATCCAGCTGCTCTCCCAACTCCACCGAATATTGGCAATCTACCAAGCACCCTACCTAAAACAACGCCTAACCCGATGCTAAATGCTGACGAGCCAAGAGCCTTAGTAATTGCTTCAGCGATTGGATTTTTAGATAAACCGGTTGCATACTGTAATAGCAAGCCTGCACCTTGAACTAACGTATTTGCGCCCTTGCCTAATTGATCGTTTGCAATTTCACCAGAGCTTCTAGTTAGCGCAACGTTTCCTGCAGCTCCAAGGAATCTACCTATGCCTGAGCCACCCAGCCGCTCTTGCATTTGCTCAGCGATGTATTCAGTTTGAATATTACCAGAATTCAGCATTTTCTCAATGCCTTGTTGTAACTGGCCACCCAATCTAGTCGCAATTTCAGCTTCTTCGGTAGTTAAATTTTTCTTTCTGCCTAGTCTTGCGAGTTCTTCCGTGTCAGCGCTATTCATGCCCGTAATTGATCCTGCCTGTCTGATCAGGCCTGCGGCCTGAAAACGTTGTGGCGCAGTAAGCTTTCGCTGTTCAATGAGGGCTGCGCCTAATGCGTCTGACGCCTCCTTAGTTGCACCCATCCTCTGACCAAGGGTCTGAATTTGAATTAACTCTTGAAACCTAGCAGATCGCTCTTGACCAGATAATCCTAACAATTGTGATTGGACCTCTTGATTTGCTGATAAGCTTTGGATGACCGCGTTAAATCCATCAGCGGTCATTAAGGTCGTTTTTCTTAAATCCCCAAATACCTTAATTTGTTGACTAATAGAATTATTTAATTGCTCCTGCGGCACGCCAATTACTGTTGCTGAACTGGCCATTGTTGCAGATAACTTAGTAGCGCTAGCGCCAAAAATCCCAAGTTCACCGAGACTTCGATTACTCTCGGTTAATCTCTTGTTAAATTCATCAAAGCTATTTGCCCTAACTAAAGCTGGAGTAGAATTTTCAAGTACTTCCGTATATTCCTGCAAACTCATGCCAGCTCTGATGGCGTCTACATATAATCCACCGAGTGAAGATGATGCGTCAATACCTCTTGCGTGTAGTGCAAAGAAGTCATTAATAACTGGTCTAATCGCGCCTACTAACTGTGATGCTGCCGCAGTAATTGCAACAGAAGCATATGAGATAGAGCCGCTCATTGCTCTTAACCCCTGTTGAATATTTGCAGTGCTGCCTGGGCTTCTACCAGTTAAGAATGCTAGTGGGTTTGAAAATGAAGGTAAGTTAGTAGGTTGATTATTATTTCTATTAACTGGGTTTCTTCTAACCCCTCTGTTCATTTGCACAAACGCAGACCTGGTGGCATTTACAGTTTTATTCAAGCTGTTAAATGATCGGGCGAGCGTGTCTGCCTTATCTGTTAAATTATCGAGTGCGACTGCAGAGGCTTTGTAAATTTTAGTTTGATTTGCGGGGTTTGATGCACCGCCGGCAATTCTAGTTGTTCTAGACCCGCTTGTAGTGCTAAGTGACTTTGATAAAAGGGCCTCAATCCTTTGTAACGTCTTTAATGTATCAATATCGACTGCCATCCTGACGGCCCTTTTTAATTGTTGGAGAATTTGTAAATATACGAGACTATATTTATCGCTGGAGACAATATGACAAATGAACAGAATCCCTTAATGGCAAAGATTAAGTTGCCAGGTCGCACCTTTCAACTCCCATCACGCGCTGCATTATATAAGCAGGGGGAAGTAAACGGTACAGAGGGCGAAGTTCACGTTCACCCAATGTCAGCTTTAGCCGAAATCTCACTGAAGAATCCAGACCAACTTTTCAATGGCAGCGCAATTAAGGAAGTATTTGCAGAATGCATTCCTGAAATTAAGAAGCCTACCGAACTATATGGTAGAGACATCGATGCTATTATGCTATTTTTACGTTTAGTAACTTATGGCCCAGACTTTGAAATTAAAGTGAAGCACGACTGCGAGCATGCCAAGAATCATGACTACATGATTAACATTGAGAAGCTAATTTCCGAAATTAGATACTTGGATCCAACTGTTGCTGAAGAAGAATTTCAAACTACATTACCAAATGGCCAAGTTGTAAAGGTTCATCCAATTAAGTTTGAACACATGATCAAGCTTTATCAGCTAAATGCAGGTAAGCAGGAATTTACGCCTGATGATATTAAGAAGAACGTCGTTTTTAACTTAACAAACTTAATTGATTCAGTTGATGACACTACAAAACGTGTTCACATTGAAGAGTGGGTTAAAACTCTAACTAGTCCTTATCAGAATCAAATTACTGAAACTATTGAAAAGACCAATAATTGGGGTCCTAATCAAACAGTTAAGATTAAATGCAAAGACTGTGGTGAGGAAATTGAAGTCGAACTACCCTTGAATCCAATCTCTTTTTTCACAGAATGATCATCAGCGGAGATAGCAGCAGAATCTCCGAGATGATCAATTCAATGGCGTTAGATGTGCGTAATTTGCTAAAAGCTGCAGTGGAAATTGCGTACTTTTCTAGAGGCTCAATTCAATATGAAAGAGTCTTAATGATGTCTCCACTTGAAAGAGACATTGCAACTGAATTTATTAACAAGCGGCTTGAGGCGGCTTCTAAGTCAATGTTCCCTGTATATTGATAAATAACTTTATATTCTTCAATAACATAAGCAACCATAGCATATGAAAATCTTCCAGCATGCCGAGCTCTCGGACCACCCATCCTTACCCATGGATGCGGCAACGAAGCAATATGTGGATGAAAAGGTCAATGCAACTGGCAATTCAGTTGCAGGGGGCGTCTTCTTCACTAATATTGCACCAACTTCGTCGGGAATTGTAGGACAGAAGCAGTATGTTCCAAACACCGTTCCAGCAAATAGAGTCATTACTGAAGGTACCACCGATACCGCAAATGTAAGGCTCTCGCTAATTGCTGAAGGTAGCGGATCATTCTACTCACCAACAATTACAATCACCTCAAACCCACCTCTACCAAACCTACCCGCTAATGTCAACTTAACTGAAGATCCATCTGACAAGAGATTCTTCCTTGGCACGATTGACTTGACTGGTATTACTGACGGCGATTATGTTATCACGGCAACCTCCTCAACAGGTGCCGAGGCAACTACTACAATCAGACGGGCGGGTGTAGGGCCTTCAATCACTACCGTAATTATTGGAGCTTTACCCGGCTCACAAACAGAAGCTAAAGCTGGAGATGTTATTCAGGTAAGCGGCTTGGTTCCAAATGCGGCAACTGCTGTTGAAATTATTGCTGCTGGTGCAGCAGGTCAAGTTTCAGCCCAAACACTTGACGTTGCTAATTCGGGAGGTGACGGGTATAGAAAGTTTAGTGGCACCTTTGTTGCATCTAACTTGTCTGGTTTACAGTCTGTTACTGCGCGTGCGCAGAATGCTCTCGGCACATATGGCGCTAATCGTACTTCTGCTAATCAGATCACTCTCAACCAAACTTATCCAACAATTGGTGCTAGAAGCATTACTTATCCTGGCGGTCAACTTGCGTTGAAGGACACTGAAAATGCGACAGTAAATGCAACGGTGACTAACGCTGATATAGTAACTTACTCTTCATCTGCTGATTTGAGCATTACAAATCCTGGTGAATATGCTGCATCTAAGACCGTCAGCCGGGCTGGTGGTAGCTACGTAGTTAACACAAATAACTACACCATTATTGCAACTAAAACTTCAAACAACGCAACTTCAACCGCTCAAGCGCAGGTCGCGATCGCAAATACAGCTCCAACTGCAGCGATAGCAATTGTCGGTAATCCTGCTAGATTGCAATCAACAGACGCAGGAAATGACTACACCGTTAGGCTGACACCTAACCAGTCCTTATTGGCTGCGCCTACCCTAGTTGCATCATCTGGTACATGGCAAGGTTCTTGGGTAAATAACGGTGGTATCTGGTCTAGAGTTTTAAGAATCAAGGATGCTGATCCAAAGGGAAATCAAACTTTCAACAGCCTAGTTTTAGTTAACTTGGCTAACCGCAACGGTAATCAGATTACTGCTGGCGGTTCCTACGTTGTTGGTGGATTCCCAATGCGAACCATCACCTTCCCCGCCTTCAGCCGCTATCAGCCAATTGGCACACGTGTCACTGACATTACAAAGGTAAGTGCTAACTACACCAATGCAGCGACCCTAACACGTTACACTGATACCGATGATCACTTCCAAGGTTTTACTATCGTGGATGAAAATGGAAACTACAGTCCGACAGGATCATATCTTTACATCTCAGACGCAGCTTTCGCAGGTTCAAATACCACTGGGACATTACAACTTGATGTATTGGAGAGTGCATAATGGCCGCATCAGCATTTGAGTCGTTTGTTCAGCAAGAACTACCTAAGCGTGGCTACTTAAATAACGACGTTAGCCAAGAAACCATCATTGTCAGACGTGGTCCGGGACCACGTCAATTTGACGCGATTGAATTACAAGAGGGAGAAATCCTAGCGTTAGTTAATGGCAAACTGCAAGGTGTTGCAGTTTCAGACCCGTCAATTGGCGGCAACAGTGGATTAAGAAGCGCAGTCTTCCGATCAACGACTAACGTCAGCGTCTGGACTATTCAACATAATCTAGATAGTGAGAATGTAATCGTGCAGGCATTTGACGATGATAAGTTTGTTATTATTCCTAACACAATTCAGATCGTAGACGAAAACACAGTTAAGTTAACTTTTAGTAGTGCCCAGAATGGAACTGCACGAATAGTATTTTTAGACTGAGAAAAATAAAAAGGGGACTTTATAAGTCCCCTTTTTGTAACCGCTATTTGCTAACTAATGCTATTAATATTAGCTGATTTTAATGTTGAGAGTCTTAATGATGTTTGGTAGGTCTTCAATGTATTGCTGCGGGATACCATCAAGCCCGTCATGCACCATAATGCCGTGCCTGCCAACAGCTTCCCATATTTCATAACGAGCTTCACGTTCCCACTCAAAGTAGGATTGAAATACTTTCTTCTGGTTAATTCTAGACGGACTAATTTTAATGTCTAGTGTGCACACTACCTTCCGCGCCTGTGCATACTGCTTTGAAATTCTAGATAACCGCTCTCCAATTCTAATTAGATTAGTTGGCGATATATCTTGAGTTGACTGAATGACAATATCTCTGGTAACTGAGAAGCCGCCGTTCCCGATCATAATTGCTGGCGAAACTTTAGAGCCATTTGCCAAGCTCATGCAGATTTTCTTAACGATGGAGATATTTTCTTCGTTGATTTCCATGCCAAGCAGGTCCTTACACAGCTCATTGCGCCATTGCACTTTATCATCTAAGGACCTCACTAAGTCTGGATATAAAATACCCACCAGGTTTTCCCGGCCCTTATATGCCTGTTTTACATGATCGAGTAAAAATTGCGTGTATGCAGACTCAATGTCAATACCCGGCCCAAACAGTGCCTCTCTTAACCAGCTTGGCCATGTTTCCACCGCCTGAATAGGCCATGTTGACGTGTCACGAAGCTGTAGCTTGCCAGCTCTAGAGAAGTAAAAGTTCATCTCGTCAGTTTTTTGACTAAGCAGCCACGTAACTGGAGCATGCAGATCCAACCTATTAGCTTGCGCCAATTTATCTAGGATTTCTTCCTTCTTATGCAATTGAATGTATACCTTTGATACAACACCATCTTTTGGGATGGGTGGAGGAACATACATTAATTGATTTGTGATGGTTTTAGCGTCATTAGTTTGAGTAATACTTAGCTTTTTTGGGGTGACAATGGAGATTTCATGCTTATCACCCAAGTTATAACCAGTCTGCTTAACGTCAAAGAAATAATCGAAGACATTCCGATAGTCATAGACCCATTCACGAAGTGACATGAGTCGCATTGGGATTTCGCAGAATCCAAGTGGCATCCCAGACTTTAACGCCGCGGCGTGAATGTTTGCCAAGTACAGGATCAAGTCCTGCCTCTTCTGCATAATTTTTGGATGGCGACGCTCTACATGTGGGTAGAAACGCCCCACATGTAGAGGATCAGAGAAGTGAAGTCTTCTCTTAGATGCTACTTTGTAGATTGCGGTCACAGTTCTGCTGGTGGCTTTTCGATGTGTTGCTTGTTAATACCCTTCTTCAGAGTATTATAGATGCCTTTGAGGGAATCGTGTCGAACTTTTACAGATGGTTTCTTTTTCAGTTCGGTCTCACCAATCTTAAGTGCAACGCCGTTGTCTTGCAACACGTAGCCGTTTTCATGGATTTTTGTGCCCTTCTCATCTAGCGTAACTGCTAGACCCATGGCTATACGTCGGAGCCGCTTTGCTTGTTTGCCGTTCATAATGACCTCGTAAAAAGATCATTATAACACACAGCAAAATTTATATGTTAAACTAATTAAAGATCAGCTTTAGCTTTTAAGTAATCTAGCTTGTCGTCAAAGCGGCTCGCCCATGAAGTAATCTTCTTGACAAATGAACTAATCATAATTTTAATTTTACTAAAATTAAAAGCTTCAGTAATTTCCTTGCTTACTGACACCTTCTTGACGGGGTCCTTAGGTGGAATAAGCTTTGTATATTGCTGCGTAATTTCATCTACCTTGCTTTGAAGCTCTTCAGGAATCAAAGATGTTAATGCCTTAACAATAGACTCATAATCAACTGATTTAGTCGGGGTGGTCTTCTTAATTTCTTTAGCTAACGTGACAGTGAATTGGGCTGTGGAGACGACTCTAGTTAGCACCGCATCTTCAGCGTCAAATAGATTGCCAACATCTTCCTTCAGCCTTTCATTTAAAGCTTCGCGCTTTTCAGCTAGATTTTTTAAACTAACTTCTAATCTAGCGTAGCGCTTCGCTAATTTAGTCATGTTGCCAGCTTCATGCCCAGCTAGAGCAGTAGAAACTCTATCTAGATTTCCCTTAACTTGCTTTTCAGTATATGTCAAATCACTGCGACGTGACTCAGATAGGAAAAGGTGTTCCTTGAATGTAATTGGCTTCATGACTAACTTTAAAATAATTATGGAGCTTTATTTATCCGAATAGCGGCTGACCACCAGCTTTACGAGCGTCGCTTTCCCACATTCTTTGATGGGCTTGTAGTTCGTTCATGCTAATTGTTTTACCATTGAAATTATAATATGCTTGAGAAGATTCAAGGCGCATGCCATTAACTTGCATCTTAAGCTGCTGTAGCTCTTGTTGAGTAAGAGATGAAATTGGAGTTGATTGTACTAGCATCGTAGTTTCCTTATTATGAATAAATTCCAGACCAGCGAGGATTAATATTACTGTCGACCCAATCTGGAATATAGCCGAGAGCATGTTTGAAGAAGAGAACTTCCCACTTTAGCGCGGACGCAGTACCGAGTGAACTTAATTTAGGTCTAACGATAATGAACTTAATTTGATTAGCATCACGCAGCCCTTTAACTACCAGTGGATGGTCAGCACCCATAATGTAGACTTCAGTATCTAAATTATTCTGCTTAAGTTCAAATGCAGGGAATGGCAATTGAATTGAGTGAATGACGGACGGGTGTGGAGTCGGTAGCGCACGAAGCCCCTTATGTTGTTGGCAAAACTTAATGATTGAATTTAGCAATGCATTATATGAGATGTCATTCATCTTACCCTGCTTGACATTTTGAGATAATAGTTCCTTGTCAGGTGGGGTGTATGGTAATGTTGAACTTCTCTGTCTGGCATTATATGGGCCTAAGAAGTCAGTTGCAGATTCATGCGCATAGAAGTGGGCCGTGACAATTGCATTTAGGTCAGCAAAGCCAGAGTTCTTTAAGGGCCTGAATGCGTCAAGCCTTGCGCTCCAACGTGGAAGATTATTTTCTTGCATTTAGTGTGATTCATGAACCCAAAAATCTGGGTGTTTAATAAGTTCTTCAAACTCGTAAACGTCAAGGTGCTTACCATCTTTTTGAATGGTGATTTTAGGGCTGACTTCAGATAATACAGGCCCATTCACGATGACAAAAATAGAAGTATGATTCCATTTAAAAATTAACATTGGTGCTTTGCCAATCTTTTTAGCGTCAACTTCAGACTCTTCAAACCACTTAAAAATATTAGCATTACCACTAACTAAAGAGGTGAAGTTATCTTGGGTTGCATATGACTTACATTCAATTGAGTAGTTGAAGCGGAGCCCTTCTTGCTTCTCATTGACCGGTACTACGTCGGCGACAAATAGCTTGAGCGCATCTTCACCGAACATCATGCCGATCTTTTCGTAATTCTTACCACCGACTCTAGCACCAGAGCCAGGTGAACGAATAAAATTCAAGGGTAAGGCGGCGGAAAGCTTCTTTGCAATTAAGCCTTCAAAATTATTGCCTTTTGATTTACCACCACCTGGTCGCATCTTTCTCTTGGGTTTAGCAACCGGCTTTTCTTTCTCTGTCATATAAATCTCCGTTGTGTGGAGTATTTACTAAACTAGAGAGTCACCTCTAACCTAATTAGTCATCAACAATTCCCCACTCCTCATCGAAGTCACCAACATCAGTGATTCTTGGGTTAGGAAGCTTTTTATCAAACTGACGAGCTGTAAAGTCAATTACCGTAGAACCAACACGAACAGCTGTGTGGGCATCTGGATCGTCCGGCCCTTTAGCAACTGCTGCCCATTTTGGATTAGTAGCATTAGCTCCTGAGATAAATGATCCTTTAATGCCACGAGCTTCTAACCAATCAATGAAGGTATTAGACACCATTGAGCAGTTCCCATACTCGTCAGCACAATCTGACAAGGTTGCACCCCACTCTCTTTTGCCAGTCGGTCCGTCCATTTCATCATGAAATTCTTGAGCCAGCTTAACAAGTTCATCATGAGTAGGCAGTTTAGCTTCAAATAAGTCTGATAATTTCATTAACTTACTAACCCTATAATTTCATCAGCAGAAACTTCTCTCATGCCGTCATCATTATCGTCTTCGATATATTTCAAATCTAATTCAACAGTGTAAACGTAATTGTCCGGTTTGCTTCGTGTTTGAACCCCAATAACAGTTCCAACCTCTAGTGGATTTTCTCCCTCAGGCTTTAAGACTACTTTATCGCCCTCACTATATATTTCTTTCGGCTTTGCCTTTGGTACTTTTGCTAGTTTTGGCTTTGTACCTTTAACATGGTATAAAAACTCATCTAAAGACATTTTAGGTTCATAACTAATAGGTATGATAAATGTCTTTATCCCGCGCCTTTCATCAAATTCGTCTCTACTATCTTCTGCAAACTTTTCAGCTTCGCCTTGGCTCTTGAATAGCTTTCTGATGCTTACACTTGCAAAATCGTTCTTTAATTCTGAAGACGCTAAGATGTAAGTCCTATCGTCAGTTTTACTACCAAGTAACCCATGTAAACTATCAGACGCGAATATTAAATTATCTGCGCCGAATAGCTTCTCTGCAGCCTCAACTAGATTATCATAATAGCCCATACCAGTTTGGTTATCTACCTGTAATGCAAAGTCAACTTTGAACTTTTTATTTGCATCATACATCTTTGGTCGAGATGTAACTACAGCAAATTTATATGGTAATAATTTTGGTGTAGATGGATAATTATCCTGATTTGAATCTAGCGCTTCTCTGAGTAATTCAGATATTTTCATTTTATTTCTTTACGTAGGAATTATCGAAATAATTGGCACGTTCCACGGTATAGATAAAGTCATTGCCATCATCTTGTCTTAACAGATAATCTCCCTTATTAAGCTTAGCAGTGGCACCTACGGCATCTCCATCTAAGGTCAACTTGACTGGATCTCCACCATATTTAAATGCATCATACACGTCAGCTGAACGATATGATGTATATCCTTCAACGTCAGGCTTTTGATTTGGCCGTATAGGAACAAAAGACGCATCTAAGTCATCTTGATCCATGGTGGCATAAATGGTGCGTTTGCCATTCTTATCGTATGTTACCTCAAAGCGATCATCTTTATCAGCAACTGGCCTGACATTATAGATAGTTGAGATAACGTATGATACGGCTGAAGATTCATTTTCAGACCAGACTTCCTGTGCTGTTCTGGTCTGAATAGGTTCTTCAAACAATTTTACTTCGCTAAGTTTCATTCGTGATACTTTCTGCCAGATAATGAAGCCGCGCGCTTTTCTTGCCATGCTTCATGGTCGTCTTTAGCTTGCCAAATTGACTTACCTTCTACATAGCCTTTAGAGTAAATACCCCAAATTTCTTCGCCATCACCAAAAGACTTTGAAAATGCAGACTTGCTTAATGCAGGTTTACCGCTAGTGCCACCAACCTTACCGAGTTTGTAAGCCGCTTTTGCTTGGCCCTTTAACCCACTAACAAACTTCTTATCTTCAGCTTCAAATAGTTCTTGAACTTTCATATAAACTCCCATCTATAATGGGCTTATTTATCGCATAATTACTGTCGAGAAACCATTTTCTTTTACGATCCTCATGTCATGGTCAAGTCTACCTTGAACAGATGGGTGGTGCGAAATAACAAACACGCTAAGGTCTTCATCTCTAGATTTTTCCTTTAGAATTCTAACTACTGATTCAATGCCCTGCACGTCAAGCTGGCCATCGAGCTCGTCGATAATTAGCAAGTTAGTTTTAGCATGGAGGTGGTGTAACACGTCTCTAAACGCTAGTGACATTGCAGTGTTTACTCTCTTCTTTTCGCCAGCAGACAAGTTACCAAAATCTAACTCACGTCCAAACTCAGCCACCGTGCATGACATATCAGCATCAAACTTAACCATGTGTGGCAGACCTAAATAGTTTGTGTAGAAGTTAAGGCGCCCGTTTAGGAATGGGGTCGTCTTGTTAATAATTCTGCGGCGAAGGAATGAATTCTTGTCAGTTAGCAATTTAAGTAAAAATTGCTGGTGATCAAGGCGCCTTTTCAGCATGTCCACCTTGCTTGAATCTACATCCACAGTTTCTTCATCACAGATGCGCGTGTATGCTTCAGTGTGTGGATTCTCGGCCTTCTTCAACTCTTCTAATTTTTTAATTAAAACAGTAGTGTTCATTCGTGCATCTAGTAATTCATTCAAGTCATTGTGCTTAATTTGCTTCATTACTTCTGAGATGCGTTCTTTTCGAACAGTATCTTCGTTCTCGAGTTGATTAAGATTAGCTTCAACTTCTAGGAGCTTAGCGCCTTTTTCTGCCAAGTCGGCTTCTAATAATACTAACTTTGCGGGCGCATCAGCATATTGCTGAGTGCAATATGGGCACTTAGCGTCAACAAGGTGCTCCTGCTCCTTGAGCAACTTACCAACTTCACCAGTTAAGTTTTTTAAGTCCCTGCGCGCCGGCGCTAAAGTTGCCGCTAAGTAAGTTCCACGCTGCTGCAATAGACTTTTCTCGTCATGCAGTACTTGCTCAGCTGCAAAGTCAATTTCAGAAATTTTAATTAGAGTTTCTTCAATCTCATTAATCTCGGCTATTCTATTTGCTTCCCATCGATTGATACGCTGCTCTGCTTCCTTAATGTGCTTCTTATGCAATTCAACTGCAACTTCCTGTTGCCGCAAAACCGCCTCAGCAACTTTAATGTCGCCCTCAGTTAAACGCAACTTTTCTTTAAGCTGTTTTGCCTTCTCGCTCAAGATCGTAATATTGAAGAGCTCTTCGATTTGATTACGCTGCTGCGCAATTGGTAGCTGCAAAAATGCGGGTGAGTTACCAGAAAAAATAATTGTTTTTGTGAAGAGTTCGTATGAGATGCCGATAATATCCAAAATTAGGTCGTCAGTTTCATATACGCCCTTACCTGGAGTAATGTCCTCGCCGTTACGCTTTACTTCAATTCTATAACCTTCACCTCTAGCACGATAAACTTCATACTCAATGTTGTCCTTATCAAAGGTAAGGCGGACTTCCATTTGAGTATTTTTAGTCGCATTAGTAGAATTGATTAGACGTTGCAACGAGATATTGTCAAATGGCTTGTTGTATAACGCATAACAGAGCGCATTGATAATGGTAGTTTTGCCAGCGCCATTTGAACCGCCCTTATCATTGTTCTCGCCAGTGATAGTGACAGCGCCTTGCTTATCTAGATAAATTGTCTGCAAAGAATTTCCGAAACTTAAAAAGTTCCTCAACTCAAGAGATTTAAAAATAAGTGGTGTGCTCATTAAATTAATGTTCCTAACTAAAACGGACCAAGATACATTGTAACATGTATTACTTGGTCCGTTTATTGGATTTTCAGGTAATTAAAGTTCTTCGTATAACTCAATTAGGATTTTCGGATCAATCGTCGGGGATGGATTAACACCATCACTAATTAACTGTCGAACTGTATTATCCAAGGATGATAGGTCAACATCGCCTTCCATATCTAACCCTTCGCTCAGCGCTTCCTTCTTTGCTGCAAAATCTTCTTCAACTGAGAACTCACGTAAGGCAAAGGTCTTGATCATTTCATCACGTAATGCCTGCACATCTGAATAGCCGATGTCCATGTCAATGATACATCGAACTCTGGACTTTGGTGGGAAGTCCATCTCGCCGCCGATTACTCTAGATAGTCGAGTTTTAAAGAAGAGTGGCGCGTCCTCCCAGTCATGGAAATAGACATCGTCATTCTCAACGTCAAACACACAGCACCCTCTAGCTGCATCCCCGGCATCCCCGAAGTTTGTTGGAAAGATGTTGCCAATGTAGATGATGTTTTTATTGGCTTGACGCTTGTGGAAGTGGCCAGAGAAGATATACTTTGGACCGGCAAAGTCATCTGCGTCAGGTCCGTGATCCATAACTCGATCAGCACCAGTGACCACGAAGCTCCTAAACTCGAAATGGCCTAGCACATACTTATGCTTGTTGATGTCATTGACTAATTCTGGATATTCATGTCTAAACAAATATGGTGTTACAAACCAATCTTTATCTAGCTCAGTCGGTTCACTGATTAGGTGGATATTTTCTAAATCGCCAAAGATGTCTGTTGAAAAGATGTTGCGATCTGACCTATGATATAGATCATGGTTTCCAACTAAGAAGATAATTGGGATGCCTAAGTCATTTAACTTTCGGCACGCTTCTGCAGCACGATCCATTGTTCGAACATTAATGGCATTTCGATTTTCAAAGAAGTCACCCAAAAATGCAATGTGTGTTGGTTTCTCTTCTTTGATTTTAGAAATTAACCAGTCAACATATTCAAGATTATCAGTGTTGTGTTGATCAGAATTATTACGCGCACCAAAATGTGCGTCTGTAAATTGCACTAACTTCTTAATCTTGCCAATGTCTTTCTTCTTTGAAGATGAAATTTTCATGTATGTTAATCTGATGATGAATTTCTGAACGCGTTCTCGTCAGAGGTTGCGCCAGACTTTGAACGATCTTGGAATGAGAATGAAGGATTTGCACCATTTTCGACTAATAACTGGTCGCGAATGTCACGTTGCTTCTTCTCGTCTGCAATGTATTGTAAGAAAGAACGATAGACTGCGGTTGTGTAAAATGAGAATGGGTTGTTTGATTTTTCAGGATTAAATTTGTGCCAATTTGCCACCAAATTAACTAGCGCGAAGGCAACCATGTCTTCTCTAAATGAGTAATTTCGAAAAGAATGGGTGTATGAATAACGTTCCGCGATCATGCTCAGATATTTTGCAAGTCGAGGGCTTAACTTGTTATTGTTGGCTTTATCAGCCGCAATAGCTTCCATTAACTCGGCACTAGTAACATAGTGGCCCTTGGTGGTAGTTGATTTTTCTCGTTTAAATGTCGCCATAATAGTACCTCATAGAAATATTGGACGACACAGGTTATTTTAACATCCTGTAATATATTTGTGGCTTAAAATATTGATTGAGCCTATTTTTGAAAACTGCTCAAGATATAAATAGTACTACAATTTTAAAATGAATGCGAAAACAACCATGAAGAATGCCGCCGTTATGGTTGGAAGATTAAACCCGCCAACAATTGGTCACTACAAAGTCATTGACGAGATGAAGAAATTCATACGAGAGAATGACGACTTAAAAATTAGTAAGGCTTTTTTAATTTTAGTCGAGGGTAAAGAAACAAGCAAAGATAAAGAAAAGAATCCTCTATCAGCAGAGGATCGCAAAACATTTATAGAAGCATCAGGTAAGGCAAATGGTATTCAAATCTTAATTGCATCTAGCGCATTCGACGCCTTTGAGAAGGTAAAAGACCAAGGGTATAGAATTAAGGCAATTGCAGCAGGTGATGATCGGGCAGATAAGTACGTTTCAATGGTTGAGAAGTATTTTGATTCACCTAATTGCGAAATGATTCCAAACTTAGAACGAAATAACATTTCTCCTGAAAATCTAATCCACCTTACACTAGATGACATTAATCCCAGTGTTGCATCAGGCTCTCTCGCAAGAAAGGCGGTTGATCTTGATAAGGAGGATATATTTGCGAAAATTGTCGGGCTTGAGAAAAAGCCAAAGCTGTCAAAAAACTTATTTGACAAAATCAAAAAATCAATGGGGTAAATTATGGGCTTACTCGACAAGATATTCAACTTACCAGCAATCTCAAACACGGTCAACAGCATTACAAACTCGGTGCAAACTTCGGTTAGCTATGCGGTTGGTAATGCCACCACAAAGGTTTCAGAAGCTGTGTCTTCAACTATTGGCACATTGGGCACAACGGAACCATTTTCTAAAATTGCTGCCAATCTGCCGTCATTTGACGTCATTAGTGCCGCCGCGACTAAAGCAGGTTCAGTTTTAGTAGGCGGCACCGGTGACCTAGTTAAATTGCAAATTGAGAAAGAGCAGAGCGCCTTAATGGGTTCTGCATCAGCCACCGACATTAAGAACGCCGCCGGAGTAAATGCACCATCTAACGAACACCTTGTGACCCTTAAGCAGAAAACCGCAGAGGGTACTTACGCAGCTGTTGTATTTGAAGTAATGCCGGAAATTGTTGAGTCTCGAACAGTTAGTTATGAGTCAGTTGCCCCATCCCAATTCTTAGGGGCTTTTCAAAAGTATAAAGGGACTGACAGCACTACCTGGACAATTAATGCCAAGTTAGTCTCTAGAACTAGTTTTGAAGCCACGCAGAATTTGTTTAGAATGCAGACGCTGCGTGGATGGACTATGCCGTATTTCGGTTCAGATATTGGTAATGAAGACAAATTAGGTGCACCACCACCAACGTTAATTTTAAACGGCTTTAGAAAGAATATTATTGGTCCTACACCGGTAGTTATTACTTCCCTTAACTGGAACTGGCCACAAGATGTAGATTGGCTACCAACTAACGTAACTGGAGATGATGGCAAATTAACGCCATTCCCTGCGATTATGAACATCGCCATTCAATTAGTTGAAAGCTACTCAATCGAACAATTTAATAATTTTTCTAGAACTCAATTTGAGATTGGCGATTTAGAAAATTCATTTAGCATGTCTCGATCGCAGGCTCAAGCTACGTTTGGTGCTAAAAATGGTGTTTCACAAATTGTCATACCAGATAGTGCGCGAGGCAATTCAAATCAGGAACGCGAGTACAATAACTACGACTTCTAAGGAATTAACATGGCAGAAAAGAACAGCTTAAATCGTAGAGATAGTCGTTATGTTAGCGGAGGCACAACTGAATTCAAGAATAATAAGATTGAATGGTGGGAGCGCAACGTTATTGCGTCATCAAAAGATGATATTGTTTATTATGTTGAGAAAAAATTTAACGGTCGTTTAGATTTAATTGCGACTCTTTTTTTGGGCGAGCCGAAATATGCATGGGTTATTGCCCAGTATAATAACATCTTAGATATGCACGATGAAGTCAAGGAAGGCGCAATCATTTATATCCCCACCTTAGAGAAGGTGAATGCCATCTTAAATGGCAGACTGGGTGGAGTTGATTCAAAGAGAGTTATTTCAACTTCAATTCTGCCAATAGTATAAAAATATATGGAATCATTAATTAAAACTGTAAACCCACTTGATAAGTTTGCAACATATTCGGTGCACTACATCATGCTCGCGTGTAGAACCACGCAAGAGGCAAAGGCCTACTCAACTAAAACAGTTAACCCAAACGCATTAGCTGCAATCAATAAGGTTGAGATGTTGGGCGATGCAGTTCCTTACGGCACTAAAGATACTGCATTTTTGGTAATGGATACCCGTAGGTTTTCTCAATTTTCAGTTGAGAGCATGCAATATGAAACCCTAATTAATGGTTTATCAAGTGGTGACTCTCACGCCAACTTGTCAACTGAAATTAAAATGACCGTAGTTGATGCATCAGGCATTTCTTTCATTAACTTCTTACAGTGGTTAATGGACGAGAAAATGCAAACTAACTTTGACGGCATCATCTTCATGATTCAGGTTTTATTTGTAGGGCACACTGCGGATGGTAAGACCGAAACGGTGCAGACAATTTCTATTCCTGCACATCTCTTTAAGATTGGAGTCGGTTTAGATCATGCACGAGGCATTTATAATATTGAGTTCATGCCTAATTCCAACTTCAATACCACGAAACATGATAGGTGGCTTCACATCTATAATGCAACCTCGTACTTTACCGGCAATGGCTCTAACACCTTAGGTAGCATTGTTAATTCTTTTGAAGAGCAACTTAATAAGGCGTCATTAACTTATTATAACTCAGCCAGCAATAAAGTCCAACAAGTACTTAAACAAAGTGGCGGCAGTAATAATGTTGGTAAATTTGGCAGGCTAGTTAGATATATGATTACGATCCCAGAAGAGTGGGAGAACTTTGAATTTACAGGCACCGCGACAAACAGCGCAACTGAAAAGGACTTTAGGGTTGCGCTAGCTGAAGCAGAAAATAGTAAGGCTAAAGATAAGCCCGAGAATAAAGACGCGGGTGGCACCCCAACCAGCTCACACTTCTCAGTTAATAATGGAATCCAGATTACCAGTGTTTTAGATTTAATGTTTAAGCAAGTTAAACAGATTGCAGATTTAGGAAATGGTAGAAAATCTGTTGGGGAAGGCGGTGTTGTCACCTTCTATAAGCATATTGTTGGTATTACTAGCGATGATGAAAGCATGATTGTGCATGTTAACGTAGTACCCTTCGTAATTCCTAATATAGTGCTCAAGGAGAAGAACTCTTCAGCACTCGAGAATGATTATTATCACGTTGATAGTAAAACTAACGTTAGAACTCCTAAGAATTATCTTGAATACAACTACATCTTTACGGGTAAGAATTCAGACATTCTGAACTTTGACATGCAAATTCAGGATTTGCAGTGGATGCTAGCAAGTAATCTAAACTTAGGAGCAGGTGCATTAACGGGCGTGACTGAGTATGGGCAGTCTAATGAGAAGGAAGTCAATGAAAAGAAAAAGTCAGAATTAATCTCAATGCGGCCCTTTGACCCGTTCATTTTACCAAAAAATACTGAAGCTGAGTTAAAAAACTATTCTGACTATGCAGCGAGCTTATTAGAAAAAGAAGGTGGGAAGGACATGATCGCCGGCCGACAAGATTATATTCGAAACCTATCACTATTTTATGCTGCATCTCCTATTACTACCATGATTACAATTAGGGGCAATCCGTTAATTATGCAAAAGTTTTGCATCGAAGATTTTGCACCACATCAAGCAGGAACCACTAATACTGGACAGGGCACAGGTAGTGGTCAAGTCAGCAACGTTAATACCACCGTGAAAAAAGAATATCGAAAGTTGTTCTTAGATTCGTTAGTTAATGATAATCCTAGAGGCGAACTAAGGTTAGAAAATGGAAGTATCGTTGCCAACACGCTTGGTAATGGAAGTTACACTGGGACCCCAATTTTTGTAAAAATTAATATTAACCAGCCTAATGTAGACTTTAGGACTGGCATTCAGAATGGTGGTGCATATGCTAGCACTATTTTACAAGATAACTATTATGTCGTCATGAAGGTGAGTAATAAGATTGAAGGTGGCAACTTCACCCAAGACCTAGAGTTGTATTCTCATAACGTCTTTGGCAATGGTAAATATATCGCACCAGATCAGAAGGCAAAATCCATATGAGACAAAACTATAATATTGTAGAGGGCGTGGTAGTTGATACATCAGACCCGCAGCAGATGGGCCGAATGAAGGTGTGGTGTCCATCAGTGGATGGAGACAACTACAACATTGACACATTGCCATGGACGAGCTTTGTTACCCCTCTTGGTGGCCAAACTAGGGATTTCCCGGCAGGTTCAAAAGGAAAGAAAACTAAAGGATTGCTATCATATGGCTTCTGGGCAATTCCAAAAGTAGGCGCTGCTGTACTTGTAATTTTGCTTTACAATAGCCCATCACGCAGGTTCTATCTTGGTAGTTATTTTAACGAACATGGTAATCGATCCTTGCCCGCCGGTAGAAATAGACCAGATTTAGGAAATAAGTCTGGGGTCTCTGATACCTTTGACCCAGTAGAGCCGCAGTCCTCAAACTTAGCAGTTCAATTTGATAATAAATTAGATGCGCCTGAAGCAATTACCCGGGGTGCATATGAACGACAGGTTGCACAAGATAAGAGCGTGAAGGATGGTGCTGAAGGGTATGAGAAGGGTGTAGTTGAAAATGGATTAGACCCGCAGACATATTGCATGGTTACACCAGGACACCATGCTTTAATTATGCAGGACAATCCTAAAAATTCTAGAATGCGAATTAAAACTGCAGATGGTCATCAAATTATCTTTGATGATGCCAACGAGCGTATCTATGTTTCAACTGCAAAGGGCAACACCTGGATTGAATTAGATTCTGACGGTCACGTTCACGTCTTTGGTTCTCGCTCAGTTAGCATTTCGGCGGGCGAGGACTTAAATTTAAATGCTAATAATAATGTCAACATCGCTGGCGAAAATATTAACATTGCTGCGGGCGGATCTGCGCGCGTCACAGCGTGTGCAGATCTGTCACTAAGCGGCAAAGGTGTAAGCATAACATCTGGTGGCAACTTTAATATCTTGGCTTCAGGTTCGCTACTTGCAACTGGGTCCCAGATTCACCTTAATGGTCCTGGTGCGTCTGAAGCCGCTTGTGCATCATTGCCTACATTAGTGCCTGGACATGAGCCCTGGGAGCGCCCAGCATCTAAGACCACTCGTAACCCTAACTGGAAGAAGTAAATGAAGTACTTAGGATTTTCAACTGCCGATAAGACTAAAAAGGGATTTAGTTTAAGTGGGAAGGAACTTATCAATCGTGACCTTCTAAACCACATTTATACATTGAAGGGCGAAAGAGTCAACATGCCAAACTTTGGGACCATTATCCCAATGATCGCTTTTGAGCAGCTTGATCAGCTGACTTTAAAAGCTGTTGAAGATGACCTGCGGGGGGTGGTAGATTATGATCCTCGAGTCGAACTTGTAGACATTGCAGTGATGGCTTTACCAGACAACAACGCGATTACAGCAGTATTAGATTTAAAATATCTTTCACTTAACGAATTTGACAGCTTACACCTTGAGTTTAAAACTGATTAAAAATTCATATTCTTAATCCTCATAAATAATTAAAGTACAAACCTGGAAGAGATATGGCGTTAAGAACTACGTATAGTGCAGAAACATGGGATAAGATTTACAACGCATTCAGCGAGGTAAGTTTTGTGTCGTATGATTACGAGAGCATCAAGCAGTCTCTCATTGACTACACAAAAACCTATTATCCTGAGGCATTCAACGACTACATTGAGTCGTCTGAATTTATCATGATGCTGGAAATCTTTGCATATATTGCAGAGCAATTAGCATATCGCGTTGACATGGTGTCTCATGAGAACTTCATCACCACCGCGCAGCGCAAGCAAAGCATCTTAAATCTAGCCAAGCTAATTTCATACAAAGCCACTCGTAATATTCCACTTCGCGGCCTGGTTAAAATTAATAGCATTTCTACCACAGAAAGAGTAACCGACAGTCGAGGCACTGACTTAGCCGGTTTAACTATTAACTGGAATGACCCAAATAATTCAAACTGGAAAGAGCAATTTATTCTAGTTATGAACCGCATCTTATCAAATAGAGTTGGGCAGCCACACAAGTCATTCCAAGTTGGTGACGTTGTAATGAACCTGTATTCTTTACGCAATGACACTGCAAGCTTTAGGAATGGCGTATTTGCATTTGGTGCATCAGCTGGTCAAGACACATACCCAATGGAAGTTGTGCCTGCTGACATTGATGCAAATGGACCATTTGAGAGAGAACCAGATGCAACTTCACCGATGAGCATTATCTATGCAAATGATGGCATTGGTGATGGCTCTGATTATACAGGCTTCCTGTGCTATGTTAAGCAAGGTGTTTTAACTAAGATTGACCTAAATTTAGAAAGCCAATTGCCAGATAGAGTTATTGACTTTGAACCTCAAAATATTAATCACACTGACGTTTGGGTGCAGCGTGTTGAGAATGACAATGTGGTTGAAAGGTGGAATCAGGTCGATACTATCAATGAACAGAATTTAGTTTTTAATAACGACCGCAGCAGTCGACGTAAGTTTGAAATTGATACTCGTGAAAACGATCAAATTGCGGTAGTGTTTGGTGATGGCGACTTCAGCGACGCTCCAGTTGGAACATTCCGTTTTTGGATGCGTCAGTCTGCAAATAGAAGCATTGTTATTCAAAAAAATAGAGTTGCTAATGAAAGTATGAACTTCAGTTATGCATCTAGTTTGGGTAATAGTGAAACTTGTGCGTTAACATTCAGCCTGACTACGACTCTGCAGAACGGGTCTGGAACAGAAAGTATTGAGCACATCCGCCGCGCCGCGCCTTCGACTTACTATTCTCAAAATAGAATGGTTAATGGCCAGGATTACAACACCTACCCATTAAAAGACCCGTCAATCTTACGTCTGAAGGGCATCAATAGAACCTTTGCCGGGCAGCCAAAATACCTGGATTGGAATGACGCATCTGGTAGTTATGAAAACATCAAGTTATTTGGTGATGATGCCACAATGCGTTATCAGATGGGAATCAATACTCAAACCACATCTGTCTCTGGTCAAGCCCTAATTGACAATGTCATTGAACCTTTATTGAATACCAGCGGTGTCATCAATACTCTCTTGCATATTACTGCAACTGACCCTGCATTGAGGGGCGTTGTTAGTTCTCCCCGTCGTAAGTTCATTGAGGACAATAGAGGCAATTTATACTTCGATAAGAGTGGCAATCCCGCGGCAGTTCTTGGTAATAGTGATGGCTCACTCAAGGAAAAAACTGCAATTCAAGGTTTAATTGATAGACATTGGTATGGTGAGCCGCTTGAGTATGTGCAAGACCCTGTCACTGGCTCTATCATGGCTAAAATCTTGGACCCTGACGAATATCCAAAAGACGACTCTAAGATTTACTCAGCTAACACACCAAGAACAATTGACGGAGTTAATAAGTTTCCACCAGGAGATATTGGATCTGGCTTACAGCCAATCGCTGAGCAGGATTACTTCGCTTTACGCTATAACCCATACCTCTCAGGTATTGGTAATGGGTTTATCAATATTCACAACACGCCTGATTTAACTGAAGATGGCGAGGTATTCACGATTGAAGTGCAGGCTGATGGTTTGACTTTGGATGTTAGAAGCAACTTGAGAGGTTCTTTCCCATCTGGGACTGTTAATTCAAAATATCAAATTAGGCCTGTATCATCGCAAATTATTACTGACTTCTTTACGGTAACACAAGGTGATATTAAGTTTGAGCCAGGCGATGCATTTGTTTTAGATTATAATTCTAACACTAAAAAGTTTAATATTCGCAATTTTGATTCAAAGCAAGTCATCAACTTGAATGGCTGGTGGGAAATCATGGGCTTCACTCAGCTACGCGATTATGAAAGCGGTATCTTAGAGAGCCGCCGGCATGACTTGAAGTTTACTACGTCAGACATTAATGCTGACATTAAGCAACATAGTTGGGTTATCTTTATTAAGAAAATTAGACAGCAGCCAACTAATAATATCATCGGTTATGAAATTCACAACCGTGAATTAAAATTGACTATTAAGTCTCCAACTACAAAGTTCTGGTATAACTCAGCGGATCAAATTTTAGATAATGAAACTAAAGACGTTGTCTATGATCGCATTAGAATCTTAAAGAGCAACTTTGATTCTGCTGGCAATATAATTAAGAAAAGTCAAATTTATGACGTCGTTGGTGCGGTCAAGGATGATAATGGAATTATTGACTTTAATAGCTTGGAGATTATCCCATCTGACTTGCTAAAGGAGGACGAAAGTGGTGATTTAATCCCAGATCGTCTACTCCAGTTCGAAACTTTTGCTAATAACTCATTTGAGTATTTTAACTTAGCAAATGCATCTTATACCTTTAATCCATTACTGGCGACTGACAGAGAAGAAATTGCAAAGGCTGCATCATCTACGTGGGCGGCGGGCGCATTTGTTGATAATAATCAGATTTACGGCCGACGTCAACGCATGCCGGCTTTGAATTCAGGTGATGATGGTTTGGACTTCATGTGGCAGCACTTCTCACCATATACAAATATTATAGATCCATCTGCGACCAACATTCATGACATGTTTGTATTAACTCGCGGCTATTATGATAGCGTTATTTCTTACGTTAGAGGAATCAGTGAAAGCGCACCGACTGCACCGACACCTCTTGAGTTGAGAAACTCATATGGTTACTTACTAAAGAATAAGATGCTATCTGACACCGTCGTTTTACATTCTGGTAAAATCAGATTGTTGTTTGGGTCCCTCGCTGAACCACAGCTCCGCGCTAAATTCAAGGTTGTAAGATCACAGACTGGAACTCTAACCAATGAAAGAATCAAGGAAGAGATTATTAACGTGATAAATACTTTCTTCCAAATTGACGATTGGGACTTTGGAGATTCCTTCTACCTAACTAAGCTCATTACTCTCATTCACCAGAGATTGCCGGCTGACATTGCATCTGTCGTGTTAGTGCCTGTTTATTCAACTAACTCATTTGGTTCTCTCTTTACGGTAGAACCAGGGTTTGATGAAATCTTACAGTCAGCGGCAGAGCTATCTGATATTGAAATCGTCGAGGCACTTACTCCTACCACAATTAGACAGTCCGTATGAAGTTAATTCACTTATTTGAAGAAGAGCAAAAGCTCTCTAGCATTATTGATATTGTGAGGCGCGACTGCCAGCCATATTTGCAGGCTCTAGATAAGCCTCTCTTCAGGGGAATTTTAACTAATAAAAGTAAATCATTAACTAAAATTGAAGATGGCTTTTATAAAGGTGATGTCCGTAAAGACCGCAAGCCAAAAGATTCATCTCTTGAATTTCATAATTTACTAGATCAGTATTTTGAAGAAAAGTCTGGCATCAAATTTAGATCCAACTCCCTATTTTGCTCTTTTAAAAGATCAGTTACTGGTGGATATGGCGATGCGTTTTTAATATTCCCGATTGGCGATTTTAGCTATGCATGGTCGCCTATCTTTGAAGACCCATATGATGAAATTTACAATAGCTACATTGAGCATTGGAACCTACCTGACAAGCCATATGAATATGCGCAACGAGTTGCTAAAGATATGAAGATTGATGCTGCTGGAAATGAGTCGCTACCTGTCTTTAAAAAGGTATTAGGCAAGTTTGGTGATCAGCTTTTTAATATTAATAAAAATATTAATCAAGCCATAGGCAAAGATAATGAAATTATGCTGCATTGCAATTCATATTATGCCGTAGACACATCTCTAATGAGTGATTATAGAGTAAGGCCATTTTACATTTTTGACGAGGCAAAGAAATGAAGTTATTTGAGATTGCAAACAACAATGATGACATCCCACAAGAGCTCATTGATAAAATTAGAAATGAGTGTAGGCCGTTTTTATCTCAATCCGATGCACCATTGTGGAGGGGTTTAGACCTCGACAGCCCAAGCGTAAAGCGCCTTTCTGATAATGTCTTGTATGGCAAAGTTAGAAAAGACCGGCGAGCAAAAGATTCTGATGCGCACTTTTCAAAAGTCATAAATGACTTTTTAAAAAAGCAAAGCGGAATTGATTACAGATCACAAAGCCTATTCACCACTTTTAGTCAAGGTGTTGCCGCTTCCTATGGTAATAGGGCGCTCATGATATTTCCAGTTGGCAATTTTAATTATGCTTGGTCTGATATTTTAAAAGACCCTTATGGAAATATTGAACTAGAGCCAGCAGCTTACTGGCCTAGGCCACTAAACACGCTAGCTCTTGCTAAAATGGAAGCTGAAGAAATTACTGAAGACGATTTAGAAAAGGATATTGAATTAAAGGCAACAATATTTGCAGATGTAATTAGGGACATGGATACTTTGTATTATTACGATGAAGGGCTAAGGAGCGCTGCTAAGACAAATTCTGAAATTATGATCCACTGTGATAATTATTATGCCGTCTTGCCTGAAGTGCATCCTCAAAAATTTATGGATATGTTAACTAAAGGCGTATCTTAAAATGAAACTAATTGACTTATTTGAAGAATATGACTCGTTAGATTCTGAAGAATACCAAAATGCAATAGAATTAATTAAGACTAATTGTAGTAAATTTCTGGCAGAAAATGACACACCATTATGGCGCGGCGTAAAAAGCAGACCTAGTGAATACAGAGCCAAAATATCAGATGTGTTAGTGCTTGGAACATCTAGACAAGATAGACAACCCCTATCGGCGTCAAAGCACTTTTCAAAATTAATGGATGAATATTTCGTCTCCAAAACTGGAATACCATATCGTAGTCAAGGCATTTTTACTACATTCAATATTTCTACTGCTAGAGGATATGGGGTTCCTCATTTATTCTTCCCTATTGGAAATTATCACTACACATTTTCAGAGTATATTGATGATGCCTGGGGTGAAATTGAAACAGAACCAATAGATAACTGGCCAATGCAATTAAGAAGAGCCGCACTTACTTATATTGAAAATAATAAAATTGATCCATCCATAGTAGATTTAAAAACACCTAGATTCACAGATGGAGATATTAGACTTGAGATTTTAATGGGCGCATTAAAAAGTGCGGACTTGTATCAGTTTGATAAGAATATAGGTGACGTATCAAATCAGTCAAATGAAATTATGTTCTCATGTAATAAGTACTACATATTAGATATTAGCAGGTTAACAGCGCAAAAATTATACAATATGCTCTAACTATCTGATTAGACGCCCCGCGAGCAAAGTCCATTTCTCATAAATAATCCATCCGCAAAAGATTATATGAGTAATGGCACAAAATCCTGACTTCAATAGAGACTTCAACGACTTAAAGAACTACATTCCGCATAAGCTCAGAAATCCACAGATTTCTGCCTTAGTGGATAACCTGTTTAATCGTTTTCTCACGCACGATGAAAGCGTGCCATTATATGGCTACGTCGGTAGAAAGCCATCTAGCACAGATGATAGAACTCAGCGCATCCCAGAAGTTAATGCGGAACGCGACATCAATGCAATCATTCCAGTTTTATCATTTAAAGTTGGCAATGACCTTAATACCTTTACGGTGCAGGACCTAATTAAGAAGGCAGCTGCACTTGGCATTCAAACCGATAATCTAGATTGGCTGTATTCACAAGGCAATAACTTTGTGCCGCCAATTAACTTGGATAAGTTTACAAACTTCTTCAATTACTATTGGATTGCAAGGTCGGTTGATAATGCCCCTGATATGCCATGGAATCCAGAGCTATCACCAGAATACTACACTATTGCTAACCCATCTCCAAGTAATAAGAATAAGAAGAACGTTAGTGCTGCCTCTACAAAGAGAGTAATTTTGACTGGTACTGGCTTCAACAACATCGTCTTTACTCTTACTTTTACTTCTCCAACCTCATTTACTTTAGCTGTAAATGGTATTTTAAATGGATACAAGTTAGAGCAAGTAGATTTTGCTCTAACCAATCAAGACGAGCACTTTGACATTTATGTCAATAATGGTAGCGATCGAATCAAACTAATCGAATTTAACATTACACGCGAATTCATATATGATCAATTTGGTGAAAGCATCGGCCTAAGCAGCTTTGAAGCGGGAGATGTAATTACTATTACTCCAACCTTACTATCTAGAAACTACACCACATCTTTTAAGGGGAAAAGTGGCATTAAGGGCAAAGTCAATAAAGTAAAGCCACTTAACGTTTATCAAACTATCGACAATGTCTTATTACGAAATGGCGATAGAGTCCTAATTAAGAACAACTCAGCTGTTGATGACGGCATTTACATCGTAAGACCTGGTGAGTGGGAACGCGCGCCCGACTTTAACGCCCAAACTTCTGCCCCACAAGCGCAGGTTTTTGTTGCTGGCGGTAATGCAAACGGCCAAAAAATGTTTGAGTCTTTCTCAAACGAAACGGGTCCAGGCTATGGGTGGAAAGTTTTACCAAATGTTAGTGAAAGTAATACTAACAACTGGCAAGAAGGAAATTATTGGGTAAGTGGCGATGAGCTAAATCGTCTTAATATTGGCAGATCAGAAGCAATCCAGGCTGTAAGGCCAATTATTGAATACTCAGCTGACATTCAACTTAACTCATATGTTAAGAATGGTTTACCGGCTGATAGTGGAGATTTTTACAAGCAAATTAAGACTGAATTTAACCAGCTGCCTTTATTTGATTTGTATCGTTATGATGGCACCCATTCTAACTTAGTATCCTCTGTATTTTACTATGATGAAGACCTAACTGGCAGATTGGATGTAAGTTTACAGCGGCGCGTTGATAAGTCGAATAATGACTCAGCTGACTTTGTTTTTAACCATGGCCTGATGGATGAAAATAATAACTTGCTCTTTATTAAGCGCAATGGCAAATTAAAAACTATTTGGGAACCAGGTTATAGTGAGCCAACTTTAGTTGATGTGCAATATGGTGGTGCAGGTAATGGCAAACTTAGTAAGTTTGAACCGCTTGGGTTTACACAACAGCAGGTGTGGACCTTAACTGCTTTAACTAATAATACATTTGAGATTACCGGCTCAAAGATGGCAAGCTTGCCATCTCCATATAATGTAATTAGCGTCGGAGAACCATATTCTAATGGTGAATTCAACGCATTTATCTCTCGTGGAAATATTGACTTTGAGCCGGGTGATACCTTCTTGGTAAGAGTCGGTAATTTAGAAACACCACGTTATGTTAAGCGTGACGCCTCCCATAACTTAGTGGACGTATTAGGTGAAGGAGCTTATCAAATTCCAAGAACCTTCTATAATAACCCATACAACGAATCAAGATCAGAAGTTAGCGAAGGTGCCTTATATTCGCACTTCCGCGGCATCCTGACTAATCAAATTGATGACAATGTAAATTATTCATTTGGTGGAAGCATCAAGCTGTGGAGCGAACAACAAACATTATTGGCTTCTCTGCTAATGCAGAGAGACATGACACCTATCTCAATTATTGATTTAGCACAGCGTCAATATGAAAATGCGTTAAACACAGTAAAAGACATTTATCAGCAAAATATTATCCAATATCTAGCAGATAATGGGAATGTCAGTACCTTAGAAAAACTAGAATTATTATTTGAATATATTCAGAATATTCGTAAGTCTGAGAATGATGTCAAGACCGTCTTATTTGATTCTACTTCGCCAGTTTTAGGGTTCCCAATTACCTTACCACAGCTTGGCATTTCTAATCTAGTTAAGCCGCAAATTAAATTTGATAATAAACTCGGTAAGGTTTTGTTGACACACCACGACGGCCACAAGTCGCCGCTAATTGAAGATGACTTTGACTTCAGACAAAATGTATTAGGCAATTTTGTCGCTTTGCAAATCAAGCGGTCTGACAATTCTTACACCCTGGCCATTGGCTCATTTACTTCTACTCCAGTTAACAAGCCATATAAGGGAGAAATTTGGGCACCTCCAGGCAACCCCCTGCACATCTTTGATGTTGACTCTGATAACTTGGCACCCTCCAATCCGATCAATGGCACTACGTGGTATCACCGCGCCGAAGACACATTATTCGTGTGGCAAGATGGATGGGTAAAGGAAGATAAGAATAAGTTGTGGAAGCCAATTGATTTAGCTTCAACCTTAAACTCTCTAACTTTATACATTGAAAATAAGCTTTACTATGGCATTAACCCAAATGCCAGAAAGTACGACTTTTCTGCATTAGAAAGCGACATTGAATTCCATGATCAGTTAAAGAAAGAGCTCTTCTTATTTGCGTCAACTAACGCGTATGATCCACTAGGTTCCGATTATATTGCAAGCGATGCCTTTACCTGGAATTATTCCAAAGCTGATAAGGGCAACTTCCCAGCTTTATCTGATGATAAAGTACCAGCTCGTTGGTTTAATGTATTACTATCTCACCAAAGAACTGTGAGCGGAGTTATTCCAACTGAGCGTCCAAATCTAGAGCCATGGAAGCTATTTAATTTCACTGACGCTACAGCGTGGTGGAATAGTTTAACTGCTGAGAAAAAAGTAGCATACACTGCTGCGATTCAGCCTGCTAATATCAATAGCAATTTCACTCATATTGGCAGCGTTAAGGTAGTTAATGTCGGTTCAAAAAATACCGACTTAAATGGTTTGCCTTTAATTGACGGCATTCAACTTATTACCGGTGATAAGGTTTTACTAACTAGTGAGGACTTCCATCCAAACAACACCATTTGGACCGTTGGAATGGGCGCGTGGACTAAAACCCAAGTATCACCAGGAAATGTAATTACAATTACCAGCGGTGAGAAGTACAAAAATACTACTTGGGTCATTCTAAATGATCAAGTTGGGCAAGCTAGAATGTGGTCCACTCAAATGTGGGCAGATATTAAGTTATTACATCCAACTTTAAAATTAAGTGTAAACGAATACACTGACGAACTGCTACCACCGTATGTCAGTAAATCACTTCCACACGCGGTTAATGCGCTAACCACTGCTCTGCCACCAGGACCATCACTTAGCTATGAATATAATTCTGATTCACCAGTTGAAGCTGTGTGGAAAGAATCTCTTGAGTATGGATATGCAAAGGCCCGTGCCTTGTTTAGGTTTGACCCACTTGCATTCTTAGGATTCTGCTGGGGTTATAATTGGGTCGAAGTAGATAACATCTTATATGATGGCATGGATGTGAACATGCCTGGACACAAGCGCTTTAAGCTACACGGTGACACGCTTAATATTATTGAACGCAGCCAATTAGAGTTAAACCAAGTTGGTAATACTAACTTGGTAATTACCTACGACGCGTACGATTCTGACAGGAAGCAAAATTTCACTGTAATGCAAAACAATTTAGTTTTGGGTTATATTCAAGAAGGCTCATTGACTTCTGTTGCTGGTTATTCATTTACAATTGAAGATGAAGGTAAGCCATTTAGAATAGGTGATAGATTTGAAATCACTCCAACTGGGGCAACGTTTATCCCGGTCTTATCTCATAAGTTCTTGGGATTTGGCCAGGTATTCACACACGCTCTTCGTGAAACTTCAATCGATACTTCATCATCATATGCAGTCAGCGCCTACCGTGAATGGGATATTAACATGGGCTACCGCGCAGGTGGCCTGGTTAATACTGACGATTTAAATGTTTTCACTGACAATGACAATCTTTCTGATACTGGCTATTCTCTAGTTTTCAAGAAGAATCAAATTGCGCGCGATGAATGGATTCAAGCGTTACGTATTACTGTTTTGCAACTTGGTGAGCACACAGACGCGCCAGAAACTGGGTATATTCCAAAGGAAGGTGGCGAGGATTGGGTTTTTAGAATTGAAGGATATAATCCACGCTACCTAGAATTGACATATTATGAGATGGAGCCAAACAAGAGCGTGTTAACATTTAATGCGTTAGGTAAAGAGCACACCTCTAGAGAATGGCATCAGCCAACTATAAAAAAGCAACTTAAGAAAACAAACTTACCGTTGGTAATTACTGGCTTACAAAACGTAGTGAATTTCCTATTTGGTTATTCCTTGTATCTAGAAGAACGTGGTTGGGACTTTAGTAGCGACAGCAGCAAAATAGATGCTGAAACTGGCCGTGCGCGCACCTTCCAGCTTGAAGTTGAAAAACTAATTGATCGCTGCTACGCCGGCATTAAATTAGAGCAAGGCCATGTCATTAACCCATTCTTAGATGGATTACAATTTATTCAGAAGAAGGGTTTACTCTCTGAGTTCACAGACACTTCTCTCTTTGATATTACTGGGCATGCGGGTATTTTTGACGTTTTTGGCTCTAAATTTAAGAAGGCAGATTTAAATATTTTGAGAACCAACGGTAAGTCATCTGTTGTGGCAGAAGCTCCTATGTTCTCAGCACACGTACAGCTAGATGAATTTGAGCATGTCTTTATTTTCAATAATTACGCGCAGCCATCCATTAAGAAGGGCATCTTATACGATCCATTTTCTGCATCACGCGTTGTAACTTACCGTTTTAACGGTCGCAAGCAATCAACCGATAACATGCGACCAGAGTTCGGCGGCCACTTCTTAAAGGGTAACACAGTTCACCAAAATATTCAGGCATCTGCCGATAATATTGCGGACTTCTACAATGCAAACAAGGCATTTGAGAACGAAACTACAACCAAGCACGCAATGGCATTATTAGGTTTCAATGAGAAGCAATATTTCAATGACCTAGATATTTCTAATAAGACCCAATTTAACTTCTGGCGTGGTCTAATCCAGTCAAAAGGCACTAACCTATCTATCGAAGCATACCTGAATAATAACAGATTTGAAGATGCTAAAGTCGATGAGTACTGGGCATATAAAGCGGCCGAATATGGTGATGCCCGTCAGAAGACATTCCCTGAACTTAAGCTTTCCATCTCTGACGCGCTAACTCAATTTACACAGCTTCAATTTGACCCAATTGAAAAGCTATCAGCATATAGCGAAATTAATCGTTTTGACGAGTCTAGGTGGTTTACCATCGATGACATGGATCAGGACGCTTACTATATTGCTGAGCCAGTCGGTTCATTTAATTTACAAGCACCTCAAATTGGGCAGTTATATGAACTGCCATTTGTTGCTGATAAGTTAATTTCTAACAGCGGAAATTACACTCAAATCAACAGCACGAAAATCTTGGCAACTGGCGGGCCTATTTCTATCATAGGATATGGTCCTGCCAAGCCGCGTTTTAATCCAGTCAAGTTATTCAATTACGTTGAAAATGAGCTAGTTGCTGAAATTCCCGTGTGGCACCCAGCGGCGAACATCCATACACCTGCGGCGTTAGAAAGTATCAACATTATCTCTGATCAAAACCCAGCGAAATATAACTACTCAACTCTAGTTATTAATAACAACTCATATGACCCACTAAGAGTTTGGGGCGAAAAAGAAGTTGGACGTGTGTGGTTTGACACACGCAATCTCTCATACATCCCATACTATGATGACATCATCTTTAAAAATAGAGATGAAAGACTTAGCAGATGGGGCACATTAGCCGATTACTCTACTGTAGACGTATATGAATGGGTTCGTTCTACTGTGCCTCCATCTGAGTATGATGCTTTAGCAGAATCTCAAGCTGGTAATGCGGACCTAGCTGACGATCAAAAGGCCGCAGGTAAGGTGGCTGACAAGCAAAATTATGTCAGAGAAAGAAATTGGTATATTAGGCCAATTGCATGGTCTTATTCACCGATACCAGTCGAATTTAAACACGAGTCATTTAATTCTAGCTTTAGTGGCAATCTAAATCTAATTAGCAAGGGTAAGGCGTGGCTAGATGTAGGCACCTTCGACCAGTATGGTGTTGTTGCTGGTATGAGAATAGGCGCGTGGAAACATGATGATGTTGATCCAAAGCCATTATCTGAGTATATTGTTCTGGGCAATTTTGGCCTGCACTTTGATAATACAATGTCTGACGTTGAAAATGTTGGTTTAACAAATCCACTGTGGCAGACATTTGACGGCATTGTTGAGGTTACTTCCACAAATAGCAATGTCAAATTTACAGGCCAGCTATTATTCACTCCTATCACTGAGCGTGTACCAGTGTTGGATGAAAATGGATTATCCACCGGGGATTACAACTACTCGTTCTTCATTAAGGTAACTGAAGTTGGTTCAGGTGATGCTGAAACATTCCTCATTAACTCTGCGCTAGGCGAAGACGGTGCTAAATCTAACCCACCATTTAACGGCAGAAACGCTACAGTTGGTGTTATTCAGAATAGCAGCATTGTAGTTGACATGTCCAGGATCGGGTTCAACATCCGCATCACTCCAAAAACAACTGCTCTGGTAGATGCAGGGTACGCGCAGGAGGCTATCGTTGAGGCGCTTAATGATAGCCTAATTGCCTATGCCTCGGTTGAACTCAGTGAGGTCGTAGTTGACCCAAGCATTGCTTCCCAAGGAAGATTCATAAATGACAAGGAAAGCAACGAGTACAATGGTGTTGGCTGGGTGGCGTGGAACATTCCAACGCAAGCACAACTAACTAATGACTCTCGTCAGCCGGTTAGTAGCTGGAAGCCATATATTGGTGATTTTGTATCTCAAGGAACAAACGCTAATTTAATTGTGGTGCAAGACGCCATTAATGAAAATAAAAATCCACTAACTTTGAATAATAACGTTGAGGTTAGAAAATACAAGAGCGAGTGGAGTGAATGGAAGTTGCTTGAAAATACCATCATGAGTGGTACTGCCTTGAATGATGGAGAGTTCTCCCTAGTCAATATTAATAACATTGACCAAGATAGATTATCCGTTTATGTTAATGGCATCTCACAGCTCAAGGCGGCATATACTGTAAATGGACAAACTTTAACCCTGAAGAAGTTATCTCAAGGAAGTGAAGTTACAGCCATTATTAGAAAGTATGAGCCTACCTCCATCGAGTTTAACTTTAATCCTACAAGTAATGATGACCTCTCATATCAGCAGCATTACAAGCAAGACTATGAATATGTCACATTCCCAGTAAGAGATAGAGACGGCGCCTTATCTAGCAACTTATACTATTTCTGGGTGAGAGATAAGCCAACTGCTGCGACTGGTAAGAAAATGTCTACTAAGTCTATTCAGCAAGAGCTGATTGAAGGTCCAACTAACTTCCTGACTTTCCAACATATGATTGGAGATAATAATGCTGCGTCTCCTCTGCGTTACGACGCAATTACGATTTCCGGTTTAAATTATATTGTGACTAAGGATGATACCTTCAAGTTGAGATTTACACGCAACTTCACCTTACGGGTTGATCCTGAAGATTTGAATTTAAAGAACACCCACACAGAGTGGCGTCTCATGAGACCTGGTCAAAGAACTAGAATCTCTGAAAGTCTCTGGCTGAAACTTACAGATTCGGTCGCTGGTGTTGACAGCGCGGGTAATGACATCCCTGCAATTCGACGGGTGTTATATGACGAGCGCAATAACACACGCACTAGATTCGGTTTTAATAATGAACAAACCTTGGCACCTGCAGAATTGCTCAGGTCTTCAATTACCTATACCATTGTAAATACATCCTTGATGAACACAACCGGTAGGGTGCCAGTTCCAGATTACATCTCGTTCTTAGATTTAAGCGCAAGCGATGAGTGGTTTAATTCACCTGCAAATGCTCGTAAAACTATGACTGATATTTGGAACCAAGCTAATGTTGCGCAGATTAACGAAATTTTCTTTGCAGCGTTAAATGACATCCTTGCGAATAACTACGAGCTCATTGACATCTTCAAGACCTCACGGTTAAGCGCGTATTCCATTAAGGTTGTTCCAACATCACCAATTGCACAGACCTTCGAGTGAGGGTCTTTACATGGAAAAGCATAAATGGCATTTAACAAAAATTCGCTTTACATCGAGAGTTTAGTTTCATTCATTCTCGACACAAAGCCATACCACAGCAAGCTAACTGAAACCATCGAAGAATACCAGTTCTTCGATGACGTCAACGTCAAGTTTGACGAACGCCTTTTCATTAAGGCAAAAATCAGCCCGACTTGGCTTTATAATTTCTACTCGAGTGGCAACTCTTTATATCGCACTATGCCTGCAAAGAGGTTAGTTGAGCCGTCATTTAAGCAGAAAAGCTTCAGGGTTGGAGCAAGCGAAAATGTAGACATGGCAAATGTGCCTTATGTTTATGATAAGAAGGCGCTTGATGGCGCAGGAATTAATAAGGTTTCCATTAAACGTGCTAATAATATTGTTGAGCCCTTAACTCAATCTGTTGATTATTTTGAAAATCACGGCTCATTTGAATTCCATATTAAGCAGACGATGGATGCCCGTGGTGAGTTTACTCCCCTGTGGAAGAACGGCATTGACGAGGGTTTAATTAGGGAATCAACTGCAATCACCAGAAAGAATGCGCTTGACTTAGATAATTCTGCAAGTAATGTCAACCAAATCAGAAACATCATTGATCAGATTCGTGCTGAGAATGATTCCCTGTTAGTTAAAGATAAGGAAGTAGAAAAGCAGCTCAATTTAATTTATCAAATTCTAGATGAGCCAAACTTACCCCAAACATATGAGGAACTATTCGCTGCAATCAAGGCTAATCAAATTTTAGAAATTGATTACGACGACTTCTATAATAGACTTCGTAAGCTATCATCTCCATTGTTCTTTAGAACCTACACTGACATGGGATCTAGAGAATCTGGAAAACTAGCATACGATAACGTTTCTTCTAGAAGCTTAAGAGTTAGAAATATCACTCCTAACTTTGAAGCCGATTATGAAGAGTGGTCAATTATCGCCGAAGGCGATACAAAATACAGGGTTGTTGGTAGCACATCTGGCTTAGTAGGGTATTTTAACGCTGGCGAAACATTTGACGTCAGCCGAATTAAGTTTAACACGACTTATATTACCGACGCAAACCCTGGTGAAACCTTACTAATTACCCCACGCAATAAGATTTCAATTCATGAGACTGCACCTTTAGAGGCGTGGAATATTATTAAGACCAACCCGCTGGCACACTCTCGGCCTGTCTTAATATCAGAAAATTACGGCTACATTGAAAGTGATACAGGTGTTCGAAACGCCATTAGACTTGTTGATACGGACATGCTATCTGGTGATTTAATCTTTATTGCAAGAGATAGTAAAAGTTTTGATTTCTATCACAGTGCAGATTCAACTTACAAAGGTACAGTCATCGTTGATGCCCCATTTAACGATGGGAAAATTGGGCTCAGGATTGTTTCCGGCAAAAAGAACAAGTTTAATGCAGGTGATAAGTTCTACGCGTCAATTATCAATCCGCCAGCTAGAGCAGAGAATATCGATTTAGGTTTTGGTTATGATTTAGACCCGTACGATGACGATGTTAGCGTCTATGAAAACATCAATCAAGCTGCCCAAAATTATCTTAAAAAGATTAACTTTGGATATGATGGCCGATTTATCGATTTTAACCTCAATGACCTTAAAATTAAAATTGGTGAAGGTGCTCAGGACGGGAGACAGTGGAGAATATCCGCAATTCCAAGTGATGAGCCAATTGTCACCCTGAAGAAAGATAAGTCCGGGCCAACTAATGCGGTTGACTTACAAGAAGCAACATCAGGTATTTTACCTGATCCAAAGTCAGATGCCGCACCACTGTATTCGATGGCGAATGATGACGATCCCAGCATCGACATCAGACTATTTTACGCGAAGCAGTTTCAAGTTTCATATTCAGATGATAATTTCCTGACTTCTGTTTCTCTTGGCATTGTAAATGTTGGTGAGAAATTCAAGTCAGATTTAGAAGACATTTCATTTACATTGGCAGCCGGCACAAAGCCATTTATCGCAGTATCTACGGATAGCGGATATACTGGCGGCGATATAATTAGCTTTAACGTTAAAAATGATAACCCCTATTTGACTAACTTGCCAGTTAGTTTGGTGGCTTCACGTATCCCACGTTTGGATATGCACAGCGCCAGCTTCTATAATTGCATTGAAGCTGACTGGAAAGTAAAGTTCTTATCTGATTCTGACTATCAAGTTGAAGCCTATCAAGATAATAAGTTAGTTAGTGGTTATCCCATTTTAGCCAGTTTGAAAACTGCAGGCGTGGGATTATTAGAAGGTAACAGCTTTAAGCAAAATAGCATTCACTTCAATATTATCACAGGCTTAGGTTTGGCTAAGGACGATGTCTTTGAATTTAAAACATTCAAAGACAAGCCGTCATTCTTAGTTTATGGTTCAGTCAGTGGATTTAGCGGCTTTGCATCTTACGACAAGTATTATTGGAATGGGAAGATTGGTTTTAAAATTAATTCCCCAACTGCGGTTGCATATAAAAATGACTTAGCAATTAGACAAGTTAATACAAACTCATGGCGAATTGACCAAGGCACTATTGACTTAGCCATGACGCCTAACTGCCCGTCTGTCACCTATATTCTAAACAAAGCCAATAATAATTATATCGTTTGGAGAACTGACAAGGGCTACATTGGCACTTTCAATAACAACTTCTTTGAAGATGATAATGTAAAAATTAATATTAGATACTTAGAAGCAGATGAAGTCAAAATTGACATTAACGCGGCTGACTTTGCTTTTTGGAACGCCGTCAATACTGTCCATATTAAAACTCAAGTTGAATCACAATCCCCTAAAAATGGTGATTTAATTTTAGTCGAGAAGACAGAATCAGGCAGCATTAATATCAATATTACTCCTGGTAACTCTGATATTTCTAAGCTTTACCCTATCACCATCGACCGTCGCTTTATTGATTTAGAAACAAATCAGGACATTCCGCTTTCTAACACCAGCCCTGAAACTGCTATTTTGCAAGGCTGGATTCCATTCAAGGCAACCCACTTTGATAGTAGAATTTCTAAAGCTGAGTTCTCTGATGTTTCAGTTAAGCATACGTTCAATGCAATTGGTACTAACGAACTAATAGGCACATTGCGCCAGCAAGAAAATAATCTTAACGAGCCTATTGTCTTTGAATGGGAAAAAGACTTCTTTGAAAAATATCTACCTCTCAACACTCAAGCCAATTTAGTAATTAACAGCGATAGTTGGGATGAAAAGGTAAATGTTCAAATCTTCGAGAGCGTTAAGTTCTTAATTGACGGTGGTGCCTTACTTGAAGACTTTCTATTTAAGGACGCCATAAATGTCAAGATTGTCCCATTTAATGAAATCAAAGTCAAGCAGAATAACTTTGATCAATTTAATGCTGAATTAAAAGACGGTCCATTTGATGGATTCCTAGCCGGCTTTGGTAATAGACCATATGATGAAGACGGATATGACGCGGGCTATCCTCGTGATTGGTTCTCATTATTAAGTAAAGCCAATTTGACTGTGCAGGAACAGAATGATGTTATATCCCAGTGGAATCATTACTTTGAAGGTAAACTGCCAGTCACAAAAGAAGATTTTGAATTAGTTCGTCAGGCAATATTGCAAGACCCTAACTCAGATATTCAAACTGACGATTTTGGATTCCCTAATTTAGGTTTAGGTATTGACATTGTTGACACAAACTTAGACCCAACACCAGCAAAGGCATCCATTCAAGAGGCGGTGAACATGTCTCTAAATGAAGCGGGTAATAAGCATGATGTAAATCCATATGACTTTGGTAAGCTGGATTTAGAAGATGAGAAGACCGCTATCTTTTACACTGGCTCACTTCCACCAATTCCAACATATGAGTTCAATGGGGAAACATATGACGAGTTTCAAACACCTCTTGAAACTGCCTTACCTGCAAGAGTATTTGAAATTTACTTCAACAGCAGCGATGAGCTAAATCCAAAGTTTTACGTGTGGCTGCCTACAGAAGATGCGCCTCAGTTCGTGTCAGTATTTGACAAGCTGGGTAAAAATAGATTTAGATTCAGTGTGCCTAAAGTCTCCCTTGCTAAGATTATCGTGGGTTGACTAGGTTAATAAATAACACATCACATCTTAAGGAATTAGAAATGCAAGAAGCGTTAAAGACCCACATTAACGGTCACGTTAAGATTACAGACAGCACTGGCAAGGTTTTAATTGATAAGCACAACGCGATCCATAATAAGAATATGGCAATCGCAATCGCCCGGGGGCTTTCCAATACCACTAACTATCAGATTTATAAGCTTAAGTTAGGCAACCAAGGCACATACATTGATAGCACCCAACAGATTGTATTCAGGCCACCAAATGTGACTGGTGATAATGCTGATTTGTACAATCCAACTTACGTTGAAGTTGTTGATGATTCACAGCAATCCGTCGGCGCCGGTAATTCAGTTACCTTCTCTTCCGTCCCTGGTACCACTAGCACTAGAGTTATTATCACTGCTGTTATTTCTGCAAATGAAGCCGTAAACAGATCATCAGATGAAGCATCATCAGCGACTCCAACACCAGATGCGGACACTGACGCAACTCTAGACCCAGAGAGCGAATTCTTTTTTGATGAATTAGGGCTATTCACAAAGGAAAATGAAGGCCAAGCAATGCTAGATGGTGCCGGTGAGCTGATGCTATCACACCTTGTATTCTCTCCAATTGAGCACACCGGCTCAAGAGAATTAACTATCGTGTATTCCCTCACAATTACTGTTAGCTAAACAATTAGGTCTTAGATGATTAGGGGAGAGTCGCGTGTTTTACCTTTGACCTGCCTAAATATCATGGGAATTACAAAGGGGCCAACATGCAACTAACATTTAGACAAGGCATATCTAGGTATCAGACAGACATCTATGCGACTCCAACTTTTTTGCAAAAAAGCAAAAACGGGGAGTACGTAGACTTGATTGTGTCTCCTGATCCTACCATAATTATATTTGCACACCGTAAATCCACATATGAAGTAGAAGAATCTAAAACTGTCTTCAATGCATGGGGTCCTTTTACTAGAGGAACTACAAAATATCTATATTGGGACCTTAATTTATTAGATGCATCGTTAACAAGAAGTTTCACAGAGTTACCCCAAATTGTCTCTGGTAACACGCCCATAAATCCCGCTATAGACCAACACTGGTTTGATACCAATTTAAGCCAGATGAAAGTTTGGAATGGCAGTAAGTGGATTGACAAGCTAAGAGTATTTGCTGCCACATATTCCTCGTCAGCAATCATTCAACCATTTCCCCTAGGCACTCAAGCTGGGGAGCGCGGTGCTTTTAACACTGGCAATTTAGTTTTAGATTCATTTAATAAGCCTCTTCGTCAGTCAGATGGGTCCTTTGTAACGTCTTCAACCGAACTTTCTATCATTAACGCAGCAACTAAAAAAGTTAAGTTTGAAGCCGAGATTGTTTCAGGTATGGCCGCAGAATATATCCCAAAATATAGCTTTGTGCAGGCAAGGCCGCATAAGAGAATCGTACTAGCCCGCAGCGATGACTGGAAGAGCCGCATTATTGGAATCGTCGAGGAGGACCTCTATAATAGTGAAGTTGGCATTATTACCACCAGTGGATTAATCAGAAATGAGCAGTGGGATTGGAAGCCAGAATCTGTAGGTCGACCAGTCTTCTGCGGCGTTACTGGTGAAGTCACATTATCCCCACCTTCAGTAGGCGTGAATCAGGTAGCAGGTTATGTTTATGATGCCGACAGCATTTACGTCGACATTAAGAACCCGACTATTTTAAGTGAATTCCCAACCAGCGCATCTCAGCCTGTTGGGCCAATCAACTTACCACCGGTTGCTGACTTTACTACCTCGGTTACCAATGGTATTGTACCATTGGTTGTTAATTTCAAGAACACGTCATTGCATTCACCAACTAATTTTGAATGGGATTTCAATAATGATGGCACTATCGATGCGACTACTCGCGACGCTACCTTTACATATAGTAAAGCTGGCACATATAACGTTAGATTAGTCTCTAAAAATGGTTATGGGCAAAATGAAATTTTAAAGAAAAATATAATTACCGTTTCAGACCCGGTGAATGCCAATGCTAAAACCAACTTAGGCATCAATATTTCAAATGTTGAGCAGGTTAATATTAAGCAGCAGTTTCCAATCTCTGTCACTGTCACTAATAGTGGAAATAAAGATGCATCCAATATTACTAGAACCATTTCAATAAGCGATATTAACAACATTGCAGTAGAAATAGATGGTCTTCCTGTAGGAAGCAAGACAGTCAGAATTGGTAGATCCACTTTTATTTCTCTTCCTATACTATCAACATTAGCAAAGGGAGAAACTCAAGTGGTTAACTTTAAATTGAAGTCAACCGTATCCGGGTCTACTACTATCAAGGCGGGCGTAATTAGCCCAGATATTGACAGTTCACTCGGAAATAATACTGCTGAACAAATAGTTAAGGTGAAATGATGAGTGATACTATCTTTAAACCAATTTACCTAGTTGAAACGCTAGGTGAATATGCGAGAATCCCAGATGGCGGGATAATCAGCATTGGTGGTATAGTTAGTCCAAACTTCACCATTAATGGCAAGGCTATTAGATTTGCAGACGGCTCGTCATCTGGTGATACAGATACCCCAGAACCAACTAACGCCACATTGCAGGACATTTATAATAATTCAAATGGAATTATTAACTTAACTGCAGGCAAGAATTTTATCCTTAATGGGGTAAATGGCTCAAAGCTGACTTTCCATGCAGATACTGGCATTACTGAAGTATCAAGCTTAATTGTAGGTAAAGCAGATCAATTCCAAGTTAAAGATGGTGACGTAACTCTCAGCGGCACCATTAATGGCGTTGACGTACAAGAATTAGAAGTCGAGCTTAATGATCTAAAACAAACGGTTAGTGATCATGAAGACTTAACATCAAATGAAATTAAGCACCATGCCGGTCAAATTTCGGTAGATGATTCTAAAACTAGCCCAATTGTCGGTAGTAATGTTCAAGAGGCATTTGAGAGTATTGCCAGCCAACTTGGAAAAGTAACAGTTCTAGAAAATGTTATTAGCTATGAGCACGTTCAAGATACAAGCCAGGATGTATGGACTATCTTTCACAACAAAAAGTCAGATAGAGTTCAAGTAACTGTATGGGATGAAGGTAACGAAATGCTCTTTAGCGATTCAGTTTTTATCTTCGATGAGAACACAGTCATTGTCAAGTTTAACACACCTATCAAGGGTCGCGTCATCTTAATGATCCACGTCAATAACTTAGCATAATGTTTTATCCTGTTTTTTCTTTAATTTTGATAAATACCTGCATGAATCTCAAATCATTGAGAAAGAACAGATATGAAAAAACACATTGAAACCAGTGACATCCTTCTGGCGGCATTGCTAAAGGTTAAGGGCTACAAGCTGGACAAGATTGAAAAGCAAGGCAACAGAGGAATCTTCTGCTTTGCTGATGTTGACGAATCAATGCTGAATGAGTTTGATCTTGGTAAAAGCTCGGTAGAACCGATTTCTTTCAACAACGCGATTAAGGCTCTCACTACGGCAGCCAGACGCATCTTTTAATTCTAGGGGTTATAATGAAAATTAACGGTAGTTTACGCTTTGACGACTCAGGCTTATCACAAATTGAAAACCTGCGCGTAGAAAAGCTATCATCACTTCCAACCTTCGGTTCTTCCGACGTTGGTCGTTTAGTTTACGTCACTGGCACACAGGTAATGTGGCTCGGTGGCGCAACATCTTGGATCTCACTAGCTACCGGCGGTAATGCTGATAGCATCCTTGAAGAAATCAATCGCATCGAAGCTTCCCTAGGTGGCCTAGTTAATGCCGATGGTTCATTCAACGCAGCTGCTCTAACTGGCACTCTAGCTGATTCAACCAGCATCACAAACCTATTTGAAAAGCTTCAAGCTCTAGCTGCAGCTAATGCAACTGCTATTTCTGCTGAAACTACTCGCGCTACTGGTGAAGAAACCCGTATTGAAGGTTTAGTTACTGCAGAAGTTACTCGCGCAACCGGCGAAGAAACACGCATCGAAGGTTTAGTTGATGCAGAAGAAACTCGTGCTACTGCTGCTGAAACTGCACTCGGCGGACGCGTTGATGCAGAAGCTGCTGCTCGTGAAGCTGCTGATACCGCACTTGGTGGACGTGTTGATGCAGAAGAAACTCGCGCAAAGGCTGCTGAAGCTGCTAACGCCGCGGCAGTTGTTACCGAACGTGAAGCTCGCATTACTGGTGACGAAGCTCTAGGCGATCGTATCGACGACGAAGAAGCACGTGCTACTGCTGCTGAACAAGCGCTAGATGGCCGTATTACTACTGAAGTCTCTGACCGCACAGCTGCAGTTAACACTGTTGCGCAAAACCTAGCAACTGAAATCTCAGACCGTACAACTGCAGTGACTGCAGTTGAAACTGCTCTAGGCAATGAAGTTACCCGCGCAACTGCTGCTGAAGCTGCAATCCGTGGTGAACTAGCTTCTGCTCTAGTTGGTCTATCATGGGAATACCCGGTCGACTTAATTGCTACTGACGCTGCAGCTAACGTCGCAGGTAAGCCAGATGGTTACCGTATTGTCGATACCACCCTAAACAGAATCTTTACCGTTAGAGACGGCGCACTAGATGCCGGTGAAGCTCTAGTTGACGGTGCCGCATTCTTCAACCGCACAAATGACGTCGGTTACACCTTCAACGGCACCGAAGTTGTTCCATTCTCTGGTGCTTCTTCCTTCGTCGCTGGTGCCGGTCTATCACTATCTGGTAACACAGTTAACGTAGGCAACACCGATGGTTCTATTACCGTTACTGCTGATAACATCGCTGTTTCAGCTGCAGTTCGTAAGGAAATCACCGACAACGCCGCAGCTATTGCAGCTGAAGAAGATCGCGCTACAACCGCAGAAGCTGGTCTAGACGACCGTATCGACGACGAAGTTCAAGCTCGCATTGATGCTATCGCCGGTGAAGTTACTGCCCGTGATGCGGCTATCAAGGTAGAAGCAGACCGTGCAAAGGCTGCTGAAGCTGCTCTAGGTGCTCGTGTTGATGAAGAAGTTACCGCTCGTGAAGCTGGCGACGCTGCAGCAACTCAAGCTGTCACAACCGAACGTGATCGTGCTCTAGCTGCTGAAACTGCACTTGGCGGACGCGTTGATGCAGAAGCTGCTGCTCGTGAAGCTGCAATCACTGAAGTAGAAGGTGATCTAGCAGACGAAGTCACTCGTGCTACCGCAGCAGAAACTGCACTTGGTGGTCGCGTTGATGGTGTCAACTCACGTCTAGGTAAACTATACTTCCTATACGATGGTTCCACAGCTGCCGCATCTCACGCAGTTGCCCACAACCTAGGTGTTAAGTACTGTAACGTTACAGTTGTCGACTCTACAGACAACGTCGTTATCCCACAGGCTATTATCTTCGGTGATAACAACAACCTAACCGTTACCTTCAACTCTGCAATCGCTTGCCGCGTTGTTGTAATGGGTTTCGCAGCAGTTTAATAAACTAAACTGGTTAGTATTAGAGGACTGGTAATATTCTTGCCAGTCCTTTTTTATTGCTTGCCCATAAATAAAGTCAAAGCGCTAACAAGGAGAAAACCAAATGAAGTTCTACGGTCACGCAAACCTGCAACAGAATGAACTGCAAAATTCAGTTATACCTATAGAAGAGAGATTCCCGTCCACTCCTAAAGTTGGGCAGCTTGCGTTTGTAAACAAGATTCTTTACATCTGCGTTGATTTGACCAATGGTAACTTGCCTGTTTGGGTGCCGTTAACTAGAGAGCTAACTCTTTACACGCACTCACAAAATACAGCGCAAAGCATGTGGACAATCAAACATAACTTGAATACAACTAGTGTTCAAGTTCAGGTGTTTGATACTTCAAATAGAGTAATTATTCCTGACGAAATTACTATCGTTGATGCTAACACAGTAACAGTTGATACTCACGCACCATTAAGTGGTCGTGCAATTGTTTTAACTGGGCACAATGATGGAAATGTCAAGCCAACTTACTCATTTATTCACTATCAAACAGAAGCCGCTACCGACTGGGTTATTAACCATGGTTTAGGTAGAGAGCCGATCGTTAGAGTGTTTGTTGGTAACCAGGAAGTTCAGCCACTGGCTATCGTTCATAACTCTTTAAATCAACTTACAGTGAGATTCTCTGAGGCTTTCACTGGCATTGTAAAGTTAATCTAAATCATGACACCGCAAGTATCTACATCCTACCAACATTTACAGGAAGATGCTGCAATGGTTTGGAACGTCAATCACAACTTGAACACATATCCAATTATTGATGTGTTCATTTTATATAATGGTGAGATTAGACGGGTCATGCCTAAAAGCATCGAGTATATTGATGAACTCAATTGCGCTGTAACTTTTACTGAACCAAGAAGCGGTTTCGCAAGGGTTTCATAATGAAGACATTTACACATAAGCAAACAAGCCCAAGCATTTCTTGGGTAATTGATCACAACTTAGGTCACACACCCAACATTGACGTCATTATCGATTTTAACGGGCAAAGAACTAAAATCTTGCCACGTGATATTGTGCATGATTCTATTAATAGAATGACGGTGGTCTTCTCATTACCGCAGTCAGGTACTGCGGTATTGGTTTAAGGTAAATACAGATGGGCGCCATTTTTACATTATTAGGCGGTATTAAGGGTATTGCTATTATTGTTTTAGTGGCTACCCTTGGTGTGTGGGCATTTAAGAAAAACTCCGATGTTAAGAATTTGACTTTACAGCGCGACACAGCCATCTCACAACGTGATGCAGTGGCAGTTGAAAGAGATAAGGCAGTAACTGCCAATGCCGAAAGCCAAAGAACGATTGAATCTCTTCAGTATGAACGGGACCTCGCAAATAAAGCATTAAATACAATCAATGATAATCGAGCGACTAATAGACAAAATACTGTTACTCGTGAGGTAATTATTCAAAATCAAGCATCTAATTCGGTTAATGCAGGTGCAGCTGCCCCAGTATTTGGGCCTTTGATTGGGAGTATTCAAGAGGATAGAGTTAGACGCAGATCAGCAGAGAGATAATATATGAAATTTATACTTCTAAGCTTAGCTTTACTCATGACCGGGTGCGCCGCGCGGGGTGATTTTAATAACCCACAAATTGTAGTAAGGTCACAGTATGTAATTAGAACGGCACCGGATGCTTTAAAGACCTTACCGCCTTTACCACCGACCATCAACACAACTAATCCTACAAACAACCAAGTTGCAACTTGGATTAATAATACCGAAGAATATGTTGCTAACTTGGAAGGTATGATCCAGACCTTAGTTAATTTCTATGAAAGCCCAGTAAGTGCAGCTGAAGCTGGTGATATGGCAACTGTAACCCCACGCGCAACGGCCACTCCAAACTCAGCTAGAGTAATTCAACCACAAACAACTAGTCAAGGCGCAACATCAACCAGAAATACAGGTGGAGCAGTGTCTAACTTCATCTCTAGAATTCGAGGAAGATAATAAATGAGTTGCTGCCCAGCTCCAACTAAGGTGAGTGTTGGAACAAGTGGTGACACCGATGTTCCAGCTCAAGACACTGACATTCGCAAAGGCGAATCAGTAGATTGCTATATGAAAAGGTCAGGTAATACCACTGGCCGAATGGATGACAAAACCGAAGAAATCCCAAATAAAATTCGCAATACTGACATTCCATTAACTGGAGGTGCCAAAGTTGGCATTAATGGCAATGGCGTTCAGTTTGAGATGACGCATAATGGTAATAATCCAGAATACAAGCAGGCATCTCGTTGGGAAATGAAAGATGATGCTGACAATATTATTACGAATATTGGCACCACAGTCACTTTTACCAGCAGTGGCTTGCTAAAAGGTCAATTTGCAAAAGAGTATTTTGGCAAGAGCATTAAGATCAAAATTACCGCTAAAGATAGTAAGGGTGAAGAAATTGACACTCGCGCCTTTACATTTTCTCCTGCACTAGCCACCGGTTCTAATGAAATTAAATTCATTCACCCGCTGCCTGGTTCTATCGTGACTTCAAAGTTTGGTCCTAGAAGACCGCCAACTACTGGCGCCTCAAGCCAGCATGGTGGCGCAGACTTTGCTTTACCTGGCGGTAAGATCGGAGATATTTTAGCGGCTGCTGATGGTGAAGTAGAATTTACAGGGTTTCAAAATGGCGGTGCCGGCAATTACATTAAAGTAAAGCACCTTAATGGTGCAGGTAAACATTTGTGCACTACAGTCTATATGCACTTGAATAAAATTTACGTTAGCGTCGGGCAAAAAGTTTCGGCTGGTCAGAAAATCGGCTTAGAGGGCAATACCGGTGTAGGCACAGGGGCTCACCTGCACTTCGAATGCCGCTTACCATCAGGTACTAAAGTTGATCCAGTGCCATACATCCGGGGGTCTCTGGATGTAGCTCAAGAAACTAATCCAGACAATACGGCAAAAGCTGGCACAATTATTACGCAAACTAATTCACAGGCGGTTTTAACAAAGGACAATGTAGATGCACGTGAAAATGGCTGTGAAGCATTTGGGCCAGAATATCCAAAAGACCCAAACGAAACAAACGAAGATGTGCCGCCAAATAACATTGAAGATCCATTTGAACGAGCATGGTTCTTTACGATGCAGCATGAAGTTGGGCCCCACTGGAGTCTAAGCTCACCCAATGATCCGGAAGTATCGCAGGGCTTAATTGAAACCCCACCACAACGTAAAAAGACCGGATATGTAAATACGCCGGGCTATCCCGGCGGAGAGACCAAATTTGGAATTGCGCAAGGACCAAACCCAAGTATAAAAGTTAATAGCATGAATTATGCTAGTGCCAAGAAGACTGGTTTGAATAACTATTGGAAAAGAGGACCTGAACAGCTATCTAAATTACGGCCTAGGTGCGCAATTATGTTGTTTGACATGAACTATCTGCACGGAGTGGGTAATGCAAATATTATCAAGCGTAATGTAGATTTTGATAACTTACCCGATTTAAAGGCGTGTGAAGCATTACAGCAAGCCCAACAGGCATTCATGCAGAATATTGTTTTAGAAAATCCACAGCGTCAGAAATACATCAACGGCTGGTTAAAAAGATCAAGGGAGCTTCTAGCTTATGCTAAGTCAATATGAAAAACTAATGTCAATTGATACGTCACCGCCAGATATAAAGCTGACTTATGATGAAGCACGAGATCAAATTAAGAATGGTGACATTATTAGCTTCTTCATGTCTCACGAAGATTCCACCCTACATCGCATAACCACATATACAACGATGTTCTTTACAGGTTCAAAAATCTATCATACTGGGGTCGCGCTGTGGATGACAAGTGAAACAGGCATTAGGAGATTAATGCTAGTTGAATCTGTTGGCACTAACCGTAGAATTGTAGAGCTAAGTCACTTTAAGGACCATAAAATGGAAGTTCATCACCGGCCAGATTATGTTAATGCTGAAAAGGTGGAGGACTACTTACTAACTAATATAGGTTTCGAGCAATATGGATTCTGGAACTTGATTGTTATAGGCTTAAATGAATTCTTTGGTGTGCAAAAGAAAGAAACAGACAAACAAGTATGCAGTGAGATGGCAGCTAAAAGTTGGCAACATGGTGGTATGGAATTTGAAACTACTGTGGTAAGTCCGGGGAGGCTAAGAAATATTTTGATTGCTAAGGGCATTAGGCCAAGCTTTATTATCAACGCTGACGCAGGATAAAATCATGGGGAACGCTGTGCGCATTGGGGATAGTATCAGTTGTGGAGATCACGTTGCACAAGGTTCAAGCAACGTCTTTATGGGTGGCATGCCTGTTGCAACTACAAATAAGAATAAAACTACGGGTCATGGCTGCTTTCCACCTACAGTGCTAATTGGTTCATGGTCAACAACAGTCTTTGCAAATAACAATCCAATTGCAATTATGGGTAAAACTAAAATTGCACCACATCGATGTGGTAAGAATATCCATGATGGAGTAGTAGTGACTGGAGCAGACTCAGTTTCAATTGAGGAATAAATTATGCCAAGTGGAAGTATGCCAACCTATGCATATAGGGCAAATAAAACAGACGAACCATTTATTAAAACGCGTTCAACTAGACGAGCACGGTTGTTTATTGGCGGCACCTATTTTAGGGCTAGAGACCCTGGTGGTGAAGGCAATAAGATTTCAATTAGAATGGAAGAGTTTACTTCAACTATTCCGGGGGAAGAGGGGGAATTAAAAGGCAAGCTTATTGTTACAAATCACAACACATTATATGCAGAAAATGTGAACGGACCGGCAGAAATAGAGTTATTAGACCAGGAATTAAATTGGAATGAGCGCTACACTATTGAGAACCTAACGACGAAGCCAATCGCGCGCAGATACAGTATTAGTTTAAAAATAGCGGTGGGGATGGCACTAGAGGAAGAGCTAGGCGAGTATACTTTCAATAAGCTATTTTATGTTAAGAATAAATTGGCATGTAAGCTTAAATTAAAGAATGAAGAAGTTACTTCAAATAGCATCATCGTTATTAAGCCTAGAGTTAGAGTATATGACTTAAAAAGAGAAAGTAAAACCACTACTACTGGAGATGGTGGTGAAGGTGGGAGTACGACAATTACAACTGAAGGTTGGTCAATTGAAGATTTACGTAAACAAATTAATGACAGTGATCCATGGATCGAAATGATGCCGAGATCAGGTATTCCTAAGGCAGTTGAAGGGCAACCACCTCCTCAAGCTCCTAATCCTAAATTTGACGAACAGGATGATGAAGTTGATGATGACTTCCTATCCATTTTCTCAGATACCTATTTGGAGAACGGTGATGGCTTGCCACCTACACCCGTCGGAGAAAGCACTGGCCCAATTCGATCCATCATCCACATCAATTATGGTGAGCAATACAATGGTATGATGGGCAATGTGAATAAAATCTATGAGTGGGCTGGGGATACTAGTAATGCTGGATATTGGAAGCAATATTAAAAAGGGAGCATTATGCTCCCTTTTTAATTAAAACCAGTCCTGATACGTACCTGCAAAATTAGATGGCTGATATAACCAAAGTTGATCATCTCTAGTTCTAATTTTAATGCTGATCTTTACTAGCTCTAGAGACCCAACTAATACTGGTGAAATTGCAGTGATAAAGTGTGGTCCAGCCGGGAATAGAACTAAGGTTCCCTTTTGTGGCAATAAGCTAAAATCATAAGATGGAAATTCTAGCTTACCACCATATACTTCAAATCGTGGGTCTAGTGGCACCCCATTATTATAGTCCTTCAGCCACAAATACCCAACTAGATCGACGTCTTTGTTCTTTACCCACTTTCGTCTTACAAACTTTGAATTTTCACAACCATGCGGCTCACATGGCGCCTGTGGATTTTCAAAGTACTGCATAAATGCAGGTGTTTCAAATGATTGAATAACGCAATTATAACGGGCTTCAATAGCTGGAGCATTGTCAGCTAAAGCAGCTTTAATTGCAGTAAATGCATCAACTTGAGAAATGAATCGAACGTTCTTATCGGCTTTACCCTTCTCGTCGACTGTTGGCGCTGATAAGCCAAATTCCTCAATAATCTTATCACACTTTGCGGGCGAAATAAAATCTTCAATCACCTCAAACGGGCTATGTGTATTTTGCATTATATTTTATGACTAATTTTAATTACTTAAAGGATTGAATAAGATCCTTGCCAATCTTAAGAACGGTCTCATTGCCCTTCTTAATTTGGACTAACTTAGTAGAACCGAATTGATTCTGTTCAATTAAGACGCGCAGCGTGTTTTCTTCTGATGGATAGAATGTAAATACGCTTTCATTGACCGTATAGACGACTTTGCCATTAGTTTTGATTAAATCTTTTACTTCAAAGACAGTGTGTTCATTATCAGTCTTGATGGCTTTAACTGGCACACCGTCGACCATGACACCCTCAAAGTTAAAGTCGCTATCGCCACCGGCGTCACCATCTGTATCTTCTTCAGTATCTGCGTCACCCTTGTTTTCGTCCTCGTCTTCATCATCCTTATCTGCATCTTCAGCCTTGGTGCCGGGCTTGTATGCATAACCAGCGCCGAAGCCATATGCACTTGGGCCCATTAAACCTAATACGATATGCAATAGAGTTTTAGCAGTGGGTTCTTCAATTTCTACATCATGCCCTGCGGAGCGTAAAAGTTTTACTGCGTCATCAATATCTTCGGCGCCGCTTGGGGCAATAATAACAATTTTAGCCATAATAATTCCTATGTTTAATCATTGTTTATTTATTAAGGTTTCCCTGAACTTTTCTATTCGCTTTCCAAGGTCCTCATAATAATCAGATAGTTTAATATGGAACTCGAGTGGAAATCCAGTTTCTGCAACCATTAAAATAACGCCGTGCTCGATGTTAGTATTAAACATTTCATTATGAGCAATTGCGTAAAATGAAAGCTGCAGTTTATAATCAAAGATGTCCTTGTCGCTCTTTACTTTAGATGAAGTCTTAAAGTCGATAATGACGGGTGTATCTTTGTACTTGCCGACAAAGTCGCATCTGCCAGCGACCTCAATAGAGTCAGAATATAGTGGAACTTCTTGGCCCCAAACTTCTGTAATGTTTTTTAATTTTAGCTTCAAGGCGCTGTAGGCTTTAAAGTCATTATAGGGAACAGGCTCACCATTAATAGGTGCATCCACCTGTTCTCCTTTTAAGTGCCTCTCAATTAATAAGTGTACATTGGTGCCATGATCAGTTGCCTTCTTGCTGACTGCGTCTGCCTTGGCATGACCTAGAGAATTTCTCCAGCCCTCAAGTGCCTTCACCTTTTCTGGCGGGTGTGTAGTGCCTAAAATGGTGGTAATAGACGGGTACGACCCACGCGGGGTGATGTAGTACCTTTTTGAAAACTTAGTTTCTGTCTCTAGGTCTTTGTATGTATACATTATTTTGTGGCAATAAAGCCAGCGCCCTTTAGGATTTTCTTAATTTTAGCAACATCGCCCTTTGCGCCATTGACGAAAGTTTGACCGTCTTCGTTCCAGACTTCTACGTTTAATGCCTTAAGCAACTTTTTAGTTTCAGCTGATGCGTCTCGGCTTCTCATGCTAAACTGAACATTATCATCTTCGCCTTTTCCATTTTCCATTTTGAACATTTTCTGTACAGGTTCTTTATTGGCCTTAGCTTCTGTTACCTGTGCATCCTTAGCTTTATCTAAGTTTAAGAGTTCCTTAATTAGCTGCATTTTACTTCCTTCGTTGGTTCATGCGGACAAGCCGCTTACTGATAGATTTCTTACGAGTACGTTTTGACTTTAAAACTCTTATAACTTTCTTTTTGCGCGCTGCAATCTTAAGCTTCATTCTAGTTGAAGCTTTTGCTCGTGGCTTATAAGCAGTTTTGATATTTGCGACAACTCGGCCTTTTCTAATACCGCTAGTTACCCTGAAACCTTTTTTAATCTTATTACCTGAACGTCTAAATGCAGCCTTCACCGCTTCATCAACACCTTCGATTTTATCATCTTCATTTTCAGGATTAACTTCGTTATCAGGTTCTTCTAAATTTTCTTCCTCTTCTTCCTTGTATATGCCAAGGTCTTCAAGAGTCTCTAAATCTAAAACTACCCCAGATGGGTATGTTTCATCTCCATTACGAGTTAGCACAATGCTGTCATCAGTTGGCTCAACTAAAATTAGCTTGCCGTTATGGTCTTTAATCTCACCGCTTTCACCATCTTCGGCAATATCCAAAAACTTATTTAATTCTTGCAAATCTAACTTTAAGACAAAGCCATCACAGGATAAAATAATGCCATGATTTGCCATGTGGCCGACGCTCCACTTACCAGGGCTAGAAGGTCCCTCGACCTCCATCTCTTGATCTTGTAAAGCAATTTCTTTTAGTAAGCTCATTATTGCTCAGTATCGTTCGCATTGTCAGCTTGTGAGCCAGAAGGGATGGTATTTCTACCAACTAGGTCCTTTAGGCGGTTTGCAAGAGTAATAATCTGCGCGCGATTACGCAGAGTGCCCTTCTTAGCGCGCAACTGCTGAATGACTTGTGGCCTGCGGCGTTGCAGCACGTCATCGTCAATGCCTAAAGCAGAAATTAGTTCTACAATCGCTGTTGAGAAGTCGTCATTACCAACGTCAATAGCTTCACCAATTTGTGAATTGGCTTCAGATGCTGAGATGCCTAGACGTGAAGCTAATACTCTTAGTAAACGTTCTAAAGTAGAATCCTGCTCAATAGTTTCAGCAGTAACATAAACTGCAGTACCGACAGCGGATGGGCCAGATGTAGAAACTAAGCTACCTGGTAAGCCTAATTCAATTAAGACTGATTCTAGCAGCTTCTGGATAAATGACCCGCGCTTTGCGGCTTCATTTATCTTTTTAGATTTAATACTTTCATTTGCAGTTTCCGCAGGAATGTTAAATCCCTTTGCATTAGCTAGACCTTCATATAATTCAACAAAAGCGCGTCTTACTGCAACGCGCTTTCTTAGCATATCTGCGGCGCCAGCAATGCCACTTTCTGCTTCTTCGCTATTAAGATAACGGCCAGGAATACCACTCATGACGAAGAAAGCAACTAGGCGCTTTGCTAATGGGAACTTTAGCTTACTGGATAACGCTCTAGCCTGGCTATCAAGAGGAATGTTAAAGCCGTCATTGATGCCGTCTGTATCTTCCGCCGCTTCATTCATTCTTTCTAAGAACTTCTTACCGATTGACATTGAGTGCTCCTGTGTTTTAATTGATTCTTTTACTTCGTCGTCTTCAGACTTAGCTTTCTTTTTCTTCTTTGGCTTATCTTCAGACTCAACGTCGTCCTCAGATTCATCATCAGACTCTTCGTCGGATTCATCTTCATTATCTTCATCATCGCCGTCAGATTCATCATCTTCTTTTGGCTCAGCGTCTGGATCATCTTCGTCATCTGAAGGTTCGTCATTATCAGTATCTGCTCCAACGTCGGCATCATCCTTTTCTTGAGCAGCTTGCGCTGCAATTACATCATACTGATCATCTGCAAAATCTTCATCATCTTCTGTATCAAAATCGTTGCCTAATAAGTCAGATAAGTCGTCGATATTTAAATCATCATCTGGATTTGGTGCTTCACCATCTGCAGGAGCTGCATTAGGATCACGAGGCCATACAACGTCCACGATGTCAAAATCAGATGCTAGTCTGTTAATTGCTTCTTCAATGTCGTCTTCAATACCAAGCATGCCCTTCATCGCTTCTTCAAAGCGATCTGCCTCTGCTGCATTTACATACACCTTAACAATTTGGCCATCGTCAGTTTCTAAACCGAATGGAATGGTATCGACTTCGTCATTAAGTTCTTCAGCACGTTCAATATAATTTGCAACGTCGCTGCCAGTAACTTCGCCATCTGAGTTGATGGTGTTTCTCATAAGTGAGAAGCCAACATCTTTTGCATTGACTTTATTCAGTACGTCATTTTTACCAGCATCAGTGCTGTCGCTGTTTTTCAAGTCAGTTGGTGAATTAACTGGTATGTTGACTGGAATATTAGAAAGCTCTTTCAGCAAACTAGTTTTCATTTTTGATCCTCTGCATTCTTTGGGCGTGGGAACTTGTTTTTAACAATGTTCGGGTTTCGTTTTCTCTTCTCCACCTTCTTTTCCGCTGAAATACCAGGCGCAGGATTTACATCTGCAGCCTTTACTGCAGTGTCAACTTGTTTTGTTGCTTGAGCTTCTTCGTTCTCAATTAGAGAATTAACGCTAGTTAATAGTTTCATTTCTTCTAGATGCTCGTTTTCTCCATTCGCGTTAATTAGTAAATTCTGTTGAATTATCTTAATACGTGAAAACAGAGGTGAGGTTGGAATAAATTGTTGAGCGTAATAAAATAGCTTTGAAATTGTCTTAACTTGACCATCATGGTCTTGAGTTTCAAAGGTGAAGACGCTCTTCATAAGGGTATTTATACGGTCAGTATTCATGCCATCAAATTGCTGCAGGACCCTCAATGTTTTGTAGTGATCGCCCCAATTCATAGGTACGTCCTTACCAAAGCTTAAGTCCATGTGTAAGAAGCGTGATTGATTTGGTGGCACTCGACGTGTGATTTTAAATAGTTGGCCAGTAGCTTTAGGACCAATAAGCTTCTTTACGGCAGGAGTCGATGACTTCCAGATTGGATATCCCCAGAAATTAAGAGGAGACATCTCCTTACTCCAGCCAGACATTCTATAATGAGCCTTATCCCTTAGCAACTTGATGCCACGTTCATCATCTGCTTGGAACATAATGACTGACATGAACACGGTGGCGAAGTAAATGTTTAATAAGGTCCAACCATCCTTGCCACTATATCGTGCCTTATCCGTGTCGTACCGCTTTTCTAATAATAGGGATTCGTCTAGCTTTTCGCTATTTTGCGCATCCTTGATTAGGTGCCCATATAGGATTGCAACTACTTGCGTAATTGATTTAGACTTTTTGACCTTCTCAAAGAGCTCATTGACGTTGCGAAGAGATTCAGCAAATGCCAACAGGGTTCGTTTTTCAATCTCCTTGCTAATGCCAATTATTTTGCCATTTTTCAGCTTAAGTTGATACTCATCTTTGTTAGATTTAAAGTCAGCCAGTAAATCTTTCATCTGCTTATTTGCAGCCCCGATTAATGCTAGAATTTTTCTCTTTGTGCCAAGGAAGTCTTGAATATCTAGGTTAGCGGCGAAATTCTTAGCAGTCTCTACCGCGTCAGCACCTCTAACTGCTAAGAATGCCTTTTTAGCAGTTGCACCTCTTGATAGTTCTCTATTACCTAACAAATCTGCAATTTGAATCTTCATATTTCCCAAGATACCACCTCGTGCTTCAAGTGGTGCATCTTGATCTAAGCTCTTGACAACACCAGAAATTTGATTACGAATAGAGTGGTTAAATTGGTTGATGGTGGTAAAGGTGTCCTTATCAACTAACTTAATCATGTTGCCTGTAGTAGGGTCACGTAAAACTACCCCCTCAATGCCAAGGTCTTCATCCTTATCAACGTTATCTGCGCCCAGTGCAGGCTTAATTTTGTTGACGTAATTATCAAGCAACTCGCGCTTGATAGGTAATTTAAAATCCTTCATGACCGAGGCCAAAATTATTGAGCGCGCCGCTTTAACTTGTGGTCTAACATCAACTGTAAATGAAGTCAAGTTTTTAGTTAGGATGTCGTAGTTTGTCGCCTCAACGCCATCTACTCCCGCCGGCATCTCTAAGTATTTCTTTAATTCATTTAAGTGCTTTGATAGATTGACATCCTTTAGCTTTTCAGCTGGAATATTTTGTGCACCGGTAAATTGGAAGGAGATGCTGCCTTTATCTAATGATAGGTTTTCACCATCAGACGTATCGACAATGTCAACGCTAACACTAACTGTTTGACCGCCTAAGCTCATCGAGAGCTGATCCGCAATGACATCAGGAGTGCCCTCAACACCTCGTAAGAAGGCGATGTATGATTTATCACCAGCGCCATAAGTGATCGCATTGGGCTGCCGGCCGTATAGGATTTCTAACTCTACAATTTGACCGTTCTGCATGATACGCTTAATGTCAGGTAGCTTCTCCATGAGGGCCGCATGTGCGCCTCTGAAACCATTATATGCAGAGAAGTGGGGATATTCGTCAGCGCTGTAGAAATTCTTGGAGCCCTTGCGCTTGCCAGAACGGTTAGTAAAGAGCTTACCGTCATCATCTAAACCCATCCAAAGATTCGCCCCGTCCAGCTTTTCAGACGCCTTCATTAAGCCAATGTTTTCGACAGCTTTAATAAACTCAGCTAGTGGTAGGTCTTCAAGGTGTGAAATTGCCACGTGTTATTCCATTTATTTTGACTTCTATTTATCAAAAATGGGCATAGAATTAATTCTATGCCCATTCCTTATTTAGCATCTAATGCTAGTTGAGGGTGTATATTACTCAGCCGGATATTCTTCAGCTTTATCTTCCTGCGAAGTTTCCTGCTTAATAGCTTGAGCAATCTGATTACCAATTTGTTGGATTGCCGCATTTAGCTTTACAACTTCAAGTTGCGCTTCTTGTAGCTCACCTTGGAAACGTTGGTAAATAGCAGCTGCCTGCTGAACAGCTGGTGAAAGTGATTCAATGGCGTGTTGGGTGCCGTCTACGGTAATGTGGGACATGTTATTTCTCCTCTAGTGTAAGTTCAATTATTTAGTTTAATTATGCGTTGTGCTTTTCAGGTTCAAACTTAGAAAGCATATCTTCAAGAGTATTCTTCTTTGCACCTGGCTTATTTGAGGTCAGCTCTAAACCTGGTCGCTTCTTTTTATTCAAAGTTAGCTGTGATCCTGGATCGAAGATGCGAAGAGAAGTCTTATCCCATCCCATCATGACTTGCTTAGTGTTGGCATCGGAGTTACGTGACTTAGGGAACTCAAATCGATATTCTCCAGCCTCATGCATCTGATCTGTCTTAACGGTTGCGATCATCAAGTCAGCAGTGTTTGTTTTAGATGAGCCGCCTTGGACGTTACCTTGGTGCATCTTATCGCCATTGTTGATCTTTTCAGTTGCACCTTTCTCAAGCTGAGATGCAGAGATCATGATGCAGTCGTAATCAAATCCAATTGCTCGAACTTCTTCAGACACGTACTTATCCTTTAAGAACATGCTGTCGCCAATGCCCTTCTGGACTGAAGTCATAATGTCAAGGTAGTCGACTACGATGAAGTCGGGCTTGAAGCCGCTATGTGCCTCGAGTTGTCGTAGATATGCGATGATGTCATTTGCATTTGAGCCTTCCCGCATTCTTTTAATGAAGAACTTTGCATTTGTTTCTGCTGCGAACTTCTCAATCTCATGTGCAACTTGAGTCATAGAATCAGCAATGTTGCCCGCGGCGATCTTCGCAATCATCTGGTCCGTACGTAAAGCGACCTTCTTGTCTCGCATTTCAAGAGAGATGTAAACGCCCTTTAAACCCTGCGCCAATAAGTTAAGTGACAAGTTCAGCATCGCCACTGACTTACCACCGCCAGAAGGTGCTAGGAACATGATCAGTTCCTGTCGGCCAATACCACCGCCAATAACGGCGTCTACATCTTTCCACCCAGTAGAAATAACCGCGTCTTCGGTTTCTGCTCTTTCTAAACGTTCAAGTGGATTATCAAAGTAGTCAATACCAAAATCGGTTTGTAATCCAATTTGCGTTGCTTCCTTCATCTGCGCGACCATTTTACCTAAGTCGCCAGTTTCAAAGTACCCATCTTTGCCCGTTGCTTTACGAATAACTTCAATACACGCTTGGAATTTGCAGAACTCGGCGATTTGTTCAGCGACATACTGCACGTCTTGACGCTGTAATTCTACCTTCTCTGTCAACAACTTAGTAGCGGCAGTGAAGATGCTTGGTGCAGGGACGGCGCGATTTTCTTGGAAATATTCCTGTAAGAACTTAACGCCCTTTGCAAACTGAGGGTCAAAATAGGTAGGTGACAACAGATTGTTGACTCTAGCAAAAAGCTCTGGATTTGAAATCATTGAGTTCAAATATAATTTTTGAGCATCGTCATCCATTAGTGGCACGTTGTTGTTCAATATCTTCTCCGTAGACGAGCTTCCAAAAAGCCCATTGACATGTTAGTATATGATTGTAACTTATTATGCTTGCTCGTGGCGTTCTTTAACAGGCTATATGCAGTGAATGGCCGACCGAACTTAATGATGCTGTCATTGATGTCATTTGCTCGAACATCAACAAAGGTAATCTCCCATCCGTTATCGAGTGCGCTTTTAGCGAGCTTCTCACCTGGCTCATCCCGATCAACGACAAATATCTTTCGCCTCTTTGATCTTTTTAATACTTCAATCTTAGCTTCATTCAGGCCCGCGCCCATAATTGCCATGCCATTAACCGCCAATGCATCGAAGACACCTTCGGTAATAAACAGAGGAGCATCATCGTATGAATAAAGCTGATCATAGTTAAACATGACAGCTTCCTTAGTGACGACACAATTTAAGTATCTAGGCTTGACATCTTTATCGATGCTTCGAGCCTGCCAATAAATTAGTTTATTATCTCGCCAGAATGGGATAATGACTCTTCTTAACATCTTGCTATCTAAACTATAATAGAGTTGATGCTCAAGCGGGTCAATTTTCCTACTAATTAGATATTCTAGAATAGGTTCCTGCAATAGCTCATTACCCTCGGATAGTAATGGCTTTGTGCGGTCAGGAAAAGCAACCTCACGAGTAAACAAGCTAACCTTAGTTAAGCTCTCAAGCGTGATGTTCTTTTCTTCTTTTTGTGCTAGGAAGATGCTGGAGGTGAGTTCGCGTAGGTCCTCTCGCGTAATGCCAAAGTCAGCTAAGATGTCCTTGGCATTACGTGAAAGCTTGCCTGAGCCTTCCTCATATTTGAACTTGACACCACAATTAAAGCAGCTATACGAAGTATAAATACCATCGTGATAGAATCCGCCGCGCGGGGAATGATCATTGCACGCCATGCACTTGGTATTCGCCCACCCTTTATGGTCTGGATTTGGTAACCAGACCTTTTCGCGAATCACATCAATTAAACTTTTTTGAGGTAGCATGCAATTTAAGCAAAACAAATATACAAAGTGGTATTTTAATATTATAAACAATCCGGATATTACTGCCACTTATACGGAGCTTCATCACATTATTCCGGCTGGGATGGGAGGCAGTGATGATAAAGAAAACCTAGTTAGATTATCTGCAAGGCAGCATTTCATTGCGCACCTATTATTAATCAAGATGACTGACGGTGAAAATAGAAGTAAGGCAATATCTGCAATTAGACAAATGAGACGTGCATCTAAAGGGCAGGAAAGATATATTCCTAGCAGTAAAATATTTGCCATGATTAAGCAGTTAATGTCTGAGCAGCAAAGAGAAAGAATGATTAGATTATGGCAGGATCCAGAATATCGGGCAGGGCAAAAAGCAACTGCCGATAGAATGAAATTAGACCCTGGCTATTCTGAAAAGAAACGTATTGCAGCCCTAAAAGCGAATCAAAATCCATTAACTAGCGAACGAAGAAGAATTGCCGCCCTAAATCGCCCGAAGCATTCCGAAGAGACTAAGCAAAAAATGCGTGATAAGTGGGCATCTAAAAATGGAGTTGCTAGGAAATACTTACCGAGAGAAGATAAGCCAAAAAGATGGAAAGCAATATCCCCGATGCAAGAAGTCTTTGAGTTTGATGTCCTCAAAGACTTTTGTGCTTTACATAATTTACACAGACCAACATTGGCTTTTTACGCCAAATTAAATCAAGTCGTTCCTTCTATGAAAAGAACTAGATTTGATACTTCTAAGGAACGTAATCTATCCATAGGCTGGTATCTTCAAAAGATTTAAATTTTTCTATTTTTTCTTTTTCGGCTTCTAGAGTGTTAATAGTACTTTCTCTATACAATTTAATGTACCCTTCAGCTTCATTTTCTACCTCCACTAATGACGTTTGAAACATTTCAAGCCCTTGTATATTTTGCTCAATTAGCATTAGGGCCTCAAATGTCTTTGTTGCCAGATTAGTCATTTCAATATCAAGATTGATTGATCCATCTTTTTCAAAGATATCGTCTTGAGATTTTCTACCATTTGACGATATAGGAAATTTATGAGCGAAGGATTGCCTTAATTTGTAAGTCTTTAGCCAGTGATTACTGTCATAACTATTTCTTATAGCATCTACTTCCTGCAATTTTTGATAAATGTCGTCTTTAGATATTGTAATGCTATCAATACTTCTTATTTTATTAGTGTGAAAATCTAAGAAGCTTTCACTATTTTTTCTCTGATTTGGATTTACTGACCACAATTCATGCGCTGTCACTGCAGAGAAATTTTCGCACATTCTTTTAATGAGCTGCATTCCACGTTGCACATTATCATCGGTACATTGAAGAGTATGCAATGTCACGGACCCATCGTATTTTGTTAATAGGCTAAAATTAAGGTTTTTAAGTTTTCTCAAAATTTGAGTTGCAACTAAAAAATCAAACACTAAATGCACTTGATATCTAACATATGATTTATAATTTTCTATTTCTTTACTATCTACTTTCATCTTGTCTCCTTTATCAGTAATATTCCCATGCGCCAGTCTTCTTATAATACGGCACATAGTGCTCAAGATTATACTTTACTTTGTACATGTGCTGTTTATATTCTGCACGCATCTCGCCCTCAGTATTAGGGATTGGGTAAGCGTAATTATCTTCATACCCAAAGTCTACAATACCATTATCTGTATAATATCTCCAGGCAGGTGCGTCATAATCATGATATTGCCTGAAGATATTAAGGCGAACTTTACGGTTTTTGTTTCTGCGAACTGTTCTCGACATATGTTTCTCCTGTGAAGTAACAATGTCGAGTTTGCTTTTCTTTGTATGAATATACTTTCATTTGTATTTTACAGTTCTTTTATAGTTGGCTAATTTCTTCTCGCCTTCGATGGCATAATAAAATGAATCGTCGACGTTCTTGACTCCACCAGGTCCCCTATTATAGGCGTTCACTAGTGCCCTGCCTGCTAAGCCATATGTTGTCTGCAGGAGCTTAACATACTTAGTAGCAACCTCGATGTTAAACTTCTCATTTAAAATTAGATTCGCTTTTACTTCGTCATCCGTTTGCGTATGGAAATCATATTTCTTATACAGAGTTGGGTGACGGAGTAAAACATCTTTCGCTGCACCAAGCTTAATTTGCATTGGGCCAAAGTATGCATCCTTACCAGGATTTGCGACCTTATAGGACTTCATGGCGCCAGCTTCGGTTTCTTGCAGCAAGATGGCCTGCATAACTTCAGGATTTTTAAACCCTTCATCTTTCGCGATTTTATATGCAGTATTTAGTAAGTATGCTTGCTTTGAATTGAGGTCCCGAGGAAGCAAAATAGCTGCCTGTCCACCGACTGACTTTTCTGGTTTTTCCGAAATGACAGCAGTAGGGATTGGTTCTGGCACACCGTCAAGAACTTCGTGTGCGCCGTAAGCTACACCGGCTGCAATAGCCGATATGGCGATTACTACTCTTTTCATTGTATTAATCCTTCTTAATTTTAAATTATAAACACATTCGAACCTTTTGTAAACAAAATATGGTTATGAATATTTCTTATTTGCTATCTAATGCTATTAAAATAAGCGCAGTGTGGTGACTGACTTAGGTAGTTGGCTCTTTCTACATGGCCCAATTGCACCACAAGTGTATGTTGAAATATCTAGCTCAGTTCGAGCTGAATCCTTTACAAGACACGCATTGATTCCCATCTTAAATACCTCATCTATAATGTCATCCAGCTGGGCTTTATTATTCACGCCGACAACAATTTTGGCTTGACCATGGACAATGTATTCATTAATATCCCCGGCTTGATTCATAAGTAAACCAGCAGCATGAGCGGCTTGAGCCATCCACTTGCCGGTGGATAGATTTAAGTCTTTCCGAGCCAAAATCCAAATCTTGAGCTCATCATCTCCATGCTCCAACCTAGAGTCAATAACGACTCCGCTGTTTGCAAATTGTACGTTTGGGTGATGAATGTTACTTGTCATTTATTTGCCTCGGGAAAAAATAATGGGCCCATAGAGAGCCCATTATAACACATTAACTTAAAAAGCTAATTTAGATTGGCGGCTTTTCTTGTGCGATTTGAGCGCCGCGAGGGTCTGAGAACTCAGAACCGATCTGAACGCCGTTATCTTGATATACGGCGACATCAGCTAAACCTCCCCCAAGCACAGCACCACGTGGAGCCTTCTTCTCAACGTAGTTCATGTGGAAGAAGTCAAGTGGGTTGACGCCGTTGTTTAGCTTGCCCTGTGAGAGTAGTTCCCATAGTGGGTACTTGTCAGCGTGAACAGAAGTAATAAACTTCTTGAGGCGCTGCTTGTCAATTGGGTGAAGGCGATCAACTTGAATGCCATAAATGGTACCGTCTGGTGCCTCTAAGACAACCGCGATTTCGCGGAGCATGCCGTCGTCTTTCCAATCAATTAGGAAAACGTGATTTAGATTTGTTTCTTGCTTTTCAATCTTAGCGAATTGCCCCTTTGGGCCTGGTAGAGCTGCTGTTGCCATTGTTTATCTCCTAAGTGGCTGGGAAAACGTAAACGTTTTATGCAAAATCATGCAACCCGTTGTGGTGAGTAAGATTCTCAATCACAATTATTTATAGGAGAAAAACAGGCTTTATTTCAACCTTATTATTTTATCTAATAATAGGCATAGCCAAAATGCATAGCACTAGAATATAGAGCCAACTCAATACAACTGGTTCGGCAAATTGCCCATTATCCAGTGTATCCATGATTTTGCAATGGATAACAAATGCTAATACGCCGTATGCGAAGAAGTAAATGATTGTGAAAAACAATGACAGCATTTGCACCTCATATTATGAGTAAAACCGGTAATTATTACAATTGCGCGATAGCAACTTTAAACGCACCCCAATATAGGAACCGGTAATACAACTTAACTTACATAGTTTAGTTGCCTAACTTTCTGGATGTCGTTCAACGATATCAACAAACAACTACCGAAGTCACTTTGGCAATTCCAGAAAGCAGTGCTTTTCATAAGTTAAGATTCATTATAACATATTTTCTATCTTAGAACACCAGAGATGATGCCTTCTTTGCCTTCTTCTCTGCAATATTTGCCTTTACTTCTTCCTTAAATTCAGTATTTTGCCCAGTACAGCTAAACATCTCAACGAACGATGTTGCATCTTCAGCGATCTTATTCAGCTTGTACTTACCACAAAATTTCATAAATGCGAAAAAATTAAATTGGCCGTGATTCTGCACCTCATGATCAAGGGTTCTGAACATCTCTTGACGTACATGTTCTGGCTGGTGCATCAGACTCATCAAGAGCATGTTCTCTTCAAACAGGTCACCAACCCGGAATACGCGTTCATTGCCAGTTTCTGGCTCATCAAAGGTCCAGGTTTCGTTCATGATATTGGTGAGTTCGTATGGGTCATTATACGCTTTAGCTAGGCGAGTAGATCGAACACGTGGATATGCAGGCATGACGTTGTCCCCGACGTCTCCCCTAAATGCCTTCTCAAACATGAAGTACTCGCCATCAATCTCATTGCCCTTCTTGTCAAGGTGTCGTGACGCACCTGCCTTATCAGGATTTAGGAGAGTGAAGTTGGGGAAGCGCTTTACGAACTGCACAAAGTCCTTGTCACCAGACAAGCCTAGCACGTCGTCGCCTTCACCACAGTACTTTTCAATGTACGCGCCGAACAGATCGTCGCCTTCGCAGATAGGATTGCCCAAACAAACAAGTGAAGTGTGTTCTCGAGCAAGCTGCTCAAATGCCTTAATGAGTTCAAAGAACGGAATCATAGAGTCATCTTTGACTCGATTTGCTTTGTAGATGCGCTTAGATACGCATTCTTCGGATCGAGTATATTCTTTCCGCCAATTTTTGCTGCCTTCAAAAGTTAAAGCAATTTGGTCTGGCTTGACTTTGTTGTAATGACTCTTGAGCGTGTTGAGTGCGATGTGCATCGCCAATCCGGCCTGATCTTCTGCACTGCCTTGACCAGCGTTGTACTTTCCATGAGCTGATGCAACCCTGAATAGCAAGTTTGCCGTGTCAACAACCATCCGACGTTTCTTCATAGTAATCCCTTTAATAGCTGCTTCGCCTTATCATCGCCATCTACAGCTGCAATTTTATCGTAAGCAATACGTACTACGTCATTATAACATGAAATGGCATCACGGTACCTAAAGCACGCCCTGAGCCATGTAACATCCTCAAATCTGCCAGAGGATTCATTAATAACTTTCTTCAGCTTATCATTTAAATTATAAGCAGCTTCTTGAGATAGTGGAGTGTTATGGAATACCCAATCAATTAAATCAGACCCTGTAATATTATCAACTTCTGTTGCAATATCCATTGCAACAGTTATTTTGTCTTGTGTATTATTCATATCATTCCAATCAATAGTGCTTTTGCTTTGTCTACACCTTCGAGCGAGACCATTTTACAATACACTAAGTCTAACTTCTCATTATAACATGAAAGAATATCTTTAAATTTGCCAGTGAGGCGCAACCACATCATATCTAAGATGTGGTTGCTGTCATTATTAATTGCATTTTGCAACACTAAATTTAATTCATCTATGTTTTTAGCTTGCACATGATCTAGCTCGCCATTCATCATGGACCTTACTTCTAATGTATTACAGATAATGCAATGCATCTCTTGAATTTTATGATACCGCTCAACACGATCCATCAAATTAATCCTAGCAAATAGTCATAAACTTTATCTTCACCCTGCTCACTAATTACCCGCTCCTTAATAAGCTTGACTTTATCCTTGAAGCACGGTAGACGATCTTCATACTTGCCAGTATATCTTAACCAGCCAGAAGCCTCCTGTAGATTTACATCTTGAGTAATAACTTCGTTTAACTTTTTATTAAGATTAAACATGGCTTCATCTTCAGGGCCATCACCATACAAAATTTCATTTAGTGGGTGAGTTCTAGTAATCTTCATGATTTCACGATAGATGACAGTATAGTCATTAACACATAGCTCTGCGCCCTTGTCATGCTTCATTGCTTTAAAATGTTAGTGTCACTTGCTAAGTTGGGGTGCTCTGCGCTGACAGCTTCATCTATATCCACCGAGTCAAGTGCAGTCGGTCTCATTGAAGATGCATAGAAGAAGAGCTGTACCGAATCATCTTCAGTTTCTGCCTGAAAGCCCATTGCGTGAATCTTTTTAATGAATTCATCGTTCCAGTTAAAGTTTACTTTAATTCTACCATCAGGCTCAAAGCCATTTACCTCAAAAGAAGCCCATGGCTCCTTCGAGTTCTTGTTGCTCCAGTTAAGGAGCTTCTGTGAAAACCACTTTACCATTTACCGGCTCCAGCAGTGGCTTGAATGTTCTTCTTGAGCTTTGCAACTTCAGGCTCAATTAAATTAGAGAAGCTGTCAAAGAGAGAGTTCTTATACATTGCATCTACCACTGCAGATGTAATCGAGGTAGTATCTGCTTCTACCACCGTGGTTAATGGCACCTGTGCAGTTGTGTTTTTACCGCCAACTGCAAGAGTGATGCGCATGGTTTGGGTTTTAATGTCCTGCACTGCAGACAATTCCGGCACCCACTTTTCAACGCTTCTGTAGTAATTCACTTGGCCACGAAGGGCTTCATTTTCTCTTTCTAATTTGCTGACATAGTCAGCGCGTTGCTTTTCATAGTCTTCCATTTTGTGTCCTTTAATCTTCGTCTTCGCCAATTTGTGGAATGATGACCATGTCATGACCCTTCACCTTGATGGTAATGGAACCGCTTTCACCAATAGTTAAATCAATACTTTCGTTGTCACGTGCGCAGGCGTCAATTGCATCGCAGAAGAGAGGCGCGAGGTAAGATTGCACGAAGCTATCTTCTTCATCGACAAAAATTGCTTGTGAGGCAAGCTCGATTTCGAACTTGTCGTTGGTGCTATCCTTACCCTCGATACGAACTAATCCGCTTTTGTTGGAGTGCAATACCACCAACTCTGCAGATAGAGTTTTAATTGACTTAGTGAGAAGTGCAGCTTCAGCCCTATTCAGCTTTACTTGTGCATATGCTGGGTCATTGTTGGCCTTCGGGTACTTCATAAGTCCGGCTGACGTACACCTAAACATCATTTTAGTTTTACCCGAAATGATATTTAGCACTGTAATATCGTCATTATCGTTTGTTTTGTACTCGATAGTGGCAGTATCACCAAAGATGGAGAGACGCTTCTCAAGTTCTGCAACTCGACCGATGCCAAGCTTAACATTAGTTGGAATGTCGACTAAGCTACGACTGATGATCGCAGCATCTTTTGAAGCCTTTGCACCACGTGCCATGCCTTCGCTTAGGACAACACCATCGACGCCGACGACTTTACACGCAGCGAGAATGGTACGGAGATGTTCAATTTGGGTAATTTCGTTTTTCATAAATAATTGTAACATAAAGTTGGTAGAGACAATTGTCCCTACCATGATTAGAACTCAAGCAGCTTGTTAGCAAAGGATTTCTGTGGGGTTGGGATTTCCCACTGTAAAGCTTCAAAGACGCGTGATAGTTTAGAGTCGATCATCTTCTGCTCAGTAAGCTTCTTGTCGATTTTAAAGTGCTCATTGAACCATGGTGGGAAGCGAGGAGTGTCTGCAGGGAAAGCAATAGATTTAAATCCATAGTTATTTGGTTGCAGGTAGAAGATAATGCCCTTGTCGCCAGACTTCAACTTAGTAGCGCCCTCGTCTAGTTCACTCACGAGCTCGTTGTAGTTGATGCCAGCACGAACATGACCTGGTAAGTTAACTTTGCCCTTGCTATCACGCTCAACCCTGGCCCATTCAATGTACTTTGCATCCAAGTTGTTAATTTGCTTAGATACACCGAGCGAGATAGGATTTTTAACCTTTCTAACTAGTTCACCACGCTGGCTGTTAATGAATGATTCGACGTCTTCGTAACTGCCACCATCTAAAATCATGTCCATCATGTCCTTCAGGAAGTCCTGAATAACCTTTGGCGTGTCAGCCTTCTTCATTTCAGAACCGACAGTTTTCAGCTTAGGTGGATTTAAATCAAAGCCATCCAAGTTAACCACTTTGATTGTGTACTTCTTCTTTGCATTCAAGAAGATGCCACGTGAACCTACAATTTCTCGACCGGCTTTAATAAGGTCATCATATTCTGGCTGACAGTTGAATGACTTACGCATGAATGCCGGGAACATAGCATTTACTTCTTCAGCTACAGTGTCTGCAATAGCGATTGCGTCTTCCTTGTTCGTAGCATTAGTTTTAAAGTAACATGAGTCGGTGTCTGATAGCAAGATGACCGGTGAGTCTGAGGTGTATACGTTGCTTACGCTTCCATCCTTATCGACCTCGACATGCTTAGTGACTGTGGTTTTGTTACCAGTCACAAGCTCCCCAATCTGCTCGATCATGAACGTGGTAATTTTACGACCACATGCAGTAACTGATGCGCCCATCTCCTTACGACCAAGACGGAAGTGTGGTGAAAGCAATGCACCGTAAGTTGAATTCAGCTGAATCTTCTTGGTAAGCTGCAGCAGATCGTAATGCTCGACAAGAACTTCAAGTCTCTTCTTTTCGGCTGGATCATTTGTTGCTTTTACAAGTTGCTGATATTTCTTCTTCTCGGCTTGTAGACGCTTACGTTCCTGATACCAGAACTGAATAGCTTCTGGTACAATGCCGAGGCCCGTGCCTTCATCGAAGATAGTTCCAAAAGGAGTGATGACCCACTTATTTTCAAGTAGAGTTTCATGCCACTCTTTACCTGACATTTCAAAGGTTTCGCGCTGGTCATTTCTCAAGATGAAGAGCTTATCACTCTTATCCATGACGCCTTCCCATGCCTCTTCACCTTCAGCAAACTGGCCGATGTACTTTTCTGGCGAGATATTGAGGGCTCGAATAACTGATGGATACAGCGAGTTAATATCGACAGAGCCTAGCCAGTCGTGTAGTCCTACCAGCGGTGATAGTACTAAAGCGCCTTCAACCTTTTCGCCATCAGTTAGAATTTTCTTGTCTGCAACGATTAGTTTGTGAACGTAGTGTGCACGATTAGTAATTCCAGTTTCAACATATCGCACAGTGCCCATCATGTTCTGGAATAGGCATGTGTTTTCATGAGCCATCTGATTAACTAGAGCGATGAAGTTGAACTTCTTATCTAGCTTAACTAGTACTTCAACGTCTCGGGCGTTGTAGGCGATGAAGTGGGCAAAGTCGCGGTGATATAACTGCTCTAAAGTACCTTCATAATCTAGCTTCGGGATGTCGAGCTCATCGGCGGCAATATTGCCGAGGGAGTATGAGGTGCGACCTTCAAAGGTAAACTTTTTGAATAAATCTAAGTAGTCGAGGTGAGTTCGTCCATTTAATGAGTAGATAATGCGCTTTGCGCCGAAGCGCTCAACTTCACCAATTTTTGGTGGCTTACAACCTCTGAAGCACATCTTGTCAATGAGCTTTGGTGATACGCGCTCAAGCCGCTTGATAATGTATGGCAAGTCAAAGAACTCGGAGTTCCAACCAGAGATAACATCTGCATCCTGAATGTCATTGACGAGGTGTTTCAGTAGCTCAACTTCGTTTTTGCAAATGACAATATTCTGCTCAAAGCCAAGCTCGTGCTCTTTCCACAGCTTTGCAATTAGATCGTCAAAGCCATCTTCATTCCAGTCTGGAGGAGGCACCGCATACGTCAGGTACTTGTTAGTCCACGATTGGTAAATCGTTACTGCATTGATTGGGGCGTATGGGTTTTCAGGAGAAGAGAAGCCAAGCTTAGATTTGTAGTCGACTTCAATATCCAAAAAGGCATAATGGACAAGAGGTGTCGGTCGATCATAATACTCGTCCATTAACACCTTGAAGAGTGGTGGGATGTCACTCTCGAACTTCTTAGAATACTTTCTTAGTTCGTTGTCAAACTCAGCTTTGTCTTCACAGACGATCTTTTTGAGTTTGTCTTTATAGATGGACGTGTATGGTCCATTTTCGTCCTGCACATAGAAATAGCGAGGGGCGTGGTAAGCTTTGACTGTACGGCCATTTTCATCACGCTCCCAAACCATGATCGCATCTGTGCTATGATCGTGGTATGCACCCACGTAGTTTTTTACTGTCATTATTTCCTTTTTCGTCTGTTTTATGGACGACGGGTCCGTTAATTATAAGTTGGGTAAATCCGATACCCACGGTTTTATCGTAACTATTACGAATGTTACTCATCGTCAGCACGTGGGCCTGGAAGTAAATTCTGGTCTTCCATTACGTAATCGACTAAATCTACTAGTTCTTCAAGCTTTTCCTTGCGTTGAACGTAGTCATTTGAATACACCATCGCGACGTACTGATTGAACATCGCTGGCTTCAAGCCTAGCTCATCAAGTGCCTGCTCTCGCAGCGCCTTGATGTTGTCTTGTTCATAGGAAATCTTGCTCTTGCACTGAACCGCTTCATCAATGTAGCTTGAGAGCTTTGCCTTCATGCTTGGCTGCTGCATGATTTCTTGGATGGTACGGAACTTTGCTGCCTTTGCGCCTGTCAAGTCTTTTGTCATTTTTTCCTCGTGTTAGTAAAGAGATAATAATTGTATAATAAGTTGTAAAATAATGAGACCTAAATTAGTTGAGGTAATGTGGTTCATCACTCACCAGTGAGATCATCTTCAGTTCAGCGACTGCCTGCATGACATTCTCTTCCTTAGTTACCTCGTCTAGAATCCAAATGCGCGCCATCTCAGAGTCTTCCCAGTCATCTGCTCGACCAGGTTCTTCACAGTAGATTGGGTTAATCTCAGAAAATAAAACAAACGAGCGATCGCACGTATTCTTATTCAAATCATCTAGAACTTCGCCCATTAGCTTGTTAGCGCTATCCACCGCGTCGGTGTAATTGGTGAAGTCATTTGAGTTAATTAAAATGTCCGTAACTCCATCGAAAATTAAACCGATGTTCGTGCCCGAGATGCCATCAAGCTTTATGCTTAACGCATAAACATATATTGTATTATTCATTAGTTGTATTTGAATTCTTTGTTGGACTTAACAATATCGGAATAAGTTGGCAAGTCAAATGGCTTACAGCTTACCTTTGCCTGAATTAAATTATTGTCATTGAGCGAGAAATTAAATGACTTAATCGTGAATGGGCTTCCATCCATGCCGACAAACTTCAAGCTGTCTTCACTGCCATCTTCTAATACTGCATCTAGCGCATCATCCTTAACTGGATAATAAAGAGGATTACGAACTACTTGTTCTATACCATCTTGGCTGTATTCAATTTTAGATTTAAGCGTATTGACTGCTTGTTCCATCTTGACCTCAGCTTCAATGTCAGTATTATAATCTTTCGAAATTAAAATTACTTCCTTGATGTCGCTAAGGATAGATTCTGATAAAACTGGCGCAAGGCAAGTTGCGGCTTCACCTTCTGCTCTTACAACGTAAAAGCAATCTTTAAGATTTGAAATCATGCATCTGGTCCTATAATTACTGATCCATCAATTACTAACTGCTCGCTATCGCCAGCTAATTTAGTTTTAATTGTACTCTCAGTTGTGAACTTGTTGAACCTCAATGGCGGGAATACAGACACTAAACTTGTATCCGCCGCCTTTAGAACCGTATTATTGTTTTCTTTGAAGTATTTTAGATAATCATTATCATTCAAGTTATTAAGCTTAAAAATGATTGTATTATACCGATCTAACTTAGTATATGGCTTTCTTGCCAATAAGATGAATGCGTCTGATTCTCTTACTGGTAATAAGATTGAATTCAAGTCAATAATACCTTCATTTAAATCTAGGGTATACAAATAGTACTTTTGCCACTTACCATTAATAAAGCGCTCAAGGTAATTAATATTTTCATATGCACCTGTATTAACTTGACTTTCATCATATTGATTACGAGTAAAATGCAAGTTAATAATTTTAGCTGGAGCGTCTTTTGAAATAATAATGTCAATTTGAGAAATGCCCGGCTGTTCAATGGGAGTATTGAAAACAATGGTGTTAGGTGGTGCGATAGATGCTGAGTCACCGATGTAAATTTGGTAATCTAAATTGCCTTTTCCTTGATCACGTTTAACACCATTCACAAATACTTCTACTAAATCTGGCGAGTCTCCAAATGCATTAAAACGCAGTGCTTTCTTTTCTAGACCGCTCTCAATTCCAGAAATGCTTGTAATGACGCCAGACTTTCTAAAGATGTATTGTCGATATTCCTTTGGAGTATCTGCTTTGATCTTTAGTGATAAGGTATAAATTGCATCTTCAGGCGGCTCTTCCTGTGGCACCGCAATCACAATTTGCTTCAAGCTTCCAGATTGCAAGTCAATTAGCTTAATATCGACCTGCTTCTTATTATTAATAATCTCTGTGTTGCGCGGATACCAGTCGGTCGCCCCTGTTTTTTGGGCGACCGAGATGCTGCTGTCAGATTTATATTCTAACGGTTGTAAGCGACCTTCACACCCCAAAGTAATGGTGCATTTGTCAGGTTGATAATGAGTTAGGTTGACTAACTTATCAACGCTTCTTTTGCAGTTTGTACATTTGAGGTGCAAATATTTTTTCATTTAAGTGGCGTTTTATATTGCCTCAGTAGGACATCTACGTCGTTGCAATTAAAGGCATGCCCATTCTCAATGTTAACCACCTTAATACAGTTGCCTTGTTCATTAAAATGGACTATTGGCATTTTCTCTATTTCCTTATATGTCAAGAAGACAATAATGGCGGCAACGTTAATTACTGATATTGCGATGGCAAGAAAGAAAAGGTGCCACCCGCTAATGTTCATGAACCTTGTCATTTATTTATTCCTTATTCTATAACCTCAAAAAGCACGCCTCGCTGCACCCACTTCTTCCAAGACCCATTATCTGGGTCGGCGGGGGTAATTTCAACTAGCTCTTGCTTTACCTTTGGTTTATTAGGGACTTGTTGAAACTCACGAATGGCTGTTCGGCCTGTAAGTTTCACCTCTTCATTATCATACACGTATGTGGTCATATATTAAGTTAGTCGTGGTCGGAGCTCCGCAATAACACCAAACTGATACACGTCAGCAAAGTTATCCCAGAGCCCCTTGATGTTGCGAGCGCCGATGGGGTTGGCGCTATGAACAATTACTTCTTGAATTGTTGCGAGGTTGTGAGCATACTCAAGATGCCAGTAAATGAGCCAGTCTAGAAATTCCTTACCACTCTGGCTGTCATTACCTAGGTCATGGTCGAAGCTAATCTTAGTGGGAATTCCCAGGTCGTTAATTACCTTAACGGCTTGATCAAAATTGCGTGCGATAACTACGCACTCCGTGTTTGGAAAAGGGAAGCGCTCATCGTCCAAAAATAGAGTGTACATAGTATAATTCTCCTGAAAAAAGGATTATAACATCAGTCAGGATTTGTGTACACACTTCTGATGCGCTGGCGCGTGACGTCGATTGCGTCATCTAGAGAATGGAAAATGATTGTATCATATCTCTCACACGTCCGAGCGACGTTAGTATAGCGGTAGAATTTTGGGCTGCACGAAACAATTAGCTTTTTACGACTAGCTGCATACTGCGGTTCAAAGTCAGGCGTTGCAAGTAGCAGCCCTAATTCTAGGAGTGAAACTGGGGACTTTGAGTCATCTTCCAAGTGCATCAGCACAAACTCACACATTTCGATTCTCTCTAGTTCCCATTCAATCTGGAATTCAAGGTCTTCTTGTGTCGGGGCAGCATTCCAACTTTCTCGGCGAGGATTAAAGATTGTTACCTTTTCATTTTGCAGCTCATTAGCTACCTTCTTCTGCCAATCTACTGATGTGCCATTGTCAATAGTGCCAGCTAGAAATAAAGTAGTGTAGCCGTCATCACGAAAATTTACTTGAGGAGATGTAACGAGGCGTGATTTCATTTTATGCTTTTTAGTTTGGACATCATAATCTCTGTGCGCCAATCAGATGCGCACTTCTCTAAACCCGCAATTAGGTGCTCTAAGTCGTGTAAACTTAGTCTGTTAACAAACTTACTAATGAATGTATCTAAAAAATCCTTATTATCCTGATCTTCACAGACTACACCTAAATCTGCTAGCTGCAAATCTCTCTCAATTGCAATACCGACACCTTCAAGCGGCCGCTGTTCATATTGAACTTTGAATCGTACACTGCAGTTTTTATATAGATAGAATGGCTCTGACGAGTTCCACTTAGAAAATTCTGGGAAGGTAGTATCAACCCAGTTTGAATATTCCTCCGCTGTTTGATCCCTCTTAACATTATTCATTTTTGGCTACCATTAGTGTGTCCTCTAAAATTTTTAGCGCAAATTTAGAGCCGTAATTTTTCTTCTTGCACTCGTCAATTATATCACCTAACTCCTTAATAATAACATCGTCATTCAAACCAATTAAGCATCTTACCTTCTTGCTCATGTCAGCGTGGAGTTGGTTTGCTGGGGCCTCGCCAATGACCCTCAGCAATGGGTCCATTCTCTTCATGCTTCGAGGGCAGTAGACATAATAAGCTTCATATTACGAGCGGTCTCTAATGCCATGTGGGCATCATCTAATGCGTTGTGAGAACCTTCACGTGTTTTACCGGTAAAGAACTCAAAGACGTCATCTGACTTATACTTGCCAATTAGTAAGAATGCAGTGCCTGAAGTTTCTAGCATTACGTGATGCACCTTTAGCTCCATACCAAAATCGCGACATAGCTGATGCGTAAAATCCACGTCAAATGCGACATTGTGACCCAAAAACATCACCTTGCTATCCGAGCCGATGTAGCGCAGGATTAAATCAAGCAAATTAGCTAAAGCTTCATCACGCGGCATGCCGTGCTGTGCTAGGTGCTCTCTGGTGAGACCGTGAATACGTTCGGCTTCATTTGACCACTTGTACTTTGTATCGTCAAATTGAAGTAGGCAATACAGGTCTTCAACCGGCTCGAGAGTTTCAGTATCAAAAATAATTGCGCCAAATGAGATGCCCTGGTAATCCTTCGTGCTGTCTCCACCGAAGTTCGAACCTGTGGTTTCCCAATCGATTGCCAGCCCATAGGCTCCAGGATGTGCTTTAGTATAAGTCCTAGTCATTTTCCATCATTCCTATAAAATATAAAACTGCAAACAATATGATTATCATTGCGATGACTTTGAAGACCAGCATGTTATCACCTTCCTTCTTCAAAGTCGCTAAAGACAATATAAACGCACTTCATCTTAATTAAGTCAATTACTGTCTTGTGGGTTGCAATTGGCTCAGCGTGTTGAATGCTAACATCTGCCATTGCATTGCGCAGGTAAATTGCCAGCTCATTAATTTTTCCGTCTTTTAAAATGCAGCTATGTTGATAATCAATCAGCTCAGTTAGGAGCTCCTCTAGATTCATCTCAATTTGGAGCTTAATATCTACAATTGCAGAACGAACTACATTTTCATCAGTCATTTAATTCCCTTTAGCCAATCATATACCTCTTTTATACGACCATCGATTGTTATTTGGTTGATGGTAAATTCTAATACATGCTTTGGATTCTTAGCAAGAAAGAAGTAATCTAATAGCTGCGCAAATGCATCTAAATCTTCTTGCTTAGCGCGACTTGGATCATTCTCCCATTTAACAGTATTAGAATATGGCAGAATCATATTTGCATAATAAATTTGCTGCCCATATTTGCAGCTTGCCCCAAAATCCTTAGATAGCATCTTGTGCTCAGCTTCTTCAATATCACCTCTATATAAAAACTTATTCAGCCACAGTTGAAAATATGCGTCAATATCTGCGAACGTACGTTCGACTAAAATGACCTTCACGCTGTCGTCTGCTGCGAGCGCACCGTCGTGAATAAACTTCTGCCTTTTAATTTCGTTTTGGAACTCCAGCATATCGTCAATATTTTTGGTCGCTCTATCTAGAGATTCCCAGCCAAGTTGCTTTTGCACTGATCTAGAAACTTTAAAATCGTCAACCTTAATGCCATATAGCTGCAGCCCATTTAGAAGCGTTGATTTGCCACCACCTTGAGGGCCAGATAAACCGATAACTTTAGCCATTTAATCCCCTTTGTTTTTACAATTGTAACTTAAGAGACTTGTATAAGTTATCAATTTTAAGGATAAATAATTCTTTATAACTTGTGTGATGTATTATGATTACCTTCAAGACCTTTAATGCCTTCGTTGAAGAATGTAACGGCAAAGACGAAGATCAAATTAATGAAATCTTCGGTAAGTTTTTTGGCAAATCCCCTAATCAAGATAAAGCTGGCGAGCAGGTAAAATCTCTTCTTCAGCAGAAGAAGGAAAAAGAGGAAGAGAAAAAGAAAGAGGCCGAAAAGGCCCGCAAAAAGAAGAAGGAAGAGGAGTGGGCAAAGGCTAAAGCAAACTTGGCAACTAGATCAGCAGGTCGCCAATACGATAGAGACGACTACGCATTACTGCGCAGCACTTAATACTTCAACACTTCTTTTAGTGTATTATACTCAAGGGTGATGGCAAGCCACGCGGCTAATGCACCACCAATAACGAAGTTTAGAGCTGCGTGAACAAGGGCGACCGGGAAGAAAGCCACAAAGATAAGGCTTTTTAAGAAGAATAATTTCATAACAGTCTGTTGCTCCTAATAAGGTCTGCATGGGCTTTATTCAAAGCTACGAGGGTGAACCTGGAGAGGTTGATATTATTGTTTGTAAGGAACATAAACGTTGCCTCCATCGTCACCCTGAGCTCATTAATGATTTCGTGCTCGACGCCGTTTTTACTCAACAATCGATCTTTTCGCTTCCATCGCTCTATCTCTGATGCTAGCTGCTTTAGTAAGGAGCCAATATCTCGGGCCGCAATCTCAAGATTCTTTTCCTTTATTTTGTCAGATTTCGTGATAGTGGCATGTTGGGCAAAATATACCTGGGCGGCATCAAGTAAGTTATCACCCAATTTAATCATCTCAAAAAAGGCGCTCTCTGCCTGTGATAGCAAGTTATCTCTTAGTTCAATATTGTTCATGAAGCACCTTATAGTTGACTTCTAAAAATAATATTTACTGGCAGAAAACCCATTACCGCATTTATCGAATCTCCAAGGAATTAGAATCCTTCTTACCTTCCTTGATATATTTTCCCAAGATTAGATTTTCTACCTTTTCAGTGCATGGCACGTGAGTTGGTGCCCAAGTTCCTCCACCTCCACCATTCTTTGTATTTTGCGAATCAAAGAAACACAAATCTGTGCGAGGGTCTTTGTAGTATCGGCCTTCTGCAACTCTAGTTGCAAAAACGTCATCTTGATTTTGACCACAGCCTGCAAGCAGGAATGGAATAACAAGCAGAATGTATTTCATTACCTAACCTCCATTTCTTTGCTTTTCTTCTTCATAGGAACATATTCTTCAGTAATTTGCGCTTCGACTTCGGCCGTGCATGGGACATAAGTCAATTTAGTGTTAGAATCGTCCCAGTTACCAAGAGCAGCAAAACAAAGGTTTGTCTTTGGGTCCTTAAAATACTTTGAATTTAATACTAGATTAGCATTATAATCACCTGCTCCAGTAGGTTTGCACCCAGCAATTGCAAATGCAATCATAATAAGATACTTCTTCATTTTGGGTCCTCAATAATATCTAAAACCTTTTGCGTGCAGGGTACTGGCGCAAAGACATAAAAGCTACCGCCATAATTACTAGACATACTCGATGCGAAGCAGATGTCAGTTCTATCGTCTTTGTGATAACTGATCCACTGCACCCGACTATCGCGAGTGCTTTGACGTTCAACGGGAGTTTGGGGTGTGCAGGCAGTCAAAGAAAGCGCCATGCAGAGAAAGAGAATTTTCTTCATGGCCGCAGAAAGATAAAGTACATCAGGTAAACAAAGATTGCTGCAACTGCAAACTTAAAGAAGAACACAAAGATTGTAGTTACAGCCAAGGCAAAGGAGAATGCCACCCAGACAGTAAGCATAATACCAAGCAAGACAGTTATGAAGGCTGCAATAACAGAAGTAGACATTTATATGCTCCTTGAAAAGATAAAATTATTATAAAACAGGGTGTACTAATCATACACCCTTATTTTCATTTAAGTGTTGATCATTGCATACAGCGCGCGACGTTCCCAGTTCTCGATCTTAACTTTGCGGGCCTTGCAAACACCAATCAGAGTGCGCAAATTGAGCGACTTGACCGCCGGGTTGTTTGCATTCTCAGCGATAAAGTCGAGGGCTTCGTTCTTGATTTCCATGTCCATTTCTGGCAGGAAGGTGCCTGAATCTACAATGGCTCGCATGCGGGTAACAATCTCGGAGCGGGTCATAGAGACGTCTGCAGGCATGGCACGGGACCGAATGGGTTGCGGAATCTTGTGCATCGATTGGTTCGAGATGAAGATAATACCACCGGTGAATTCGAATGAGCGTGGCAGGTCAGAACCGAACGGCGCTTCTGCATTCCAGGTAACGATGCGTTCATCATAAGAGTCGAGTGCGGCCTTCAGCACGTTGCATGCAGTTTCATCTTTCAGCACCGAATCACAGTCATCAAAAATTACGATGCGGTTCTTGTTTTCGTAGAGGGTGCGGAACAGACCCTTGGCGGTGCTGTAACCCTTAACGACCACAAATGCCTTGTCATTTTTAGGCTTGACCATCGGAGTGCCGTCTTCGTCTTCTTCGATGTTGGCAAGAGTGGGGTCTTCCTTCTCCATGCCTAGGCGCTCGAGGGTTTTCATGACCGTGAAGGTCTTGCCCAAACCACCTTCACCGACAATAATCGTCGAAGCGATCTCACGAGTAGCGACCATCTCGACAAAGTCTTCCAAGAACTCAAAGCGCTCATTGATGCTGAAGTTGATTTCAGACTTGGTGTGAGCTGCCAAAACATCTGTCGCCTTGCCGAGTTCCTCATAACGGGTAACACCAAGGGTCTTAGCTTTATTCGAGATTTGATTGATAATTTTATCAATCACATAGTCCTTGCTAGCCGACGACAGAAATACTTGACCGTTGTAGGATGCTTCCCACTTGCTAGACTTGTCGTTGAAGGCGAGAAGAGCGGTTTTGGACATATGTAAGATAGGCAGTTTGTTTCGATAGTGAATTATAACTAATCTGCCCAGAGAGTACATAGGAAAAAGCTTTTTATCTCACTTTCCCCTCAATCTTTTCGAGGATTTCCTCCACGCGAATGAGGCGATTGTATGCTAGCTGGGCATTGTGGATAAAATCTGCTAAAGCTACATACACAAACATAAATGTAAGTAGAATTCCGCAGCCGATAAGTGCCGACGCAATGGCAGAAATACCTGCTAAGTAGATTCCGCCGCCAATAAGCCAGCTTGCAGCAATAGAGAAGCCGAGGTATGGTACGAGCTGCTTCACAATGTATAATCCTTATTTGCTAACTAATGCTATTAAATGCGCTGCTGATGATGGGGACTCCACCAGACCATCCGCTTATTGTTATCTTCGTAACTCTCGACCCAGTGATTATCCACCATTGATTTAGCATATACCCGAAATTCATAGCCGTAACCTCCGTCCTTGTAGGACTCACTGGCGAGCTCATGGCACTTCTTCCATATGTCTATGAGTTCCCCCTTATTGAAGCTACTGGTGAGCTTCTTAGGGTGAATGCCTAGCTCGAATAGGATGTCGGCCCGTAGGTAGTTACCGACGCCGGACAAGATGCGCTGGTCCATCAGGACTTCGCTAATATATTTGTCCTTGCCCAGCTTTGCAATTCGAGTAAAGAAATGAATAGGTGCATCAGGTGAGGCCAAGATATCAGCCCCCAAGCTATCTAGCTTTTTATACATCTCAGCGTGAGTCACCACCTTAAATGTACCGAAGTTCCTCATGTCGCAGAAGTACATGGCGCCTATATTTGTAATTATCTTAATGCGGATAAATTTCTTCTTGCTATCTGGCACCTCGTAATACCAATGCCCACTCATGCCTAAGGTGGATAAGATTGCATGTGTATCTAGCTTGATGACGATCAGCTTGCCTTTGACAAAGATGTCAACAATTTTCTGTCCTACTGGAATGTCAGTATTTTCAATCAGTTTGCGGGTATACCTACCCGACACAGTAGTAATGCTTTGTATCGTGGCATTAATAAAGTCCTTCATGGACTCGCCATTGCGCTTTACTTCGGGGCCTTCTGGCATGTATATTATCCCTTGATATGTTTAGCAGCGTTACGAATAAGTTCAAAAAGGTTTTTAACGATAGAGATGAAAAGCAAAATACTTGCATAGACACCCGCTCCCATACATACCCCAATACCTACGTTGCTAAAGTGGCCTACTACAATACCGAACATGACGCTGATAAAAATGGCAATGAAATTATTCATCTAACAATCTCCGTAAAATTAAATTATAACCTGAATAATTTCAGGTGTACATCACATTTCACTAATGATTTTGCCCATCACACGCTGCATGTTAAAGAGAGCCGCTCGATGTTCTGCCGCGGTTACTGCTTCCTTTTCAATTCGAAAACTTGCAATGATTTCGAATTTAAAGCGACTGGCCATCTCGTTGAATTTCTCATATTCTTTGTCAGTCATAATATTCCTTATTCCATTTCGACTGCAAACTTTGCAGCAAACTTCTCGAGGTCCTTTTCAACATTTCCAGTACCCCGCTTACGATCGAGGTGCTTCCACAATACCAGCTGCTGGACCTTTTCCAGAGCTTCGTACTTGTAGGTGAATTCCCATTCTTTACCTTCGGTCCATTCTTTGGCTTCCGACGTAACCACGTACATATTGGTTTCTGCATTTTGCACAATGGGGTAAAGCTTTTGAGCCATTTCCCACCAGTCGGAACCGACGTGCTTGGCGATGAAGTTCTTTTCCTTCGCTTGCATTTCTTCCGTCATCAGACGGTTAGCAAGCCGCTCCATGTTTTCGATCGTGATCTTGAGAATTTCCGTGGGATTCAGCGCATAATTTTTCTTGTGAGTTGCCAGAATTTCAAAGGTTTGCTTTGCGGTTTGCTTTTTGAATCCCATGTTAAACTCCTAAATTTTATTTGATAGATGAATTATATCAAGATTTAGCAGGTTGTACACTGTTATGCATACGAATTTTGCAATCGCTCAGGCGAAACCAAGCGCTGCCATCCCACCGAACGCGGCAACCTTTAGGGTCTTCGCCAAACTTGTCATCAAATTCAATTTCGGTGGGTGTAAACCATTCTACAGGGTTAATAACTGTGATTGGATGATTAGCTTTGACATCAAATGGGCATCCATTTTCAATGAGCTTAGTTGCAACTTTCTGTCGAAGCACCTCCATCTCAAGCTCTTTGACTTCACTTTTAGGGCCGACGCACAAGTTGACGGCATGCACAATTAGCTTTTCATGGTCGGTGATGGTGCCACGAATGACTTCACGGGACCACACAGGACCGAACGAGAAGCGCTTGCGCGCAACAGGAACTACATTAGTCATGATTAATTTTTAATCCTTGAGAATAATAAGTCTATTATACATCTTACGATGCTCAAAAGAAATACGCCGTAACATGTCGTAATGCTTTTTATTTCTAATTACAATTTTAGCCTGATTCTTAGTGAGCGGCTTGATACAACCCCCACCGCCACTGTGATTGAAAGTTATACCACCCCTAATCAAAATTTCTAATTTTGCCCATTCTTTCTTATCTTGCTTACGCGGTGCCCTAAATGCATCGCCAGCATACGTCAGTTTGCACTTACATCTACCACACGTGCCAATATATCCGCTTCCCCACCTGTGAATGCAAATTTTGCAATTAAAGCACACCCACCGAGTCGATGAATATCCAATGCTGCCATGCTGAATGTCATTCATCATTTATCCCGTCAAGGTCTTCCAAGTCTTTAAATTTATCAGTAATTTCAACCGCATCTTCTAGATTCATGTCTTCTAGAGATGCAAGCTTTCGGTCAAACTTAATAATTCCCTTCCGCGCGAGTGACTCAAATGAAAGTAGATACATAAGTGTGTCAAAGTGTTCAGCCGAGTTTTCAGCTTCCAGGGCTACACCTGTTGCCTGTGAAAGCATTTCAGCAACTAAAAAGATACTTTGTTGTGACTTTGGTGAATTATCATTGCGTTCAATGATGTCGTCGCACATCTTCAGCAAATCATTTAAATCGGCTTGATTTAGCTCTTGCAAGAAATCACCTAGGTTGATGTAAGTTTTTCCAATCAGTTTGTTTGCAGTTATGCGGATAACTGCCGGAAAATCTGAGTTTACGATGCGTTCAAGAATAATTTGATGTGCCATTTTTGTATATTACTTAAGTTTTAATTTTAGCCACGTGTGAATGGCTTCCTTCAGTGGGCATTTAAAATCTGAACTTTCAAATACAACGTCACTGTAGAAATTAAGCTGACCATTGTTATTAACATAGCCAGCGCCCATGTCAGACATAGAGTTCATCAAGTCTAAACTGGCTTCATCTAACGCCAAGTCTGCCGCCACACCATTATGGTGATCTTCTAAGACCCCCTCAAATTGCTGCTCATATGCAGTCATCTGGTAACTTAACCTGCGGTTGTCAGCGGCAATTTTATCACAGTCTGAGCTTAAAACGTCAATTCGATCGCTCAACGCCGTGAATAAAATCTCCAATTTTGTAATACACTCTGCAGTTGTATCCGGCGCGGCGTCAGCACTGATGATCTCAACGAGCTGCTTTAAATTTTCTAAATCAGTCTGCGAGTTTGAAATTCTGCTGACGATCTTCATAGTTTTATCTCACTTGTAGAATCGATCAAAGCACTTGGTCCAGTCCTTGCGGATGCACTCCTGCGCTTCTTCAATTGGCATGTCATTTGTACACACTTCTTTCCTCAACCTTACCTCTAGTCTAGTTTTGGAAAATACATTGCGCTCGGCGCCATATTCATGTGGCCATAGATTCTGCTGGTCATTCGCACCACCGATAGAGAGGGGAATGAGGTGATCGATTTTACACCCGCCAGAGCATTGCTCTTTGTCTACATTGTATGCCTTGTAGACTTTATTTTTGGTGGATGTGGTTACATTACGACTCCTGGACGGGTATGACTTTTCGCATACCTCGGCTTTATTGGTGGATGCAACGACACCTGGAGTTAAAATCGGATTTGGCAGAAAGGAGTAGGTGCTTGCCTGAACAGCAAGAGGAAGAAGAAATAAGGTGACAAATACATGCTTCATAAATTTAGGAAATGAATCCTACTAGTGGGCGGGTACCAGTAGGGCAGTAACTGAGAAGAGTTTTCAGTTCATCTTCGCTTACATCAGCCGGGTCGACTGGACCGAAACGCTCAATGAACGTCTCTGATTCGGCCTGACCCTTAAACCCTCCGCCCTCATAAGAAATGTGTCCACGGTTATTGTTTGTCACGATGACGTATTCATCTAGCTGTGGGTGAAGATACAGTTGACCGACAATAATGAGTGGAGTCTTGGTTGCTAGCATATAGGTTTTCATCCTTGGTAAATAAAAATATTGTAATAAAATTATAATACCATAGGATGAAAATGTACACTTTAGATTATGGGTTGTAGTTTAGGTTGCCATCACCTGCAACTTTGTCCGCGTTGTTATATGAATTTGGAGATGCATATAATGGCGTGATCAGTGGTGCATTATAGGTTGTAGTATCTACGATAACGTCAAACCTAATTGCTAAGTTGCCACTAAAGGCAATGTTTGATGTCAAGTTAATTACTAAGTTAATAGTATTACCTGCACTTGGCTGACTTGCAAAAATAGAGTAGTTAACATTATCAGTGGCCTGTGATGTTAAAACTGACGGCTCGCTGCCTACGTTTTTGACACCTCGATCAATTGGTGCAACCGCCAAAGTCAGAGGAAGCGAACTACCGAAGACTCTTGTTTTATCTGCAGTAATGCGTATTACACCCTTGGTATCAAACAAGGTCTTGACACTGGTTGAACTTTCAGTCGCAGCCGAGGTGGTGCTGAAGTTGACTTGCAAGGTGCCACCATCTGGCACAGTGTAATCCACTACTGTTGGGGAGTTTGCTGCCACAACTAGAGTGTCGGTTCTTTCCGCCGGCGCGTTAGTAGTAGATGAACCGTTGTAGGTGTAGGTGCTGCTATTGGCCCGCGCAGTTGTATTAGCGCCTTGAGTTACAGTGCCAGCAGCATATGAGTCTTCACTGACAAAGCCATTCGCGCCAGAAGTTGTCACTAATCTGTTTTGCCCATAGGAGAATGTATTTGGGGCAGCTGAGCTGCCTTGTAAAGTGGCTCTAACCCAGTTTAATCCATCATTAGAATATGCAATGTCATTGTCTAAAGATGCAAAATACTTACCACCTGCATAGCCTAATAAAGTGCTGCCTTTCTTTAAGCCATTATCACCCACATTCTTCTTAGCGCTGTAATCAAAACCATCCGTTGATGTTATCGAATTACCATCGGTATCTAATGCTACAAACTTACCGTTGCCAAATATTACGCTACCAATTGTTTGGTCAATTCTATTAACAAATGACCAGTTTTTGTTGTCGCTTGTAAAATAGGGCTGATTCCCATATGAATACATGAATACCTTACCGTTTCCACTTACTGTTGGCCCCAGTGGTGGATTTAATCTATAAAGAGAATTAGTATAATCGTAGCTATTTTGGTCAGTCTCTGACGCAAAAAACGCGCTGTTCGCAGAATAAACCGCGGATGCAGCGTACCCATTATCATTATGGTTTGGCAGCTCACCAAAAATCATAGTGCCATTATTATTAGTAAGTAATCTGCGCGCGCCGCCGAATACTTTATTAGGCGTAGTCCAAGATAAACCATCAATGCTCGTAGTCACAGAATCATTATAATAAGCAGTTGAGCTAATATTAACTAAAATAACAATAAATCTAGAGTTATTAAATGCAATTTTGCGCGCTTGCAAATAATCTGAAGATGCAGCATTTGGGTTAAAAGTGTAAATTTTTGCCCAAGTCTTAGCATCAGTTGAAGAATAAACATCCTGTCCACTTAGTGCCAGGAATCTATCATTACCGTACGCAACGCTCGTGAAAGTAGGCACAGTGCTCTTAGACCAAGTAGAACCGTCAACTGTTCTAACGGCAGAAGAGCTTTTACCTGCCGCGCCCTTACCAACCAAGCTCACGCTTGTGCTGCCAGCTGGAATGCTAAAGCTGCCAGTTCCAGATAACGGTTGCTGATATTGCTTAACTGTAGTACCGCCGCTGGATAATGCTGGCACGAAGTTTAAGTTAACTTGAATTGCATTACCGGCATTGATGAATGAACGCTTTGCTTCTGCAGAAGCAAAGGTCAAAGCTAAAGTTAAGCTTGCCGTTTTAGAATTAGAATATGTGCCGTTGAACGCCGCATGCTTACGCTGTGTTACATAATCATTGAATGAAATGTTGGTGCCTGATGCGCCGTTAATACCCTTAATTGAATATTGATTTTGCATTGCAGCATTTAACACGTTCATAGTTTCAGTGAAAAGCTTGAATTGGGAAATCAGACCAATCTTTCTATTAGAACGTCTTTCTAAAGATGGGAAGCGAACGTCGCTTTCACTTAAGCTAGTTAAAGAAGTTGGCACCTGACGACCGTCTGAAACGAACGGAAATTCAGATACGTTACTGTAGAAGTTCTGTGGTAATTCTAATCTACTAACTGCGTACTTTGCAGCGGCTAATAATTTATCCCAGTCGCCGCTGTTCGGCTCCATTCTGAGCATGTTAACTGGTGCGGTAGATGGCACTAAGACGTTGTCGTCCTTCTTAATTAACTCTGCCCATTTAGTTTGTAAGCTTTGATCTAATAATGCTAAGTTTGTTAAGTTAGTAATTAACTTGCCGTATGCGCCATTACCGCCAGTGGTGGTATCCCCAATTAACTTTAAGACCATTTCCTGCGCATTGTCAAACTCTTCACGCCCGCCAGCAATTTGGACATTAGGGAAGGTTTGTTCCCACCCACCAATTACACCATCTTTTTCTGGGTAGCGACCTAAGCCGGTGTAAATGTAAGTAATGGCGGAGGCAGTGCCCGTCTTTTGAATCCATTCATCTCCAGTTACTGCTGGCGTTGGGGCGTCAGAGCCAACGTTGGTGACTTGAGCACCTGTAAATGAACGCCAAATTAAAGGTGTAGTTGATGTGCATACTCGCAAGACGCTGTTTGCGGTGTCAAACCAAATTTGACCAACAGTTGGGTTATTCGGTGAATCTGGGCCTGCAAAATTTTCCAATAGCCACAGCAAGTTTTCTTGCTGCACGGTGCCGTAATTTGATGCGCCCTTACCAGTAAAACGAAGGGACGCCTTGTCTGAAACGATGGAACCAACAGGAACTGAAATTTCAGTTGCCTTCTGTGAGTTGACACTAGGGTTTTTCCATCTTAAGATGTATGCCATATAATGCTCCTACTGGGTAAAAATAATTTGCACATCTGCCCAGTTATCTAAATGATGCACGACTTTATTTATTGCGGAGCGGGAATTAAAAAGGGAAGCTAAGCTTCCCTTTTATTTAACTTCTGAAAATTGCAGCTTCGTGATGTACTCTGCCATTTGACACTCTTCGCTGTGGCTCCTTTCGCACATCTGGAGATTCAATGTGAGTGAGAATAGTTTTTAGAATCTCAGATCTAACAACGTCGCTTGAAGTAAATTCAACTACGTTGATGTTGCGATCGCGACCTTTAAGCTTACGTGTAATCCACTCTAAACCGTTTTCTGGCACTCCTCGTAAGTCAGATTGTGAAACGTCTCCATTAATAACAAACTGTGAATATTCACCAATTCTAGTAATGAACAACTTAATCTGTTCGATTGAGGTATTCTGAGCTTCGTCTAAGATGACGTAGCAGTTGTTGAATGTGCGGCCTCTCATGTAGGCTAACGGCGCAAATTCAATTTTTCCATTATCCAGCAGCTTCTTTGCAGCAGTTGGACCGACCAAGTCATTGAGCGCGTCGAGTAGAGGTAGAAGATATGGTGAAATCTTTTCCTCGAAGGTACCTGGTAAGAATCCAAGAGATTCACCGGCTTCGACGATAGGACGAGTGATGACGATCTTAGATACCTCATTGTTGAGTAACTTATCTAAACCGACCATCATTGCCAAGAATGATTTACCTGATCCGGCTGGCCCAGTACCGATTGTAACTTTAGATGACTGCAACGCTTCAATGTAGAAGCCTTGAGATTCATTCTTTGGCTGGGTGCGGCACTTTAATCTAATCGCTGTTGAGCCCTCTGGGTTAATTGGTTGTGGATACTTCTGTTTTGCGGTGGCGAGCTTTCTTCCCATTATTTTCCTCCTTAAATGGGATGAATAAAAACACGTCCTTCAATCTTGTCTTTGCAGGACGTAACGGATCCAATCAGAGGAGCTAAGTTGTGAGCTGTGAGTAGCACTATACCCATAGTTTATTGCACCTAGGAGATATTGGGCTAGATTCACCTTTTCGGAGGGAGATAGGCTCTTGATGGACTCAATGGCGACGACCGAGGTCGCACCAGAAGAGGAGGGAATCGAACCTTCAAATGGCTTTGTAGCTTGAAGACCCGAGAAATGTTCTGATAAAGCTGACAGCACGAAGATTTCGTAGCCATCATTTGTGTCACCACGATCAATGATGTTTTGCAGGGTTAGTTCGTAAGGAACTGGGCCTGTCATTTCATGGATTACTGCTTGGTGAAGTTTCATGGTTAGGTGACTTAGTTTTTCTAAGTTTATTTATGTGTGTCTTACTAAAATATATATTAACATACACACATAAAAGGAGACAATATGCAAGAAGGTTCAGGCGAGTATTTTACAGATGTACCAACGGTTAATCTTGCGAAACGTGAAACGTGGCAGGATTTGTCAATTAATGAACTAATCGAAATTAAAAATTACTTGGAAGAGAAGCTATTCTTTTACAGACAGAACCCCGCAATGTCCAAACCGCTTATTGAGGCGATTGGTCATGCGGGGTCATTGATTGCATTTAAAAGTTCAATCAGCTTCTGATTCTGCAGCCTTAGGTTTTGCACGAGAAGGCCGCTTTGCTTTAGGCTTCTCGTCTGGGATATCTAGAAACTCAGTAACTCGGTCGCACAAGCCATATTTCTTGGCTTCGTCAGGTGAGAGCCATCTATCTGATGGTGAGAATAGAATGTCCTTGATTTGCTTTTCGGTCATGTTAGAGTGACGGACGAAATGCTTAATAAAGAGCTGCTCAAGGCGAAGGTGTTCGTGTTGAACTGCCATTAGCTCGTGATGCTTACCATAGACGCCGCCGATAAACTGGTGAGCCATGATTTCAGTATTTTTAGTAATGGTTCTAGTGCCTTTGTGGCCTGCAGTAGAGATGAGCAAGCCCATCGAAGCAATTAGCCCAGTGCCAACAGTCTGGATTGGTAGGCGAGATGTTTCCATAATGTCAATGATCGCAAAACCGTCATTAACACTACCGCCCTCTGAATTAACTAATAAAGTTAAAGGTGAGGACGAGGCGCGCAGCATGTTTGCCTTAATAATAAACTCGCAGGTTTGCAGAGCACTAACTTGGTTGATTTCACCAAATAACATATGAGCACCCAGGTTTTGCAACGTGATGAGCTCATATGGTACTGATGTAATTTGGTCGGGGCTTTCTTCGGTCATATGTTCTCCGTGTTAATATGAGAACATTATACACAAATTTGTAACCTTAATAATAATTGAAGGGTGATCCACCTGAGAAAGCCACTGATGCAATTCCTAGGAGGGGCGCCTTACCCCTAACACGGTAATAGTTTGCGTGCTTAGCATATGCTGAGTTAGTCTCAATGATCAGCTCACGGTAATCAATCGCATTAACATTATTATTTCGTGCGATGTGTTGAATTGCTGAGTCCATCACCGCCATGTTGACTTGACGACTGATGCCGCGGCCAAAAATAAAATACAAAGCAATTTGATAAACTGCCATGTGCCAGAATGGAATCTGAGGAGTAAAGTCAGTTACACCAAAGTTCCAAAATCCAGAGATTATGGGACCCCAAATTGGGAACATAGTTAGGTCTCGAAGAGAGCTAAATGCATAGGTTGCAACGTCCTTATCCACAAACACCCCCAAGATGAGGGCGATTGGGATAAAGAACAAGATGCCAACCATGTTAGTTAAAGCAAAAGTAGCTGGGAAGCTCAGTAATTTTACTGTTCGATAGCCAGCCTTACCGCATGCAGCAACCCAGGCAATGAAACAGGAAATGCACGTTATAATTAGAATGGGCAGAATAAAAAGGAAGGCGAAGATGTTCCCCCCTCCCTGATTTTGTTGAGTTGACATTATGACTCCAATGCCGGCAGAACCGGATTTTCTAGCGGAATAACTTCAAGCGACCACTTATCTAGGTAGTTCTTCTTATACCAGTCGTACCAGTTGATCTGCTTACCATTGAATAGATTCATGATTAGGCCAAAGTGCTCTCGGCCCTTGTGAGCTAGAGCCATATCCTTTGCAGTTTGATTAAGGAGCTTACCATTTCCAGCAAACTCTTCAACTAGCAGCTGCACTTTCGCAATCTGGTTGTGGATTTGATTCTCAACTTGAACGATAGCCGAGGTGTCTCGCCCAGTCATAGAAAATGCCGCCTTCAGATCATCAGATTGCTCATCTAGCACCGAACGTGCAACGTCACGCCAGCGGGTAAAAGTCACTGCGTGATGCAGATCGCAATACCACTTAGTTTTGATCTTCCACATTTGACCATCTTCGGCTTGGATGATCCACCCTTCGATGCCGGTTTCAGTTTTTGCAAGTTCTAGGAGTTCTCGCGGGTCTTCGAACTTATTCATTAGGTTCTCGACAATGGGAAACGGGCAATCGCGAGTGTAGCGACCACCATCGCCGAGGTTAGAGATGTACTTGCCAGAAGAATTTTCCCGGATTTGTAGCAAAGTTAGCTCATCCTTATCATACGTCAAAACGATAGGGAATCGCGGCGAAGTCCACTCAAAGGTAGGAGTAAATCCCGCCTTCAAGATGCTAATAACCCACTCTACGTTTTCAGCAGACTTATTAAGAAATTCAGTTGCGGCGATCGCCTCGTTAGAAGTAAAGGTCTTCTTAGTTTTGCACTTAATAGAGCCATCAGTCATATGGACAGGTGTGATCATCGAGCCATCTCGCTTATCCATGATGCGGTCAATCTTGTCCCACGGAATCATGGACGGTTGGGTTTCTTCATTTTCACCTACGTTCTGGAACTTGTGAAGGGTGCGAGAAGCAATGAAGCCAGCAGGATCAAAGGTGATACCACGACACTCGCGATACATTTCAGGGTGTTCGCCGCGGAAGGTGTCTTCGTCCTGCAGCATATAACACACGACAGTGAAGTCGTTCTCGTCAGATGCCACACGGAATTGAGGGTTGCCCTGGATGTAAGGCAGCAGGTCATTGAGGTGACGGATAGTCGGGAATTTGCTCATGATCGTCCTTTTCTGTAGATACGATCATTATATTAAACTTATCGAAGGATGTACATTACTTCATGCCAAGACACGCAGTGACGTATTGTCTTCTATTTGTTAAGTTTAAGTCCTGCCTGGAATAGGTTGCTGGTACCTTGCTCTTTGTAACCACCTCGCACGTAATGGTTTCCCCCAACTTACAGCTAATGTCTTCGCCACCAACTTCCTCTTCTTTCACGACGGTGCGTTGTATGTTACGAGGATATGCAGCTCTGGCCATCGTGTTGCAATATGCATCAGTGATGGGGTATTTCTTTTCAGTGTCAGTCACGAGGGGCGCGCACGCCACTAGAAATAGACACCCAATTACTTGAATGCCTCTCATACTAAGATTAAGAATAATACCAGCGTAATTACTAAATTTAAAGCGAAGCTTGCACCAACTGCAACTCTAAGCTGTTTGATTTGACGTGACTGCTTTTCGTCAATGCTGTCTAAGTCGGACTTAGACACCGTGTTGTCGCTAAGAATTCTCATATATCCCTTATTTGTAAACAACCTCTCCCTTAGTTAGTTTAATTGGGATTCGAGGTGTGATTTTAATTTTTGGCTTTGAAATATTTTCCCTAACTACAACTTGCACCTTCTCAGCTTCCTTTGCAATATCAATAATTGATATTTTAGAAACTTCAGGCTTTGTAGTTTTAGGAACTACTTCCTCACTACGAACTGCATCTAGTTCTGGCGCAATTGGCTCTTCAACTGGTGGAGTAACTTCTGGCGCGGCCATTAAAGGCTCTTCATATTGTATTTCTACTGTACGGCGGAGTGGTACTATTAGGCGGTCATTAATAATGACTTCAACTCTAAACTTGTAGGTTCCCGGGCTTAAAGCTTCGTCGATTGAAATTTCAGCATAATATCTGCCCGGCTCATCTCTAACTTCTTCGGCCTTAAATCCTAAATCAGAATCTTCGGTTTCAATAATAATACGAACGTCAGGTTTGCTTTGAGTTCCAAAGATATTTAACTTAAATTTGACCTCGTTGCTTTTTCCAATGTATAGCATTATTAAATCTCCAAATCAGTAATATTTATTGTTATTTCTGACATGGTAAATTCTAAGTCAGTGAGTGTGACAAACTCATTTGTGCGCTTATTCTCAACGGTGCCTCTACCTTGCATATTAAAGAGCTCAACATCGAGCATGATGTATGGTAGCTCGGCCATGCTAATGTTTGTGTTAAATTCAGTTTCTGACGCCCGCGAGATAAATTGTGGTGGCTGTCTAGATGGTAATGGAATACCTGGATTAAATCTAATGCCAGTTGAACCATGACCTCCTCCAGTATATTTTGGTGGAGTTGGTGGATCAATGATAGGAGGCAATACAATCTCATGACCTGCCTCTTTAATTAGGCGCGTCAAGACTATAGATCGCCTTCTACCACAGAAGGTATCTAATGTAGATTCAGAAATTGTACATGCGTTAATGGACATTAGTTATCTTTCACGTCCTTATACACAGTTGGCCAATCTTTTAAGTATTCGTATTGTGCTGGATCTTCCAACTTTTCCATTGCCATTCTATGTTGTTCAGCTTTAGCAAAGATTTGAATATCAGTGGAAATAATAGCAGAGAATACTTGAGCTGCAAGCTGAGGGGTCATCTCGACAAATGTACCTCGCATCGTCTTCCACATAATACCCTTTGGCATATTTGCACCCGAAGCAACTAAGGCGATGAATTGAATGCGTGATGAATCGTCTGAGTGGAACCAATTGTTGTTTACATTCACACCACCAGCCTTGCGTGCATCACGCTCTTCTTGAATATCTTTCCACATTTCCTTCTGTTTAATGGCCAGAATTTCTGCGTCAAGCTCAGCTTTAGGAGGAATTGGCGCAGCCGAAAGAGAAACTAACTTGTCATAGTTCGTGCCATCACCCTCGCTCTGCACCTGCATGTTAGGATATTTTGAGCTTATGGCATCAATGTAAGAAACAAAAATCATATTAGTTCCAAGATTCTATATTCAGTTGTTAGCGAATTACCATATGTGACGCCAAGTGGAGTTTGATTAACATACAAGGTTCCAGTACCATTTAATGTCCCAGCGCGGCAGGAAATAGTTAACGTATTAAGTGAAGTAGTATTTACTACAGCCTGCATAGTTAAGGTTGCCGCGCCAGACGCAACTGCAACTGCGTCCGTCGTCAAACCAATGCATGTAGTGTTTGCAAATAAAGAAGTGAAAACCGTTCTACCAGCGGTACCGTGATAAGCGCTATATGTGTATTGCACAACGATTGATGAGCCTATCACTTTAGGAGTGAAGGTAGTTGAAAATACAGAAATACCCTCAGATGTGGTGGGCACTGTCGTATTGGCCTTTTGAGATGCGCCAGAAACAGGGGCAATATTGCCGGCTTGAGATTGAATTAGCTTACCAAGTGGTAGCCAATTACCGCCCGAAAATACCTCAGCTTCGGTGTTAGAAGTGTTATACCTTATTTGCCCAACATTATTACTAACTCTCTGTGCAGTAGTTCCATTTGGAATAGTGATGCCTTCACTACCTGGGATAACCGGGTTATTAGCTAACCCAATTTTACTGCCGTCAGTAATAATTTGATTGTCAGTTCCAACTGCAGGAGATAGCAAATCCCACCCACTGCCATTATCTCTATAGATTACATTGTTAGTAGTATCTAAGAATAATCTGCCACTTACCGCCGCGGCGGGTCTAGCTGAGAATGCATCCGCGGTAATTGTAGAAATACCAGTAGCAGGTAATAAATTTACCCCATTGACGTCTGGTATATCTAAGAACGAAATTTTTCCTAAGTGAACTGACATTATAATACTGGCCTCAATTTAGATTCTGCATTAGAATATGTATACGTCATTGCAGTCCCACTGCCTGCAAGCATTAAGTTTGCACCTTGATACTGATCAATAACTGAACTTACGTTAGCGCCTTGCGCCGCCTCGTCAAACTCATAATAAGACATTAATCCATTCACTATGCCATGTCTTGCGCCAGTTGAATTAAAAATGGTGGTAATTTCATTTTGAGATAAGGCTCTATTATAAAGTCTTACGGTATCAACCATGTGATTAGAGGTTTCGGCGGTACCACCAGTTGGAAAGCCATTAATGTAAAACATTGCAAACTTTCCTGCTAAATTTGCGGTAGTTGAAGTAGCTTGCAAGACACCATCGACATACAGGCGATTTGTGTTACCATCAAAAGTGTAAGCAATGAAGTGCACCTTACCGTTAGTCATGATGTTGCCCGCAGTAGCAACTAACAAGCCACCGCCCCATGTCCAAACCTGACATGAGCCCGCGGTATTACGGCACCCAATCTGAATTGCAGTGGATGGATTAGGTGATGGCCCGTATAATCCAACAAAGCTTCCTGCGGTAGTTGTCCAGTTAGCTGCCATCCAAGTAGTAATCGTAACTGGCGTCCCAGCCTGTGGCAAATTCGCCATACTTGAAGTCAAGTGAATATCAGTTGTATTGCACAGAACTGCCATTAGGAAAGCTCCACAGTCACTTCACTTAATAGGAAGTTGGCATTTAGGTTAGCACCTGTAGTGCCAGAGACCCTTCTAGTTAATTCAACTTGATATAAACGATCAGCTACCATCGTTAAGTTAGCAAGTGGAATGGTGAATGTTGCATATTGGAAGTTTGCATTAGTTGGTATTGCAATCTCACCAATTTCTCTCGCTGTAGACCATGCCGCGACAGCTGCATTATTAGGTAGTAACCTGTTATACAATCTAAATGCCGCAACAGAAGCTGCAGTTGGTACAGCTTGAGGTCGACCTCTAAACTTAAAGGTAATATTAGTTGTGCCAGGTGGAACTGATAATAGGAAGCCTACGCCTTGCTCAACTGTAGAGCTAAATTGCCTATTTGTTAGAGAGGTAAATGTTGGGTCAGTTACTGTAGGCGCAAGTGCGTTAATTGCCCAGTCTGCACTTGTTGGGGAATCTAATGACCCAGCGAAGAAGGTAAATCTAGAACCGACAGTTAAAGTCGCAACACCACTACCAGAGTCAGTTACTGAAACTGCTTGACCCTGGACATTTAGACGGGTGACATTATTATTGACTGTGACGCCGTCCTTGCTAACAATAATTGAAGACGGAGTTGAACCGCCGGCAACTAAGCCGGCGCCATTTGCTAACACGACAATACGAATATTGCGGCTATTACCAATAACAGTAACTCGCACCACGTTAGCTGAAGTTAAGACCACGCTATCCGCAGTAACAACTGAGTTATCCGCCGTGTCATACAAGTTAATGACTAGATTTGCAGTTGCTAAGTTGTGTGTGAAGTCTTGATAGTAGCGGTTTGTGCCAGCAATTTGAGTCCATGCATTTAGAATACCTGATATAGCACCAGTGTTAACGCTTGTGTTAACCCAGTTAGTACCAGAATATGCTAACACTTGATATGGAGATGGTGAAGTTAATACGACATTACTTAACTCACCGAGCCCTAGAGTTCTAAATGCTGGGGTGCCACCACCAATAGGTGCAGCTAAAATTGCAGATGACCCTTGATTATTGAGGGTCGCAGTTAAAGTGCCAGTGGTGGTGACTGGGGTATTTGAAACTGAGAAAATGCTAGGTAAAGATAAGCCGACTGAAGTAACACCAGTATTATTAATTGTGGGGTTGCCACTAACGCCGTTAGCATTTGTGATACTAATGCCAGTGCCTGGAGTTAAAGTTCTAGCAGCTGATGTTCCAGTGCCGGTAACTACATAGATGCCAGTTTGGGTAGTGTTAGATAACGCGGTTAGGTTTGAATTTAATCCTTGCGCATCGGTAATACCAAAACCTGCTAATGTCGTTGGATTAGAGCCAGCCGTTACACGTCCATATTGATCAGTAGTAATGGACTTGTAAGTTCCTGCCGTACCGACTGCAGTCAAGCTGATGTTAGGATTTCCAGTAACAGCATCAGGGTTTGTAATAGTAATACCAGCGCCCTGCACAAGCTGCCTATTTGCCCATGTATCAGAATTAGTTCTAACTGCAAAGCCAGTACCAGATAAAGATTCTAGCGCGGCCAGGTCATTTGCTAAGCTGAATGAGAGCGTACCACTTGAGGTAATTGGGGAACCACTAATAACTAAGCCCGCGGCAGGGGCTTGCGCTGCAACTGAGGTGACTGATCCCGCGGGCACTACGACGTTACCAGTTTGCCCGTTGACGGATGTAACTAAGTCTGTCGGGGTTAGTAATTCTTGCCAGTTTGCAAAGTTGCTTGCAGGTAATGCACTTAAGATAAATGACTTCTTCAAGTCGGTCCGAACTGCAACGTCGCCTACCTCTGCCACTAAGCTAGTTTGCTGAGATTCAGAATTGACAACAAACGTGTCAGTGATAGCAATCGCTGGAACTTGGGAAGTTAATAGCTGACCATTACTATCTAGAGTTGCAACACCATTCTTGGCGCCAAGTTGATTTACATTAATAGCGTCAGTAATGCCATACCCAGCTAGGGTAGTTGGGTTGGTACCTGAGGTGACTCTACCATATTGATCAACAGCAACTGATCTAAAGTTGCCCGCAGTGATGATTGGAATTAAACCAATATCTGTATTTCCACCAACACCATCACCGAATGTGACAGTTAATGTAGTGGAAGTAATTGATCTGGTTGCCCAGGTGTTGTTCGCGGTTCGTACCGCGTATCCATTTGTGGCAAGATTTTCTAAACCTAGCAAATCATTTGCTAGTGCTAATGTGATATTGCCAGCAGTACCTGCTGGATTAGTAATAGTAATACCAGCAGATGGTGCTACAAAAGTTCTAACTGCCCATGAATCATTGCCAGTGCGAACAGGAATACCTGTTCCTGTTAGGTTTTCTAATCCTAGCAAGTCATTAGATAAGGTAAATGCAATGTTGCCACTAATGCCATCTGGATTAGCAATGTTAATACCTGCCGCAGGTTGAATTAGAGTTCTAGTAACTGCAGTGCCCGCACCAGTTTTAATATAAATGCCAGTGGTAGTTACGTTAGTTAGCGCAGTTAGGTCTGAATTTAGCGGTTGTGCGTCGGTAATGCCATAACCATTAAGAGTTGTTGGAGTGTTTGTAATGACGCTCCACGGCACGGTGTTTGTGCCGGCAGTAACTCTACCAAATTGATCAGTCGTAACGCTTTGATATGTACCAGCTACACCTACAGTGTCTGGAGAGATCGTGATGTTTCCATCAACTCCATTGCCATTAATTACCTTGATGTTATTGCCAATAATAGAGCGAATAGCCCAAGTGTTAGTACCTGTTCTGACAGGTATTCCGGTGGATGTAAATGACGCCAGCGCGGTTAATTCACCGCTCAGTGGCTGTAAGCCGCTCAATGAGTGCGTGTGATCAGCACGAGCAAAAGAGTTAGAAATGCCCGTAGTGTTTGTGCTAGACGCATTTAAGCTAACAGCCGGCGCGGTAGGTAGTGGGTCAGCCCCGTTTGGAGTGTGACGAGACGCGTGAGCCGCAACGTCAATGTTATTAATTAGCTTTGCATTGACAATGTTATTGTTACCTAAATCTAAATTGCCAACTAATGCTCTAACTCCGCTTGCGAGTAAGTATTGGGTATGATCATCGTCAGCTAATCCTAGCAAGTCACCGTGATCGTTTGTTCCGCTTGAACCTACTGCGCTCCCACCTCCTTGAAAGTGGCGGGGTCTAATATCTAAGATAGATACAATTTTATCATTGCCCTCTTGAACAATAATTGCTGCAATTCTAGGCGTGCCATCTGGATTAATAACAGGCGTTGGAATTGGCGCAGCCAAAGCCTCAGCAAACGTTGCATATTCTACCTGCGCATGGGCGAGTGGAAATAATACATCTGTGCCTGAACCCGTCTCATACAATGCATGCTTAGCATAGTACAAATGAGTCATTGGCTTGTAGCCACCGTCAATTAGAAGGGTGTTGTTTGGAACCTGCGTACGAGGAACAATAGTAACAGAGTTGCCTGTTTTATATCCATCTAAAAACGTAATGTTATTAAATGCACCAGGTGTTCTGCTTAACGTGCCATAGTAGTACTTACCGGCAGTTACATTCAAGCCGCGGTTAACGGTACTAGATTCAGTTACGATAGAACCTGAGACAAAAACTCCACCTATAGTCTGACGTAGGTATGAGTCAATTTTGTTATTAATTAGGTCTATATGAAGAGCCTGATCACCGACTTGTAAGACGCTATCTGCGCCCACAAGTGCCCGAGCAAGAACTATATTGCTGGCGTGATCTGGCTCGGTATCCGCTGTCATGACAGAGCCAGCATTGTTAATGTAGATGTATGGAGAAGAGCCTGGTGCTAATTGAAGGTCAGCCCCAGTAAATTCAATTCTCTTAACTAGATTGTCAGCATTTCTTAAGTACCCAACACCTGCAGAAATTCTAATCGAAGTACCGCCATTTCTAGTCACTGAACCACCAGATAATAATCCCATTGGTGCAGTATCAATAATTAGGTTTGTAACGTTTGTAATTTCATTGACGTTCTTACCTAAGTTAAACTTACCCGCAATGTTAACACCTGCATCTTCTGGGTCTAAAAAGAAAAGTGAGATTGCTGTAGAGGCGGATGTAACTTTATTTTTTGCCGCCGTACCAAGGAACGTGCCTGTAGTGCTAGGGTGGTCTAACTTCAAGTCAGTAACGTTTGACTCGAGTGATACATTGTAGCCTAAAATACGAGGTGCGACACCCGCATTTTCTGCGTAGATCGCATTGTTGAAACCTCTAAATGAAACGCTTAGTAATCTAGCTAAAGCCCCATCTCGAACTCGAATGCCATTTCCAGATGGCGTGTTAAGAGATGTTCTAATTTGAGTCGCGTTAATAAAAATTTCTGCACCGCGGCCAGACGCAAATGCAAAATCAGTTGGGTATGGGGCAGATGCACCACGAGTTGTACCAGATCTAACTAAAATGCGGGCTTGTCCGTTATTTTGGCTCTCGACAACCAAGCCCTGCCTGTAGACCATTGTGCCGCCAAACTGCGGGTTAAATAAGAAGATAGTGGTAGAGTTACCGCTTGAGGTGACAGTGACTAATCTATCATTTTGGCCGAAGCGAATATCGGTCGCGGTAAATGAGCGGGTTGTTTCATTTTCAACCGCATTGTCAAAACGGATCGCGCTCTTATTTTCACCAGTCGCGCCAGATAGTGTGACTGATGTAAGTGCAGCATCATTTGCACCAGTAATAATGTCCGCGCTTGGGTTTTTTGCAACAATAAAGACGCTTGCCGCAGATTCGCCGACGACCGCAACATATCTCTTTAGGGTGATGGGGTCTTCATTATACCTACCAGCCTTCACATAAACGGTGTATCTCTTAAGCTGACCCGCGTCAGTGATGGAATCCACCGCCTGCTTAATGCTACCAAATTGACCTGGACCAGGATTTGGCTGCACTGTTAGAGTCGTAATAGGATTTAGGCGTGGATCCAAGTCATTGACTAGATTAACCCACTTGCCATTTGAGAATGTTTCAATGTAATTAGTTGTGTCATTGAAACGTAAGGTACCTGCGGCTGCATTATCTGGTTGCTGAGCAGTTGTGCCGTGCGGTAAAGTGATTGCGCCATTACCTGGGAACTTTACATTATCTTGCAATGATAGCTTTAGCTCTTTCCCACCACCATTGTCAGTAACTTTAATTTGATTAGTTTCACCTGTTAATACTCTTGATGCTACAGGTGATGATGAATTTCTAGACGCAACTACCAATGATAAATCGTTATCATTTCTAGATAGCCCGTCTGTAATGCCCAATCCAGCTAATGTGTTTGGGCTTTCGCCGCTTACAACACGCCCAGTGTCATTTACATTTACCTTTGTATATGCACCTGGAGCAACTCCGGTCTTGCTTAATTTTGGGTCTGTAACTGCCTGGTCTTTGATGTCTTCACTTTCGATGCCGTCATCAAGGATCTGTTTTCCTGGTACTTGGGTTCTCACACTATTTCCTTAGTGAGGGGTATGGAAATAATATCCATACCCCTATTTTTATAATTAAGCCTTGTCTGCGATGTAGCTGACGCGGATCTTATCTTCTGCAGTTAGTGCATATTGCATGGTGATGGTAGAACCGTTGATTGTGTAGTCATTGCTTGCGCCTGCGTCTTGGAGTAAGCCGTTGACGAAAACACTTTCAGTACCAAGCTTAACATCATTAGCTAGTGTGAAGGTGTCGTTGACGCCGTTAAGTGCGCCAGCTGGTGTTTCACGTGTCACAAAGTCAGTGACTCTAATAACTGTGTCTGGGTTGATGGTTACAACGCCGTTCTCATCGATGGTGACGTCACCGCTCAATGTGACAGTCTTATTACCAGCCGTAGAACCTAAGATTAGTTGACCAGCTGGGATGTCAGCAAGCTTACTTAAGGTGACTGACTTGTCTGCAAGTTCGGCAGTACCGACTACTCCAGTGCCTAGCTCAAAAGCGCCAGTTTCTGATAATGTAGCATCTCCAGAAACTGGAACGAACTTTGCAACACCATCTTGGCCGATAACTGCAACTGAACCGGCAACAGCACCGTCAGTGTCAAGCTTCTTTAGCTCTAGTGAGCCATCAGCAATTTTATCGCCACTAACCGCGCCGTCAGTAAGAGTAACTACACCGGCCGCATTAACAGTGACGTCACCGCTTAGGGTACGAGCCGTCGCAACACCAGTTGCAGAACCGACTAGGATTTGGCCTTCAGCTAAATCAGCTAGCTTTAGACCATTTGGACCAACTGCTAGAGTAGAACCGTCTAAAGTTAGAGTAATGCCTGCAGGGGTAACTGCAATACCGCCATTAGCGCTGACAACGCTGAGTGAATTGCCATTTTTAGCTAGACCGTCACCCGCTTGAACAACACCTGCAGAGGAAAACTGTGCAAATGGTAGTGGAGTTTGGCCTAGAGTGGTAGGACCAACTGAGGTTAGAACCCAACCAGTACCTGCACCGTAAGTACCTTCTTCAACGAATGTGAAAAGGCCAGGTGTGACGTCTGCGTTTGTAGTTGCATCGGCCGCGCGCGTCCAGCCACCAGCAGCGACAACGTAGATACCATTTTCTACTGGGTTACTTTGACCGGTTAGTAAGACACGGTCGCCAACAACGAGTGAAACGCCGTCAATGGTTTGTGTGCCACTTAAAGCAACGTTGTCAGTTGCAACTGCACGAACAGAAAGCTTAACGTCAAGACCTTCAGCAGTAGCGTCAACGTATGCCTTGGTGGCTAGGTGGGAAGCTTGTGTTGGCTCAACGCCAGAAACAGGAGCAGTGAATGGTACTGAGCCATCGCTCTTGACTAGAAGTGCGCCGTCTTCAATCTTTGTTAGTAAAATACCCTTTGGATTAGCCGCATCTGGCAGAGCAATCTGGGAGTTTGTAAGTGACAGGTCTTGAACCTGTACATTACCACGAATTTTGGTAAAAGCCATAATCACCTCTCAAGTGAGTTAATATTTGAACGCTAGGATGCTGTATTTATGATATGTTATGCAATAACGTAGTCTACTACGATATTCTGCCCTCTAGCTATGTCGTCACTTGAAATTGGATATTGAAGTTGGAGGGTAGTGTTATTTATTTCTATAAAGTCTAAGTTACGTTTTTGTCTCATGCCACCGACAAATAAGACGGTTGTTTCTAGCTTGTATGGATTAAGTGTAATTAATCTTAGCTTACCATCATGTGTGTATGTCGTGTATGGCGCATCAACCATTTGCTCGCCTGATATTGGCTTTTGAGCTAATAGGTAATCTAGTGCATCTTTATAATCGGTTAGATTTGGAAAGTCTTCATTGCTGTAGACATTGCTTAACCTATACAACGTTTCAGCAGTTAAACGATGGTCAACTAGAGTATCATTGCTCGCGCTGGCGCTCCATGCATGAGGAAACGTATTTTCACGCCCTCTAACAATAGTGAAAATATCACCTTGACGTTGAGTGACAAAAATAATTTCTCGGGCGGATGCAGTTTGATTCTCAAGCGTAACTGTAAAGAATTCATTTTCCTGAGGGGTTGGGAACATGTCGCCATGGCCGTCCAAAACTTGCAAGCTAACTGCATCTGCAGTGATTGGGAACTTTAACAGCGAGACGGCATTGTTAGTAAAGAGTTGTTTTAAGGCCATTATTTCTTCACTTCACCGTTATACGAATCAATTACATCCAAGAGCTGCTTCTTGTTTTGAATAGAAGCCTTGTTAATTTCAGCCTCAAACATCTTTGCATTCTTAAGAGGTACCATTAAATCGATTGTCTCAATACCGAACTGCAAACTATATTTCTGATATGCCACCTTGTCGGCGACGTTATCTAACTGCTTCAGCAAAGACATTAACGGCTCCCAAGGTAATCGCTATACAAGGATAAGAATTTATCTTTCGAGAACATGTCATTGCCAATGTCGCGTTGAATGTCAATAATTTGTGCCATTCTAACTGTTACTTGCTCTTCAGTGACACCATCCACGCCAATGACTAAAAGCCCCTTGGCGAGATCACCTCGTTTGTGGAGCTTTAAGTTCTTGACAGTAATTGTGTGTGCACCTGAACCATCACGGTAAACGATGGTGTCATTTGGCTGTGGAAGTTGAATTTTTCTACCAAGTGGGCCAAGTGATCTGAATACCTTTGCACCTGGAATAAACTCAACTGTCTTGCCATTAATTTTGGCAATGTCAAAGAAATACACGGCGTCAGATGGTACAGCAGGCGTGTGCTCTACATAGACTGCCGGTCCCTTATCCCGGTAATTGGTGTATGATAATACTTGAAATGAAACGCCGTCTTTGGTTTCAATCTTGTCTCTTTTTAGCGGTACAACTAGCATTTGCGGTCCTAAATTTACTCATATTTATAACCGCTCAACTTATGTTCGCCATAAAGGTTCAACTAGCTTGTTCGCCGTTTTCTTCTAAACTATTCAAGTCATCTTCAAGCAGTTCTTCTTCAACTTGGCGAAGATAGTTTTTGAAAGAGACTCGTTGCTGTCTTTTACCAGCATCGCCTTCATAAGTCTTCTTATGGCGCTTAACGCTCTTTCTGTTGTCTACATGTTCACCCATAATATTCCTAATGTACCTTGTTAAGTAAGATTCTTGCCTGAGGTTGGTTTCTGCAGATTCTATTTAAGTCAACTGCATTCTTCTTTATCGCACCAAAATGTAACATGGTGAGCTTCTTGCTATCTATCAATACAAAGTTCTTACCCTTAATATAGTCCAGATACGCCTGAGCCCGCCAACGTCCAACAATTTTCTTTATGGTGCTGATATTATTATCTACAGCGATTTGCACATCAGACACCATAAATTCGGCTATTTTGTCGTGAAAGGTATCATCATGCCAGTTTGCAATGGACTTCATGATTCCATTCTGGTAAATCTCACCGTTAGACGAAAATAGCAGCGAGATGTTTCCACGAATAGGACCAGAATATTTCCTTGCAAGGCGTTCTAAGTCGATGTGGCTGTATGCGTTGAGGGTGTTTTTGCTTATATCACCATCTCTCCAATAAGCCAGTTTGCTGCCTGTAATTTCCTCATACTTATTATTGAATGCTTCTAAATCCCTCAAAATCAGATGCACCGCTGGGTCTGCATCTTTACTGATTTTAAAATCAGTAATTGCGTTGTCTTTCTTAATGTAGACACCACCCTTCACCTCTGCAAATGGTAAGCCATTGAATAACAAGTCAATGCTAGAATTTTTACCACCTAACGTGATTTCATCAAATAGAAACCACAAGATAAGTTCTCCTGGCCCAACACCTGCTGGTCTAAGTTTATCTAGCTTAGATGCTAAGTCAAAATTCATTTCGATGAAGTTGTTGTAATCAGCTTGGAAAGTCTCTAAGTTTAGTTGCATAAAATCCACCGACTCTTTATTAAAGTGGTGGAGAATGTATTGTCTTAATTTAGCTTTTACTAATAAGGATGAAGTGTCTAGGATTAAAGACATCTAGCATAAAATATCTCGGGCGTGGTTAGCTTTGTTTAGGGCTCTTTGGGTATAGAGGTTATCACTATGGATTTTAATCCATAGTGCATGAGGTATTTTATCAAAGTGTAACCCAATGAGCGAACTAATTGTGGTCCAGTTGCCACCACCAAGCCCTGCGCCGATAAGTGGAAAGTGGACTTCGATATCTTTATTACCTATTTCAATACAATTTCTCGCCATATTTGCAATATCTGCAAAGCCTTTGTCAAGGGCGTCATACGAGGTATACTTACGGTTTTTCTCTCTACCATAAAATTGTTGCCCTACCAAGTTAGCAACCGCTAAACCATCTCCAACGATCGCATATGACACATCACCTAGTAAGCTTCGGCCTTTATCCTGAGCTTTATAATTTTCATCATGGTGCTGTTTGTAAACCATATAAACTTCAGGCCACTTATCACGGAGGGCTTTAGCGACTCCAGAACCCATAACACCCTGCGCATTTACTTGATGCACAATAATGCCCTTCTTGGCAGTAGTAATATCACCAAAAACAGTCTTCATAATTTTATCCTTTTACTCGTGAACCTCAGTGCTCTTATGAGCGTATAACTTTGTAAGATGCAATGCCATAATAACATCATTGTATTGCCGCATCTTATGCTCTTCTAGAATGTTATTGTCCACAATTTGATTAAGTGCGTTTGCAAGAAGCGTGTAGTGGCCGCACTTTACACGTGGACCTTTTAAATCTGGAAATTCAACTTCTAGCATGCGCATTGTTTCAATTCGATCATTGACCATCTGTGGAAAAGCTTCAACATCAAACTTAATGTCTTTGTTTTCACAGAAGACGTGGAATGTATTTCCACGCTCAGCATTAAACTTTGCGATCGGCTTGATAAATTTAGTATTATTGCCACATATATCAAACCTTACGGCAAAAGCTTTTGGGTAAACTTCATCGTGCTCATTAACGTAGTCATCTACAAGCTCTTGAATATGCAGACATACACCACCATTTTTCCGAGGCACCATTGTCCGTCTGAATAAGTCAAACTTCAGAGGTCTGATGTAGCGGTAAAATGTGGTGATGGGTTTCATTTGTCAGTGTCCAGTAGTTTGTAAAGGCGCATGATTTCAAATTCATACTCCTTGATTTTTTGAACAATCATAATATGCGACTGTTCAACTGCCAATTCGTGGTTGTCATAAGGACCCGCCAGCCTGCCGCTTAACAGATACTTTGGAAAGAGCGCTTGATACCAATCTTCTTTAACTAGCTTAATTTCAAAGCTAAATGTATCAATTACCCACCTCTCAGGTGGCTCATTAAGATTTTCAATAGTCATGTTAAGTGCTCATCTTCATTTCGATTTTCTTGTGGTGAGTATAGTTACTCAAGCAGAAATCTGATTCCTTGAAATCATCAATTGTTTGTTGATTGCCCTCGATAATTAAAGCTGGTGGATCGTATGGCTTACGCTTAATTTGCTCGCGAGCTCCATCAAGATGGTCCTTGTAAATATGAACATCACCCAAGCACATAATTAGCCGACCAACTTTTAGATTACAAACTTTAGCAATCATGTGAGTAAGCAAAGCATAAGATGCAATATTGAATGGCAAGCCTAGCATCGTGTCAACCGACCGTTGATACATTTGGCAGGAAAGTCTACCATTCTCAACGTAGAGTTGGAATAGCATGTGACATGGTGGTAAAGCCATTTGATCTAGTTCACCAACGTTCCAGGCACTGACGATAATTCGCCTGTCGGCTGGGTTATTTTTAATCTTATTGATTGCTTCGGCAAGCTGATCAATTTCTTTACCCGGCGTAAACAGGTCGCCATCTTTGCTACCATCCACAGGCTGATATGTGTTCCAGTGGCGCCATTGAACGCCATAAACCCGACCTAGGTCACCTTCAAACTTGGCTTTAGGCTTCCAATAATTTGCTTCCGCGTTATCTGTCCAGATGGTTCTCTTCAATGGGTCACGCGTGCCGTGCAGAAGCTCAGCCAGCCGCCGTTCATCATTAGAACCTTCAACAAAAAATAAATCTTCAGTTAAAACGGAACGCCAAGCAAGCTTTTTACCGGTAACCGCTGGAAAGCCATTGTAGAGTGGAATGTCAAGCTGCCGGCCAAAGACTGAACGCGTGCCAGTGCCAGTTCGATCCATGCGGTCATCGCCATTTTCCAGGATGTCACGTACCAAGTCGATGTATTGGTATTCCCAGGTGTCACTGCGGAATGCTTTTTTAACGCCTTGCCAGATTGTTTTAAAATTCATTATGTATGCTAATATATTGTGGTGGAACATGGTCGACAAGCCAAACGTCATTGTCGCTTTTGTAGAATTTTAACCCATCTGCGCGCATTTGGCCAGAGTCAATCTTCAAAATAATGTATGATGGCAGGTTGGAACTTGGGCGTTTGAATCTACGAGTTGCTACCTGCTTTGCAACATCTAGGCTTTCAGAGAGGTGAACGTGGTGGCGTGACATTGGAATCAGACCCTCTTTCATAATGTCATTATATGACTTATATGAAGTGCCATGGTAAAGCACCAGAGGAGGGAAAGCAATGTTGAATTGCATCTTTACTTTAGAAGTAGTATGACCCTGATTGGCTCTGATAAGGGTAAAGCCATTTGCAAATGAGTAGCGTTGCTTGCTGTCCTCTGCGACGATTTGCTTGAGCTCATTAATAGTAAATTTAGCATTTAATACTAGCTCATCCACAGGCACATAACCTTGACTGTCAATAGATAAGTTTGCATTCTCAGGTTTATGTCTGAGCAAGTACGACAGCATCTTAGATTTCTGTTCTAAATTCATCTTATTTCCTAACTACTAGATTTTGTTCTTCTAGCAATAAAAGCATTTTCAAAATTAGGCTGAAGGTGAAATCATAGTGCAATGTACCGTACTTATCACGATTTCCAGCCACGTTAAGGGTGGTAATTTGTCTTTCAATTATATCATTAGTGAGTTGCAGTGTATATTCATTTAGCAAGTTCTCATCGAATATTCCCGGTATAGGAAAGAGCAACGCGGGCTTGTTTAGTTCTTTGCAGTACTTTAAAGTTAACTTGCACCCTGGGGATTGTAGGTTAGTACCAATAATGGCAGTCGCATCGGCGTGCTTTACATTTACCCTCGTACGTGGCTGATAGGCGGCTGATGGGTGTTCAACTAAGCCATGCAAAGCCAATTCTGGCTTTGGCCCAAAGTGGGTCCTCCAGCCATATGGCACGTGCCCACCAGTTTTAATTCCGAAATGTAAGCCAGCGTCCACCCCGCCAAAGTCAGCACCGCACTGCCCGCCGGAGATCAGTTTGCTGAGACCTCGGTATGGAGGTTCGTAAAAGATCATTTTTCCTGGATTGACTTGTATAAGTTGATAATTTTATCACGCTCTATATTAGATGGCTTGTTAAAGACAGGAATTACCTTTACAAACATGTGCTGCCTAAATTCGGTGTTTGGGCCAGTGTCGACGCTCCAACTTGCATAGCCTTTATTCGCGATCTTAAGCCGACGTTGGGGGTCAAATCCTTCTGGGATTCTAACACGTAGGTCCTCGCCTAAAAAGTCCTGTATAGTAATCCACGCACCGGTGATTAAGTCTATTGCATCAATATGCTTCTCTACCTCGATATCTCCAGCTAGAAGTGATGCAGTAAATGGACTGTCAAATTCACTATCTAACCCTCGCATCTTAAAATTAGTGTCAGTGAATTGCACATTAACCTTGACGCCAGGCGCAACTATCATGCTATGACCCGGGAATGCACCACCTGGAACAAAGATATTATTTGTTGTCATGCCGTTAATATTCACAATCTTAGGAATTTGGAAGTGAAACCCTAAGAATGCCTGCCTCATTGAGACCTTCGCACCATATTCTTGGTAAAATCCCTCATTTTGATTAAAGCGAGTTGACTTTGGGCCAGTGTTGGTCTTAAAGTCATTGAAGATGTCGTTGATGTCGTCAGTGTTGTAGAACTTACGTTTAAAAGCCGCATGCTCCCCATTGTGCTTTGCCTGATTTGTCTTATTAAACTCTTCACTGAATGAAGTGCTGCGCTTAGGTTTACTATATGCGCTTTGCTGGGGTTGCTTCCAGCCAGTGTCAATGCTTTCCCATGCCAGCTTCAACTCCTTAAATACAGCCTCGTCTCCTCCCCTGTCAGGGTGATGCTGCATTGCAAGCTTTCGATATGCCTTTCGAGCTTCATCCTTGCTGCAGTTGTCAGGCACACCTAAAGTCTTGTATGGATTATTCATTTTGTTCTACGTATTTTACGAACTTAAATTCGAGCCAATTAATTGTAACATACCCCATTCGTTCGGGCGCAATTTTTGCTAACACGAAGATTGCAGCCTTACCACTTTCCATGTTTGTCTCAACTAGCTGACCTACTTTTGTTGGGCTCCCGAGGGATTCATAGATATTGCTACCTTCATATACCCTAAACGACGAAACGTTAGAGGTTACTGGGGCATCATCTGATAACACGTTAAGTGAGGCTTGCTCCTCCTTTACATTTTCTTTCTGTAACCTTTTTTCTCCAAGGTGAGCCATAACAATTCCAATTACTGCTGTCCACATAATTGCAATGGCCGCGATAGCAAAAACAATCATAGCGCTTCCTTTTTACCATTATCAGGGATAGGTTCACTATTATACAAAGATAGGGTGTAAAGAATTACACAACCCATCAGGGTGGCTAAAAAGATATGCCCAAGGTGAATGACTGCATAAAGATTAACTACCCACGCAAGGATGTTGCTCCAATATATGAAGAGTTCTCTATTTGTGCGAGCAATTACACGATGTCTAAACTTAACTGCTTTGCTTAACTGCGCAATTAGCGCAAAGCAGAACACTATAAAGGTGAGCACCATTAAAATATACACAGGAATTAGCAAAAGCCACCAATCGAACCATACGACTAATACTAGTAAAGCCATAACAATCCAATTTAGATTGAACTTCTTAAGCTTTTCTTTCATTGATTTTCTCCAATAAAGTGAGTGTGCCGCATTGCACACTGGATACATACTGCAGCAATTAGCATTCCTGCTAGTATGGAGGAGATGTCATTTCTAATTAGAGCACATGCCATATTTACTCCTCCCACCATTAACACCCAGAACTGTATAGGATTATATGACTCGGTGATTTTCTCAACTACTGGAAAACCCCTGATGATCATTAGAATTCCAGCTAGAGCAGAAAATAGATATGCTATAACTGAAAAATATGCAAATATTAGAGGTACAAAGAGATTTTTAACTTCCATTGCATGGGCCAATACCAAGATTAAGCACATTACGGTCGCAAGAGAAACAGGGATTAACTTAGTCATACTGGCTGCTCAAGATTTACGTCTCGCATCCCGCTGGAGATAGCAAGGCAGATTAGGAATTGCAGTGATAGAATTGGGTGCCCCACTGCAAAGCACAGATAAGCAAGCAATACACCGACTAGCTTCATTGCCCAATAGTTGAATGTTTCACGGGCATTCATTAGCTTTTTCTCATGCTTGATCTTTTCAGGGAATAGGCACAGTGCGCCAATAATGGCCAACGCAGATACTAAAATTAGAAAGCCGGTAAGCAAATAAAGCGGCGCTAGAAAGATCACCCATTGAGTTGCCGCGTACAATCCAACCAATGCAAAATAGAACACAATCTGGTAGTTGCCCATAATCGACTTAGGCGTGCTAACTTTTTGCTTATTTTTCATCTAATGCTTTCGATGTTGGAATTTTTTTATTGTACTACATGGCCTGCTTTTATAACATAGGCAGGCCATGTAGTAATATGTTACCCGACGTAATTAAATTGCTTTAGTTCGCGCTCATACATGCTTGACGCGGTGTCTGAAAGCAGTGTGTCAAGCTGGTCGATCAAGGCCTCGAGCTTCTTTTCCAGTTCAGCTATACGATCGCGTGTCAGGTTCCAGATTGGCATTGAGAGAAGCTTCTCATAGTCAACGAAGTCATTCTCAGTCAGAACGTTAATAATGTCCTTCTTCGATGTGTCGCGGAATAAGTTAACGTTCTTTAGATAGAACTTAATGAACCGCACGACTTCACTCTGTAGGCGAATGTTCTCACGTGTGTCAGAAATTAGTTTGTCTAGTCGCTTCTGATAGAAGCCAAGCCGCCAGGTTGTGAACTCCTCAATCACTGCCTCTGCACTGGTGAATCGCTGCAGCAAGCCCTTTGAGTTCCACATCGTGAAGTTCTCGGTGTCACGGGAAATAAGCTTAAACTTCTGATAGAGTTCAACTTCATCGAGGGCGGTCGTGGTGCGAGGAACAGTAACTGTGAACTCGAAGGACTCCTCGGTGGATGCGTCATTCCAGTCCTTGATGAATTCCTTCTCTTCGAGCTTGTTGAGGTGATCTTTGTAATCATCTAGGAAGACACCGACGGGCAGCTCAGTGATTAGTATAGTGGTGCTATTCTTTACCTCGAGCTTACCAGTCATGATAACTTGGCCATTTTCAGGGTTGCGATCTACGTCACCGTGAAAGCCCCTAAACCAAGGAATGAGGGTGCCTTCGACAAGCTTCTTGCCATTTAGCACCTTAAGCACCGCATCACGAATGTCATGTGGCTTATAGGATTTAATTTCGCATGCATGCCCAGTACCCGTGCCACTTGCACCGTTGATAAGTGCAAGTGGTAAGATGGGCAAGTAAAGCTTAGGCTCGATCTTTTCCCCGTCCACCATGTTGTGCTCTAGAATTGCATCGTCTTCCTTGCGCATAAGCTGGCGGAAGAATGGGCTGAGTGCAGTTTCGATGTAACGACCAGCTCCTGGTTCCTTGGTGAGGCGAGAACCAAACTGCCCTTCAGGGATAAACAAATTCATGTTATTGGAGCCTGGATACTTAGTGGCACCCATGCCTGCAATAGTACCTTCCATCGAGCCGACGCCGTGGTGATAGTCTGTGGTGGATGCGACATGCGCCGAGAGACGTTCGACTTGCATGAAGCCTGCGTTCTCACCACGAAGAGAGACACCATATAGCGCTTTGCGTTGAGATGGCTTCAGGCCATCAATGGCTGGAATAGATCGAACGTTGTCATACAACGAGAACGTCTTGAAGGCGCTATTCATGAAGTTCTTAACACGAATAGACTGCTTCGAGTCGTTAGAGTATGTTGGTGCGGTAGAAATTTTCATAGGTTATTATACTTTATTTTCAAACTAATGTACATTTATTTGCGCCATGGATTGCCACCGCGGGCAAGTCGTCCATAACGCAGGGCAGCTCGAGCCCAGAAGGTGGCCTTTTTACCTTCTGGACTTTGATTAAATTTATTCACTGACTCCAGGTCAGTCAACTTGTGCTTATTAAAGTAGTCACTTACTAGCTTAATTGAATAATCAGAGCACGCCTTGTAGCACTCAAAAGCGACGCGCCCGCGCTTGTATTGTTGAATCATGTTAAGCACGCTTTTCTCCCTTCAAAAAGACTTCTACTTTCACCTCAACAAAAACCTCTGCTACTTGGAAGATGCGTAGGTTTTTGTTATTGCCATATGGATTATGTCGCTTGAGCCAGTCAGTCACTTCTGTTTGCGTTTTACATGGTGTGACATCGATGTAATTGACTTTAAATACGTCCCCATATCCGTCATCTGTCTCCGCGGTAGCATTTTCCAAAATTAAGTATTGTGCGTCGGCGAGGTCTTCAATCTTAGCCATTTTTAATCTCCTCTGTCCAATGATAGCCATTTTGGTGTGGGCGGCCAAGATCATGGCTGATGATATTACCCTTTTTATCCCGCTTAATTTGCGTCTTAAATTGAGTGTCTCTCACCGCCTGCTCTCGCTTTGCAATTTGCGCCTTGAGGTCCGCTTCATCGCGTGCCTTGAACATGATGGGCTTGTACTCCACCACAGGCAAGCTAACCTCAAAGCTCTTCCATAGATTATTTTGGTTATCTTGCATGTATATTACCTCACAACAAATTGTTCAAAGTCTTCGGCTGGGGTTTCGAGCCAGGTTTTACGGTCGTTTGCGCGTTCACCGTTGAAAGCCAGATCGATCGCGTCGCTATCTTCCTCGTCTTCCATGGTAATTTTGAAGAGGTACTTCTCAGGCTGAGATAGGAACTGTGCAAATTGCTCGGTCTTCCACTTCGACAGACCCTTGTAGTAGTTCTTAGACCAACCCTTAAGCTTCGTGCCTTCGTTCTGTTCCCACATATTAAACTCAAGCTCAGTGAAGAACTCGATTTTGCTCTTGTCCTTCAGTGATACGACAATTACTGGAGTCCGCAAAATGTGCACGAAGCCCATCTCGAGTAACTCTGGCCAGTACTTCTCAAACAAGTTGAGGAGGAGGCCACCGATGTGGAAGCCATCAACGTCAGCATCGGTCGATAGAGCGACCCCACCGAAGCGAAGCTCAGCGAGGGATTTTACAGGCACTCCAATCTGCAAGCCAATGATGGTTAGAATCTTCTGGATTTCATTGGGCTCTTTCTTCTTGTCATCCTTCTTATCTAATCCTAGAACACGTGCAATGTCCTTGTCGCGAACGTTGAGGGGTTTACCCTTTAGAGGGAAGGAGGCAATGTATGGGTTCTTACCACGACCACCTTGAATGGACTTTGCTGCGCTATCACCTTCGGCAAGATACAAGATGCACTTGTGGCGTTGCACTTTTTCCATCGCATCAGAGAACTTATTCACCTTGCGAGGATCAGCTTTGCCTTGCTCTTTGTTTGCCTTACGCAGATCAGCTTGAAGCTGTTGATTTGCCTTTGCTTCTGCCCAGTCCAAGATCGACTGAATGATTTCAGTTTTTAGCAGCTTCTGAATGAACTTATCACTTACCGTCCACGAGGTCTTCCACTCACCAACCGGCGAGATCATATTTTCTTTAGTTTGTGAGGAGAAGCGAGGACGATTCACATTCGCGCTGATGTAGATGCGCATGTGACCGCGGATATCGCCAGGAGATACTTCTACCTTGTGCTTCTTCTTAATGATGGCGCGGAGCTCATCAACGATTTGATTGATTGCGTAGGTAACGTGGTTACCACCTTGATACGTTTCGACTGAGTTAACGAAGCTAATTTGCTCGAAGCCGTCGGACTTGCTAACACCAACCTTCCAGTCAGGGGTGTCATCATACACATACTCATCGGCATACATAGCAATGTAGTCGTCAAAGGACCGAGTCATGATGCGGTCACCATTGATGTAGAACTTCACCTTTGGGTTAGTTGCAGCTGCATCGACGACCTTCTTGATCATGCGCAGCTTGTGGTCCACATCCAATCCGGCCAGCTTAAAGAATTCGTAGTCAGGTGTGAATGTGATACGAGTGTGGTTCTTGTCGTGATCGCGGATTTTCGGCTCAGTGCGCTCACGCATGCCCTTGAAGAACTCCTGCCTAAAGAGCTTCTTGCCGTCGCACGACTCGATTTTAAAGGAAGTAGATAAGATGTTAGTAAGAGTGCTACCGACACCGTTCGTACCAATCAGCATCTGGTCATCTTCGTCGTTGAAGTTGCTACCTGCTCGCAGATTCGAGAAGACAGTTTCAGCGATGTACTTATTAGTTTGGGAATGAATTTCGACAGGGATACCTCGGCCATTGTCAATAACAGAGATGATGCCATCATCTCCAATTTCAACGCGGATACTATCCAAGACATCAGGTGCCCGTCGACTTTCGTCGATTGCATTATCTAGGATTTCGGAGAAGATTTTAATGAATGCAGGAATAACGCTGAGGGTCTTCCGTTCCATCTTTTTAGTATCAACATTGTAGACCCATTCGTCGGTGGTCTGGATGCTGGTGCTGCCCGCATACATACCAGTCCGTTTGCGGATGTGGTCGATTTCGTCGAGGACTTGGTAGGTTTGTTCGATATGTTTGGTCATAGGTAATTATAAACTGCTTTAGAAAGTTTGTACATTATGGAGCGTCACGCAGCCCATGTTAAGTTGTAACATTATACATTGTTACACTCCATTACTATGTATATTGGCAGGAACAGTCGTGCCTCGACCTGATAAGCCGAGTCATGAGCTTTTAGACAGACTTTAGAGCCTTTGCTAACTTCTCAGCAAAGGCAACTCCTGCTTGTAAAGCATTTATAGTGTCATTCACATTGAAGCCGAGTGATTTAACGTCATTGGCAGCAAACGCCACTTCCATGAATTCATCCATCAGCTCGTCAAATTTATTGTAATTTGAAATGCCTAAATGCTTTATTATGTCTTTCCTAAATTGCTCGTAAAGAGCCATCTGCTCGTCGTTTTTTTCATTCAAGGCATTTTTAAATGCTACATCATCAAAAACTTCTTCTCTAACGTAGCCAAACAAGTCTCTTACTACACCATCTTTAAAGCCAGGTTTGTTTGGATATTTTTCAACTGCAACTAATTCACCTTCCTTATAGTAATATGTCGTCTTAAATGGCTTAACATCAACTAAGGTAAAAATTACATATTCATTGATGGGATTCATCTTAGTAGCTCATGATTAGATTATAAAGGTCCATGTCGTGTGTGCGAATCTTGTCCGCATCTACCTTAAGTCGCTTAATGGCGCTTTCAAAGTTGCCCTTCTCCAAGTCCAACTTTGCCATTACTACCACTGTGTAGATTTCAAGGTCTTCGGTCAGCTTAGCTTTGAGCTCGTCACAGGTCATAGAAAATTTACTAAAAGTTAATTATAACTACTAATATGCTGAAAGTAAACTGGCTTGCATTTTAACGCCACGGTTCAGGCTCACCCGCATCAGCATAGATATCCTCAGACTCAGGAGCTGCTGCTTCAACGTCTTCATCCATGTAAAGCGAATCACGATAATGGTCATCTATCATGTCCTCAAACCGGTTATCAGCTTCCACATTCAGGTTATATTCTGCTTCGGCTTCTTCAGAGGGGATTTCATTGTTAAGCAGACAATATACCCAGTAAGCCTTTTCCTTGTTGAGCTCATAAAGCTCATTCATGAATTGCTGAGTTTTGAAATTAAAGCGGTAGCAATCTGCATGATTGCACAGATCGCTAACATAATATTCGTTAATGATAGAATCACCGCGGAAACCTTGAAATACTTGCTTGATGACTCGCGTCTTCACGTACTTAGATTTGTTAATAAAAGTCTTGCCAATAAGGGTCAATTCTTGAAAGTGAAGAGCTCCCAGGTGATTTTGGCCAAAGCGAACATACATGCCAGCCTTCACGTCCTTCGACTTAACGCGGAAGCGCTGCAGCTTGTTGTACTTGGCTTGAAGTTCTGCAAAGGTAAGATTGAGCATGTTTGACCTTAGTTTGATTTGATAGATGAATTATAACAAGGACAATGCAGGATGTAAATAGCAATACTTTAAAATTAGGAATAAAAATGAAATTACAGGAAGTAGTTAAGACACGTCACCCTAAAGATAAGGCTGAAAATAATCCATTAGTAGATGAAAAGCATGCAAGTGAAGTAGCAGAAATGATTGCGACAGAATGCAGCATCATGCTAAATGCTTATGAACAACAATCTAAAGTTTTATATCGTGGTAGCACAGGCTCAACAACAGACTTTTTAGAAAAGCCAATTAGGCAGGATAGAAAGCCAGTCGAGTTAAATTATGGATCACATGAAAAGGCAGAAGTAGCAATGAAGGACTTAGACATAAAAGCCCGTAGAACAAACAGCATATTCTGCTCTGCAGACATGGAGACTGCAAAAGATTGGGGTAATGTGTACATAATTTTCGTGCCAAATGGTTGGTCTGGCACAGTCTTCAAGGCGCGCAAAAGTGATTATGCATTCTACGACATTGAAAGACTATACCAGAAGTCATATAGTGAGGCTAAGAAAATTATAAGTGGGCTAAAGCCGCATCAGTTCAATGACGCTGCCGGCCTAAGCGAAATTCTTGAAAATGATTACATGGACATATTAATCACTGGCGAAAAATACTACGGCTTAAAGTTAGGCACCGCCTTCTGTGACCAAGTGCTTCGCATCTTAGATTTGCCATCTAAGCTATCTAAGCACAATGATTGAAAAAGGGACACTAGGTCCCTTTTATTTTAGTAGCGGCGGTCGTAGCGTCTATCTTGGTAGTAGCGATCATTATAATAACGGCGATCATTGCGATCGTAGTAGCGACGCGCATCGCGGTCGCGGGAATTACGGTCAACTTCATTGCCGATTAAGCCACCAACAGCAGCACCACCAACGGTACCGATTACACCACCGCCAAGTGCATTACCTGCAACGCCGCCAATAGCTGCGCCAGATAGAATACGCTGGTCACGGGAATCTAGGCCTGCACAGCCAGTTGCTAGAACTGAAGCTGCTAATGCGCCAATTAGAAATAGTTTTCTCATCATCTTTCCTTTCAAGTCATCGAAATATAAGATGGCGTGATCCATCTCAATTGTATTTATACTATCGTGGCATAAAAGCAATTTCGTAGTCGATGATCGGAGGAGTTACATGTGTATCAACCTTATGTTGAATAACTATAACTAAAAATATTACTGTCAGTAATATGGATAGTATAAAGAGAAGCAAAGACAGCCATACCTTCTTTACAAAGGACATCGGCTTTTTAGTAGGTTTCATATATTTCCTAGTTCTATATTTTTATCCACTCATAATAAACAAAAATATAGAGCCACGATGGACTCTATATTTAATTACTTAGGTTCGCACTTAAGGTAAAGGATATTAATCTTGTTAGCACCTTCTCTCAGGTTCTCCCTAGCAGCTTCACACCTTTCTTTGCTTGTAAATTCTTGGCTGAAAGAAGAGGCTCCACCAGACCACCCACCGCCGCTATTAGCAATAAACAAAGCAATTAGGATGTGTGTCATACTAGCTTGTAGCCTTTCAAGATTTTAATGAACTTAAATTCAGGGCTATCTTGAAGATATTCTTGAATGTCTGTTGGATCATCAGGATTTACATACGTATATTGCTCACCCAAAATAAAGAACCTACGAGGAGTATATTTCACGTTGTAAAATTTCTCCGGCACGATAATTCCAGTCGCAGTTGCCATGTTATTCATGCTCTGTTCATCCTCATGGAAGATAGTTAAAGGCAGACCCATTTCAATGGCAAAAGGCTTCAACATATGGTAAACTGTATAAACACCCTCGTTATTCAGCGCATTCAAGATAATGATGGTCTTATCTTTCTGCGCCCATTCATCAAAGACACGAAGTTCGCGGCCAACCTCCGGGGCGGACGAGAGCGCATTGACCATTTCGCTGACTGCGTGGGCTGTTTGCAGTCCGCATTGCAGAGGGCTGAGATAGAGACCCGCGACGAAGGAATAGAACCGGAATTTGTTTGCCATTGTTTTCTTTCATGCATTCCCTAAAGATTAAAAGTTTGTTCGATTCTAAACATCAATAAGATGAATAAGACATTTACATGATAAACTCTCACTCGTTAGTTATAAGCATTAGTTGCTAAATAATATTTGGTATGGTAATTATACTGCGTGTTGCTAGTTTTGTACACTAAAAAGGTCCTTTACGGACCTTTTATTTTTAGCACTGAGGAATGAGCTTCACGAGCCTACCTTCATCAAAGAGCAGCTGCAATGTCTCCATGCTACTTTCTACAGTGTCTTCACGGAACATTACAAGTTCCATCCTCTCAGCGTCCTTAATCGCGACCTCAAGTTGCGCACTATTAGACATGTAATAACTGCGGTCGTAATTATACAGCCGATCTGGTGAGTTCACTACTATTAGATTATCTGTATGCCTTACAAGGGATGTCAAAGATAAATCTTTATTTTTTCTGCAATTTGAGTCTTGACTATCAATGTAGTATGAGGCATTTCCTGCATCCTCGGCAAACTTTAGCAACTTATCGTTAAACTTTATAAGGATCGCAATAGGATGCTTCAGCTCGTAAAATGATAACTGATTGGCAATAGTGGCAATATGTTTATTGTATGAGCTCCTGTTTTTAGTAGCAAAGTTAAATTCGTCTTTTGACAGGGGAACTTCTGCCCACTTAAGCTTTAAATTTTTGCTTTCACTTGCTTTGAACCAAGTAGTGCTGTAACTTCTATTGGTTGAAGAAATCGGTCGCAACCGTGTTGAATCAATAATTTTGAGTGCCTCTTCAACGCTCATTTCAACATTTATAGTTTCGCGAGTTTCATGTACTTTCAAGTCACGATAGAGCGCAAGCTCCTTATCCCCATCAATCTGCATGATGTAGAATTGAACTGGGTCATTTAACTGATATGCAGTTTCCCTGGTGGGTGTAATAGTGTTGTTAAATGGGTTTGTGAATGCAACATTAGACATTCTACGCACTGGTGATTTATCATACTCATGGTAAGACGCGCTATATGAGTAGCAATAGAAGCGACCAAGATAGGTTCCAATTTTACCATTTGTCAGCAAAACTTTACTGCCGCGTTGCAAGCTGCTCTTCTTAAGACCAGACAGAGGCTTAATAGTTTCTGCCGCCATTCTAGCATTCTTATATTCTTGACTGGACTCATGAATAAGAATGTTCTTGCCAGCATCCCTACCCCAGCAGCACTTGCCATTAATAATACCACCTGGTTGAATTCCTGCAAATAAAATTAAAGCCATTAGATTTTGGCTTTCAATTTCTACTTCAAATCCGCGTGGGTCTGCAATGCGGAAGACCACATTACCGCCACCATAGTATTTTCGCTTGACGTCATCAGTAACTTTAAACCCTTCAAGCGGTTCGTTGTCAATGATTTTAATTTCAGTCTTCATGTATTCAAATACATGCCGCCCATTGATGTACTTGCCATTAATCTGGCTATTACTCTTAAGCCAATTATTGACAGTGTCCTGTCGCTTACGACCCGCAGTATTGTCTTCGTATGGCGTCGCAAAGCCAAGTGGCACATAGTCATCTTCAACTTGCCGATGGTTATGGCTTTTTAGCGTCTTAGCGGTGGGTGTAATGCCGACATATAGCTGAGAAAAGACCTTAAGGCCAGTGTTGAGTTCATTAATCATGAAAATTCTTCGACTTATTCTTCGACGCTAACTTTCATTACTGGTGCATATCCTTCATCATCTGATCCAGGCAGTCCGTAGCCGACATGCTCTACAGTCATATGAAAACTGACTTGATTTGCCTTGACGCCCAGCTTCTCAGCCAGCAGTTCTCGCATATTGATAAAAGACACCTCATAATTCTTAACCGTGTTAATTTGCTTCATACAAAGTCCTATAAAATTAAATTATAAAATTAAACAAAGAAAAAGGGTAATAATATTACCCTTTGTTACCCTTACCAATTAAGTAGCATACAATCCCAACCAAGATCAAAACTGGCAGCAAATAACTACCTAGCATGCCCCCTAAACCTGGAACTGGTGTTAACAATGCGGCTACAATTGGTGTCATTTCATCTTCTCTAATTTCTGCCTTTCAATTTCAGCGATCCGCTGTCTAAGTTCGCTGGTTGAGAAGCTATGCTTACGGGAATTAAAGTAGAATTCCATGTCGATGTCAAAGCCGGTAAATGGCTTACCTTCATACTCATCGCCTAAAATTCTAACATCGATTGGATATGCAAGTAAAATATCTTTTAGGTCTTTTTCAGTTGCATACATCACAACTTCATCGACGTACTTACATGCGTCAAGCTGAACATAGCGCTCAAAGACGCTTTGCACTGGCTTGTTCTTTTCTGGCCTGTCAATCGTTGGGTCAGTTTGCATTCCAACAAGTAGATAGTCGCACTTGCTCCGTGCCTCTCTTAGCATTAACACGTGGCCTGCATGGAATAGATCAAAGCAGGAGCACGTGAAGCCGACGCGCTTGGTATGTTGTAGTTCTCCTAAGGAGGAATTAATCATGTCATCGTTCCCTTGTCATCAAAGGTTTTATTTATGAGTAAATTGATTGCCTCTTATTGCGCTGCTCAATCCCAAGATAGATGTCTTGTAAGGCCTTCTGCTCGTTTGTGCCATCAACGATTAAATCATACTTATGTTGGCTAATCCAAGTGCGCTCTACACCCACCGCCGAGATGATGCGTGATGCAAGTACATCTACGGTTTTAAAGTTCGCTTTACCAAATGTCAAGTCATTGTAAGCACGCTGCTTAATTCTAGTAATTCGTGTGTCTTCTGGTGTATGAACATAAATCGAGTAGATGCCATAACCGTGAGCATTACAATAATGTTTGTACATCTCTAAACCTGATGGCTCTAGAATTACAACTGGTGGAGTGTCTTGCGACATTTTACCAGCCATTTCTTGGTTTGTAACACCATACCTAACCCCTAGGAACGTAACCAGTTCTGCAAACTCGCCATTTAATTCCATCTCATTTGATTCACCTTCACTGATGTAGAAATAATCTACTCCTTCCTTCTCACCAGATCGACATTCACGGGTGGTAGTGGAAACAATTCGGGTAAATCCTTCCTGAATGAGCTTTGTGAGCATGTGTGACTTACCAGAGCAAGTAGGCCCAGTCAAGGTAATAAGGGTTGGTTTATTAAAGTTCATCTTTAAATTTCTCGGCTTGAAGGTTTTCGATCATGTTAAGTTGCGCGCAGAGCTCATCAGCAACCCAACGCTTCTGCTTATAGTCAAAGTTGCCAGTAATATAGAGCCACACATCGTCATCATGATTGCGACTCCCTAACACAATATCTGGCACATCACCAGGTTTTAATGGTTGATTATTGCAGGTATTGAGCTCAATGACTTCCCACTCGTTAATATCTGTGCCGTAGCGTTGTGAGTGCCACTTGCGAACTAACGCTCGCCTTTTTACGTCTGCGTCAAAAATTCCTGACATAGTTTATCTCCTATGTCAGGAATTATATCATACTACAGGCAATTGACCCTTAAATTGGGCCTTAAATTGTTCAACGATCTTTAGGGTCTGCATGATGACAATCCACATATCTAAATATTGATATGTGCCACACCGGCCGATGAAGGTGACATTCTCTTCCTTCTCTGCCAATTCTACATATTCATGATATAACTTGCGGTGTGGATCATCGCGCTGCGAGGTCTTGACTGGATAATAGCGCTCATTTCTATTATCCTTGTAATCGCATGGCTCTTCTGCAGTTAAAGTAGTCCAATAAGGGTTCTCACCATGACCAGGTAGTTGCTTCCACTCTGTAATGCGAGTATATGGACCATCATGCGTAAAATTAACTACTGACTCTGGCAATACTAATGGGTATGGCACTGAGTAAACATTGCACTTAATGGAACGCCATGGTAGTTCACCTAGCTTGCAGTCAAAATACGTATCGATCGGTTCGCCTGTGAAGATATGATCGAACTTTTCAGCAGATCGACGGTGATCTTCATAGAAATTACCACCTAAGAATTGCTCTCTACCAGTAGAAAGTAAAACCTTAATGTTTGGGTGATCAAAGATTTTTTCAAATGCTTTAGTATAACCTTCTGCCGGCATTCCCTGGAACTTATCTTTTGGGAAGTACTCGTTTTGGAAGCTAGGATTTGTAGGAATACGCGCAGCAACAGAAGCTGGCAATTCTGACAAGTCCATACCCCACATTTTCTTTGTGTATGGCGCAAAGAATAGCTCACACAGCTCTCTACCGACTGAAACTTCTACATGCTCACGTGAGTTAGTGACTTCTTCATGATCTACGCTCTTTATCATCATGAAGTCATTAAATGCGAGCTGCTTGTAATAATACAAGTTATCAGCCTCTTCATCCTGATAGCCCCAATATTTTTGGGTATTAGGATTGCCGCAATCAACAAACTTACTGAATTCCTCACCAAAAATATCCAAAATAGTTTGGTTATTGATAGGTAGTGGAGTATACTTACCATTAGGCAGTAATGCTTGCACCTTGTGACGGTATGGAAGCCAGTCTGTGAACTTGCTAAACCAAGCATGCGCCTCTTCGCTGTTTGTGTGCCACAGGTGGGGCCCATATTTGTGAACTCGAATGCCGTGTTCATTTACGTAATCAAATGCATTGCCTGCAATGTGATCACGTTTATCAATTACTGTAACTTTGTGCCCTGCCTCTGCAAGTTCACGGGCCACAACTGCACCGGAGAAGCCCGCTCCCACAACTAAAATATTCATCTTTATCCTTTAATTTCCATAATATGAGCGATTTAAATCAGCAATATATTGTATATCAGCTTGTAGCTTTGCCAAGTCAATAATGACCTGCTTAAGAAGAACTGAAATATTTTCCTGCGCTGTGTCATTTGCAATCGGCCGAACTTTAGATTTTGCAATACACCACGTGCTGCCAGTGTGTTCAGCTTTACCAACAATAAAATTTTGATCGCTGGTATCTTGCACGCAGTCGATAAGTTTTGTGCCGATAGGTAAACCGCCCAAGCCAGTGTTATTAATTACAATGTAGGTTGTTAACCGCTCGCGTTTGTTCTTAAGTGAAAGGTCTTTTAATGTTTTTATTGCGCTATTCGTTCTAGCGACACTCATTTTTTCTAGTAGTTCTTTATGAGGCGTGTTATTACGTTCTTCACACATTGACGCTAAGACTGAAGTTTCAAATGAGCACCCTCGAAATGATACTGTACCTTCATAGTATTCAATATTATTAATTAATTTTAGCTTTGCATCTTGAATGCATGTGCCTGCCGGTAAGTCATTCATCTCTTCGAGGGTGTATACATTCATTTTGGCGCCTTTAAAACTTCTGAAATTTCTTTTTGCTGGATTTGTTTATCTAGCGGGTGATTTTGATATAAAAGAGCACCTTGAATGTCAGTAATTTCCTTCAAATCATTTAGGGAAATATCAACAATATCCTTCGCAGTTAAGCCAAATAGGGGGTAGTTTTTACCATAATACACTGCAAGTTCCTTGTCATCTCCGATCAAAATGCAACGAGCATCCGCGCATTGTAATGGGCGCGCTCTCCACCAGCCAGAACCAGCGTGATCATATGCTGGCATTAGACATGCCCAATCCCTCGTAAACACCTGCACCATCTGATCTTCAGTTAGACGTTTTTGTGTATCTGACTTTGAACCATACAAATCAACCGGCCACCCACCAATATCACCTTCTTCGTCATTCTTTGGATTGCCAGTATAGCCTTGCTTTTTCAACCACTTCTGCGTTTTAGATTGTACTAAACTTGCAAAGTTAAATCGTCGTTCCTTGCCTGGTCGAGGATTGCAAGTTGCTGATAATAAAGATGGCTTAAATGTTGGGTCTTCTTCACCCTCATGATCTTCATCATTCCATTTTCGATTGCGGTGATATGGATTTGGATTATAGACAAAGAGCCGATCTTTTGGGTAATCAATTTTGTCAAATAGCAGATGGGCACCAAATGAGTCGTCATTTAGATGATCAGTTTTAAATGCTGATATTAGCATTCGATTCTGCTTCTTGACAATTACATCAATCGCCTTACTAAATGCATCTGCATATGGCTCAAGCTGATCTACGGTTTTCTTATTCACATCTAAGATAAACTGCGCAAATAGTTCCTTCTGATCTTGGCACTTTGCGACGCCCTTGAATAAGTCAGGCACTTGCCAGTCATCAAAAGCCAAGATACAATCTGGCTTCTGTGAGATGGCCCATAGCCCCTCAAATACTGTAGTTGCGACAAGTTGACGAGGACCTGCGATAAAGACTATCACCTCGTCATATGCAGAGAGGTCCTCACCGATCTGCGCTTGGCGCTGTTCAACTTCATGCCCCATCGCAGTCAAGCAGTTAAAAAGGCTGTAATGTGAAGGCACGACTTTCAGCTGCTGCCGCAGGTAAAATTTTCTAGTGCACTGATTTTTATTAAAACCGGTAATTAAAATTTTCATTTTTAAAATAGCCCAATAATACCCATGATAACGCCGATTGGCGGCACTGGAACGCCAATCACTTTAACGATAGTAACATTGGAAGGGTCTTTCAGAACTGAAGGCCCATTTACTAGTTGCACTAAATTTGCAATCCAGCCAATTAAAGTGATAATCCCAATAATCACATATGTTGTAAAAAATGCTCTGATCATTTTTAATCTCCAATAGTTTCATATGCACTTTTGCACATGTCATCTAAATTATAATGCAAACGGATGTGTTTGTATTGTGAATCGCAGATCATACTTCCCACATCGCCCGGTCGTTTGTCAGAAACATTAACCTTGAAATCCGTATTGCTTACCTTTTTCATCGATTGAATAACTTGCATTACGGTATAACCATCACCAGTGCCTAAACATTCATATGGGGTGTTAGCTGGACCTTCAAAGACCGCATTTACGATAGATGCTGCTAGGTCTTTAACGTGGATGTAGTCTCGAACGCACGTGCCGTCCAAAGTATCCCAGTCATTACCAAATACAGTTAGTTCTGGAATAAGACCTCGAGCGGCCATTGCAGCCCGTCGAATAAGGTGAGTAGCTTCACCAGTCGGCTTGAAAACATAATGCATGCCACTAACATTATAGAACCTAAAATTAGTATAGTTGGTTTTAAGCCTTTTAATAATTTCAAGCTCACACGCTAACTTAGAATATGCATAAGGGTTATTAGGGTTAAATGCAGTTCCTGTAGATGCAAATATTAAATGTGCACCTTTGGCATGATCAATGATTTTGCTCGTTGAAAGTAAATTATTGCGCCAATATTTGACTGGCTCCTTCACGCTCTCTTCAACTGAAATATACGCAGCAAGGTGAATGATTGCATCGTAGTCCTTTCTTAGCATACTGAGAGCGCCTTCGCTCAAGATGTCTCCATCATAAGTATTAGTTGCCAAATAAGAAATGTCATTTGGTGACGTAGTTAATTTCTTATCAATAACGTCAATATAATTAACGCCCCGCTTTGTTAATTCCATCAACACATGAGCGCCAATATACCCGCTTCCGCCGGTCACCAAAACTTTCATCTTTATTCCTAAATGAGTTTAACTCTTTTACTTATCTTAGCTACAGAGCCACTTCCAAAAACTAGTTTTATTTTTATTAGGTTGCTTAGAAGTAGAATCGTCTAGATTTTTTAATGAAGTATTAGAGCACATCCCCTTTAAAACCCTTTTCTGCGCCTCGCTTTCTTTGTACTTTAGCATAGCTTGGAAGGCATCATAGATTCGTTTTCCTTGTTTATCCGAGAAAACCCGATCATTTGAGTTGCCATTCCAAGTATTGATGATGTATCCCTCAGGACTGCCGATCCAGTAGTCAATTTTAGTTTTAATATCCAAAAGAGAATATGTTGAGACTATCCACCTATCAGGGTCATTTATAAGAGCATGGCAAATTTTATCTGCGGCATCTTCCATATATGAAAAATTTTCTTCCATTCTCAATCCTCATCAATACCTTAAATTAACTACTAGATTTTCTCGGTTTAGGCACTACAATATAATTGCCACCTGGCATGTCAAAAATATAGTCACCTTTATTAACACGAATGTGTCTCTTAATTTCTTTTGTTGTATAGGAGTTTCCTCCATTGTATGTGACTTCTTCATCTGCGGTTGTAATATAGTATTCACCCGTGCCAGTGTCACCGCCACAACTTGAAATATAATCTTCCCACACTTCAGGGTGATCGTCATATTGCTTAAAACGTGTCACCTTTAGCGCGCCTGGTGGAATGTCAATGCTTCTCATTTTACATTTTCCCTGTTTAGGTAATATTTCAAACTGGCAAATAACTTTATCATGATGTCATCTTCAAGCTCATTGCCGGCATTATAATACGCAATCCATTCATCGAGCTCGTCTTCGGTCATTGGGGTAAATTGCGACATCATCTAGAGGCTTTCCATATTGTGAAATGTGACGTGTGGTTAGGTAATTTAACCACTCCTTGTTTTTTAGTTCGGCTCTTGCAAGCATGAACACTTGATGCATAATTAGAGCTGGAATAATCTCACCATTTTCATACTTCGTAAGATATTCCATCAGCTCCTTTTCATTCAGCTCATGAGGAGGATAGGGCATTCTTTAATACTTCAATGAGTTGGTATTGTTCCTTAGATTTGAAGCGCTTAGCAAATTGTGGATGGTACACCTTAACATAAGGCATATTAGGTAATGCCTTTTTGAACCACTTTTCTGCATTGCCGCCTAATACAATAAATTGTGGCTTGTAACGTAGCACGTCCTCAACATGTACCTTATCGAGGTATGAATTATCTGCAAGCTGTGCATTATACCAAAGCAGCTTATTTTCATCGATACCATTTTCAATGAGTTGTTTATTCAACCAGAATGAAGAATTCTTAGTTGAGTAAAATGGCGTGTGGTGATAGTTTGGGTCAGTAGGCCGACCCGGTCCGGGAGTATCACCGATAATTACCGCCTTAATATCAGCATTATATCCTCGTCGCAGCGCCTGCATATATGCTAGCATTCTAATACGAAGCATGCGACTATATTTTGACTGCACGTCACGATCTAAGTTATCGAATTGTTTTCCAAATAAGCTCATATCAAAATTATTAACAAAATTGTAATTAAAACGACTAAAATAATCGGCTTAGTGACGTCATGCCGGATGTATTCCATCGAATACATAAACCCGAAAATTACAACCGCCGCAATAAGTAAAATCCAGGTATCAGCATTCATCTTAATCCGCCAGTGCTTCCGCTAAAATATCTTTTTCTGATCTGAATAAGCCCGTCAGTGGGTCAGTTACGCAGATGATTCGCTTGTCTTTAATACGCGACATATTAAATGCACGTTTAAAGTCTTCCTGCTCTTCTAGACGTTTGCTATCATCAAAGCTTTCACCATCACTAATGAAATGGTTGCTCACGTCAAAGTTCTCAGTTAGTAAGATAAGCCTAACTTTATCTAAATCGCCGATATGTTCTAAACAAAAGACATAATCACCATCATACCCGCGATACCTTTTTGCATATACAGCTTCACCTAGGTGCCACCTATCAAAGATAATATTAGCGCAACTTTTAGTTAAAACAAAGGAATTACAAAAAGACTCGCTTTGATACATTGCTAGTGCTTCGCGCCGATTTTCTAGCGTGTCACCACCTAAATTTTTATAAAGAGCTATTTTGCAGTCTAGAACCACAGGCTTAGAGAAATGAATGACTTGGTAAAAGCCAAGCTTATGTTGGATGTTCTTAATTAAAGTTGACTTACCAAGTCGATCAAGCCCTTCGATTGCAAAAATCTTCTTCATTCTTTTACCTCAATTGCAGCATCACATCCATCAATAGTGTCAATTATAACACCATTTTTGTCTAACGTGTTAACACACAGCATTACCTGTTTGGTGCTGTGGTCGAAGAAATCAGGCCCCATTTTCTTCTCAATGGCTAGTGCTAAATCAAATGCCGCACCCTTATAACCACTATCACCTAAGATGGTATTATTCAAATATGCAGTGATTAGTTCAAGTTGTGCGGCATTAAGGTGAAGAGCGTATTCGCCCTCCCCCATGGTGTATGACTTGGTGCGTGATGACAAGATCATAGGAAGCCGATTCTGCGGTCCTTTTTCTTTTCTGACGAACCAATCTCGGAGAACAGTTCAGCTAGTGTGTATGATGACTTGTCGCTGCGCATTCTCGCGTCCGGATTTAGATCGCATACATTCTGAGCTTCCTTAGCAGTTAGGGCGCGGGCTTCGACAACGTCGTAGCACCGGCCTGGTCGCATTAGAGCTGAATCGATGTCCTTAATGTTGTCCAGGTTGGTGGAAAAAACTAGCTTCTTATCTGCAGCTGAAATCAATCCATCTGACACGTTGAGGAACTTGTGCATCATCGTGTTTCCATCTTCACGAGTTTTCAGGAATGCATCAGCATCTTCCAGAACCATGAAGCGGCTGTCATCTTCGATCCACATCGCGAAGAGATTATCATCTGCCATCACCTTCTCATCGTATGCAACTTTAGCATTTGCGGCGCTACGGTGAATGAGCGCTTTAATTAAGCTGGTTTTACCCACACCTGGTGGACCTTGCAGGATCAAGATGCTGGCGCTGCTGTTGAGGTAGTCATCGATGTAGTCCATGATTGGCTTATCGAGGAATGGATATGCGCCTTCGACCGGTGGGCGGTAATTTAGTGGCACGCTAATTTCATCACCACGTTGGCTGTAAACCCACTGAATTAGGTTTTGCGCCTTCTTGAACATGGCGCTGATTTTACCATCCCACTGCTTGACTTTGCTGACTTCACCTAGCAGCTCGACTTCCATCTTACCACGACCTGAAGTTACCTTAATTAGGCAGTCTGGTTTACCATCAGCATTGGTGCTGCGGATCAACACGCGGTTTGAGGAGAAGAAGTTAAACTGGTCGTCAGTAATACTCATCACCCACTCAGCTAGATTGAAGCCGGCCGGGACAATGTAGATGTTGTCGATCTGAACACACCGGCTGCCTGCTAGGTATTGATCACGAGCGAAGTCGCTGACGATCCATTCCTCGGTGCCGTAAACTCCCAACACGACTTCATCTCGACGAACACCCTGCTTGTAAACGTGGGTGTCGTCCATTGCTTCGTATGAGCGGATTGGATGTGACATGGGCATAACCTTTCTTCGAATTTTCATAGATTTGTTTCTCTTTCGCCGCTTAATGCCGAGTGCTTTGTCAATTGCTTGGTCTCGGCGGGAAGCCAACGGGTCGGGTTTGTAATTCATAAGTGAATTATAACAATTTTTAATCCTGCGTTAATTGTGAAGTGTAACTGGTGGAAAATTCGTCAGTCCATTCATTGTTTTTGGCGGCCCAAGATCGCTGAGCTGCGTTATCTAGAATGTAAGTGGTCGCCCAGTCTGCATGTGATCTTACCGACCGGCCTGCACCTTGCACGACTTTCATTAGCGCAGTTAGACCATAAATGTCAGGATATACACTTAAAATGTGCGCAATTCGCTTATCGCCAAGTGAGGCGAATGGCATCTTGACAATGATCTGGAATCTACTCAAGTCACCTGGCAAGTCAACACCTTCGAAGCCTGATGGAGTCAGCAATACCGCAGGCTTTCCAGTATAAGCCTTAAAGTCCTCAAGAATGTCGGCCAGCTTCTGACCACGTTCATGCTCAAACACTTTATACTCATTTCCCATCATGCGCAAAGTTTCAGCCAAAGACTGAGTTACATTGAAGGACGGAGCCAAGATAATGCCGCGCTCTCCCTTGTCAGTATGGTGCTTCACAATCTGATAAGTCGTCGCACACAGTTTCTTGGTCGTAACTGGGTCTTTCATCGAGGTGTAGTTCAAGTTTTGCGTCTTGAAGAAGATTACCTTCTTGTTTGCAGGTGGGAATTGTGGCTCAAGCCGAATGTGCTTCGTAGTGCCAGGTAACTCCATGGTTCTCTTCGCATACTGCTCACTGATGGTGGCGCTCATTAGCAAGTTGTGATCGGCATTATCTAGCGCTTGGAACATCTCACCAATAAAGATGGGCTTGACAGAAATCTCGTTGTCGTTATTGCCCTTCTTGACATCCTTTTCCTTGAATTCAAAGACGTGAGGATAGTCAAAGATGAATAGGTCATCAATTTTGCACCCAAAATTGAAGTACTTCTTGCTGAGCTTGTTTAATTTCAAGTAGGTGCTTTGAGAGCGGACGTTACGCTCTGCTTCCTTCTTTGCTGCATCTGAGATGTCATTGTACACTTCAAGTAGCGTCTTCAGATATGTCTTGTAGTTATCTTCGGTGATCTTTTTGGCGACGAGGTGGTCCTTAATTAATTTGATCTTTTTATAGATGTCAGTGTTGCCCAACTTTAAGCTTTCAGAAATCTCGTCAGCCATTGTGTGAAGCCTTTTCTCACTAAAGTAAATTGCATTATGCTCAGTGAAAAGGTCATTCAATAGGTGGGCTTCGTCGAAGACACAAACTGCTCGCTTCTCCATTGGGTGCTGCGAGTACATGCGGTCAACGAAATAGTATGAATAGTTTGTGATTAGGTGCCGCGCCTTTTCCTTCATCTTCCGGCTGAATTGGAATTCACAGCTATCACAATATTGGCTGATAATGTCATCCATGCCGCTCTTCTTGAAAAGCATGATGGCGCAATTTTCGGCAGATTGTGGCTCTTGTGGTTCAGACAATGCGGCACATTCATAGTTGCCGGCGCCCTTGATGATGTGGAAGACCTCGTCGTGTGGGGCATCGTCGTCAACGAAAGTTTCGTGGTATTGCTCAGCTAATACGTTAGTCGCAGTGAGCAGAAATGATGCGCCGCGATTTACGCCAGGATTCTTGATGGTTTGAACTACATCGGCCACCACCGCCCCGATGATGGATTTACCAGTACCTGTCGGCGCAGACAAAATAACGTTCTTGAATTGTTCGTCAAGAAACGCGATCAGAATCTTATTAATGTGCTCAACTTGCTTATCTCGTGGCTTAAAGCCGATTCGCTCGTAGGCTTCAAGAATTTGTTTTTCGTATCGCATTTAGTTCCTTTTGGCAAGTTAGGAAGCTTTATCCCTAACTTGCCATTATACATTATTTTTAGTCCTCAATGCCGAAGATTTGGTGCATTGCTTCTTCATCTTTCTCCATGAAGGCCTTCATGCACAGCTGCCAGTATGGAGTTAGTTGCTCCCAATCAACGGTGTTCTCGAACTTAACGTGATTGTTACGCCACTCACACTCGACACTCACTAGAGCATTAACAATATCCAAGTTGAACTTATCCATCGGAATCATGTTCATGTCAAATGCATTCTCAGCATTGATGATCTTGTCTGCCATCTCGAAGTGACGATCATAGACGTGCATCGATCCTGCGTTGTGATAGTAGTAGCCAAGTTCAAGGTCAGGATAGAACTCACGAAGATTTACCATCATTGCTTCCTGTAGCATGGTAAATTGGAAGACATCGTTGGTAAAACCTAAGATGATGTCATTAGACCGCATGTAGGTAATGAGAGATAGCTTGTTGTCACGAATGAACCACTGGAGCGCGATGGTGCATGGTACGTCCTTGTTGCCGGTATGGCGGTCAGATGGCACGTGAATGTTCATCAGCGCTTGACGAGAATCCTTGTCATTCTTCAAGATATTGATAGTATTGTTCCACTGATTCATGCCCGAGAACGCAGCCAACTTAGTAACGCCGAAGAGACGGTTGCCATAGTTGGAATTGACAGTATTGGCATCGTACTGATGCTCACTGCCAGAGTTAGTAATGTTAGCCCAAAACTTGGAGTAAGGAAGAATGCCGTCAAGGGTGTCTTCGCCGCTAGTATACCAGATTAGTTCACCCATCAAGTATTCTGTCTTGACGTTGCGGTCCTTGAAGGTAATGACGCGGTTACGAGGATTAGTTAGGGTGATGTTGTAGTTAAGGATTTCCTTGCTAGTCGTGCCACGAGGATTAGCAGTATAGCCATGATCCATGAGGTGCTTCAAGCACAGCCGAAAGTCGTTGTTGAGGTGTCCAGTTTGTTCCATGTAAGTCCTTCAGAATGTTAAATTGTAATACTTTCGGGTGACGTGAAAGGATATAAATAAGGTCTATAAATTCGAGTTGAATCATGCACAAAAATCTCTCCGGGAATGCCCTCATAAATTACGGTGCTGAGCTACCTGATCCATCAACCGCTTATGACGGCGCGCTATTTTATAAGACATCTAATCCCGGTTCAGGGCTGTATGTTTTTGGCTTCATCCAAGATAGTAATGCAAATGCATTAGGTGATCAAGTTAGGCAGGGCTGGGTCGCAACAACCCCATCTGAGCAGTTTATCAATAAGGAAGCTGGCGGCGTAGTCACTGGTGATATCACAGTCCAATCACCTGGTCCTATTCGCGGATTACGGGTCGTGAATATGAAGGGCGATGGAGGCGGTAGCATTAGCGCTAATACACCAACTGCTGGTGGTATTACCCTCAGTGGTGAAGGCGGCCCAATTAATTTTATCACAGGCAATGAGAGCCGGATGACCCTCGACGTCGGTGGCAATCTAACCTTGAATACTGGCATTGGCAATGGTAAAGTTTGGACCAGCTTAAATGACGGGCAAGGCAGTGGCTTAGATGCTGATTTGCTTGATGGATTAGATGCAGCTTACTTCACAAATGCTAGCAATATTAATGCTGGCACAATCAATTTAAGTAGGCTGCCATTTACACCTGTCCAGCAGGGTGGGGGCCCTGGCCAACAAAATAACAAAGTCAATATTGGCTGGAATGGTTCTAATAGATTGTTAGTTTCTGTTGACACTAATCCATTTAACAATATATGGCCAATCGACATTAACGGCGATGCTGCTACTGCGCAAAATGCAGCAAATGCAGCCAACGCTATTTCTGCCCGTGGTATTAGAAATGCTGGTAATCCAAATGATAGAAATTTAATTTTTACTTGGGATGCGAAAACTAATCCAAACTGGCTATGGGGCGGTGTCGACGGGACTAACATGTATGTTTATTCCCCATCCCAACTGAGCGTTAATTACGCTAACACTTCAGACACCTCAAATAGGTCCTTAGCATCTAATTATGCCGATAATGCGGGTAATGCAAACTACGCAACTAACTCCAATAGGGCTTCTACTGCTGGATTTGCAGATAGTGCGGGCAATGCAAGTAGAGCGCAAGCCGCTGATTATGCCGATAATGCGGGTAATGTAGCAAATTCGTTTGGAAAAGTTAAAGCTTGGGTTTCTATTGTTGATGGTAACTATTTAGAAGGTAATAATATTTCGTCTGTTTCTTCAAGAGCTACTAATAGCGGGGCTGGTGAAGAAACAGATAGATTAACAATTACTGTCAATTTTGTTGTTGCTATTCCTACTTCAAATTATGCGCTCGTTTCAGACGCTCCGATTATATCATCAGGAAAATCGCAAAATAGCGTGTCATTTCAATCATATTACTTAACGCAGTCAAGAAGTGGCGTAATCGGTGCGGTAAATATTTCTACATTATCTATCGCTATTATTTCAAATTAAGGATAAAAATATGGCACAACTAGACATTAAAGATTACGTCATATTTTATAAAGATGATATTGGATTAGTATTATGCAATCCAAATCCTAATAGTGGTTTAAACCTTTTGCAAGTAGCAAATCAGGATGTACCTAAGGGAGCAGAGTACAAGTTCGTAAAAAGAGAAGATATACCTAAAGATTTAAAATATTTGGGTGCATGGGAGGTAGACTTTAGTAAATCTGATGGTATAAGTTCCGGCGAACGTGCAAATAAAGAATTCTAATTATGATTAAAATTAACCTAGATAAAGCCAAGGCAATTTTTGCAAACAGTATTAGGACTCAACGAGATGCTAAATTGGCTCAACTTGATGTTGAGTTTATGCGCGCTCTTGAGGGCACTGATCGCAAGAAGAAAGATAATATTATTGCTCAGAAGCAAACTTTAAGAGATTTGCCATTGAAAATTAATGATGTAAAAACTCTTGAAGAACTACAGGCATTACAATTTCCGGAGCTTGAATAATGTTTAAAACTAATACTACAAGTTCAATTGATACCGGCACTGTATTACCAATATTTGCAAATATCGGTTCACTATTTTATCTAACTGAAGGTGCCAGAGGCTTATACATCTACGCCTTTAGACAAGATGGTAATGCCGCTTTAGGTGATCAAGTGACGCAAGGGTGGCAAGTTATTAGCTTAGATCAGGGTGGAGATGGGCTTTATTTAAAATTAACTGGTGGTGTTATTAATGGCGACCTAACCGTTAATGGCATTGTTGATGCAAATTCAACCAAGCTCAAGCTAAAAAGAACAGATATAAAGGATAAAGTTCCTTCATTTAATGAGATGGAAGAGGGCGAAATAATTATAAATACAACCGACGGCAAACTGTACTTTAGAAATAAAACTTCCGTCTTGCAGATGACAGGCTTAGATGCTTCTTCTGCCATTTCGTCAGATTACGCAACTCACCTAAAGTACAACTAAGGATAACCATGGCAGATACCATTACCACCTTCATTAATAGAAGCGACTTGACATACGACGCGCTAAAGGCAGGCATAACAGTTTTATCTAATTCCTCATCCGAAACAGCTGTAATTAAGGACGTGAGCTTTTCTGTGCAAAAGGAAAGAACTTTAATTTTAACAGACGGGGTAACTGAGCTTGTAAAGGTTAGATCGAGCGCAAAACTAACAGGCACGGAATTAGTAGGGAAAAGCTCAGACGTAAAGCTTTATACTAAAGCGGCAGCAATTTTTAACCAATATACTTACTACACATATAATGCTACAAACCTGGTCGCAACTACAGTAACTCTAGATACTGTTTTTGACGATGTAGTTAAGTCAAGTAATAGCTTTTTGTTTGAAAGTGTGACTGGTCCTTTACCAACGGTTACACCTAATTTTAACTGCGTTGATAAAAATAATAACTATTATTACGCAGCTTTGCAGCCGAACGCTTCTCAACAAGGCCAAATTGAGTCAGCGAAAGGCATAAAAAATAAGTTGTACAGAAGAGAAGGTGGGGTTAATGGCACTCAATCTACGGCACTTCAGCTTGCCGCCCATGATGATGGGCCATTAACTCAAAAATTCTGCTGGGATGGAAAAAGATATATTCACGTCGCAACATCAAGTTTAAAGCTTAGTTACGTTGACAACAGCATAGCAGTTACTTCCTACGATACAACAACTGGCACCAGCACAGTTTTTGAATTTACGCCTTCTCCCTATAATTCTATTTTGGGCGCTTCAGTTTCAGCTATTGAAGATTTTGTATTCGTGTACACTCCCGTAAACTCATTAGTTTACGTGATTAACTTCAAGACCCAAAAACTTATTGGTAGCTTTGCTGCACCAGGTAATCTAGATAATAACACAAACAAATATGACGCCAGCTTTATCGCCGCGTTAAAAGACTCTAGTGGTATGTATTATGCCTTGCTTGCGGGCCCAACTACGGCGTTTACCCCAAAGCTAATTAATTTAGGTACTACCATCTCTGAAACGCTTAGAGTTTATTCAACTGAGCAATACATGAAGAGCGATGGTTATGACATTTCTCAATATGCTTACGGGTATAATGGTTTTATTTTTCATACCCCATTTGTAAAAAATGCTCAAGGAGACAGGTATGTTTTCTTGGGAACTAAATCACAGGACCAGATAACAAGCCAGATTGGCATTTATGATATTGAAACTAAAAACTTTACTCAACTAAATAAAACTACTTTACCTGCATTCGATGGAACTATTACCGTCAAGGACGCCAATGCAAGTGTGGCTAAGAACGATTTTGGCACAGTAGGTATTAGAGTAACTGGCATTAAGACCACTTAAGGAAAAACAAAATGTTAGAATTTAAAAATTACGCGCAAACTGAAGCCATATCTAAACAGATTGCAATGACAGTTGGCGCAAATTCTAGTAGTCCCGGCCAATTTTCTCTTTACACAGTGCCGTCTGGTAAAGTGTTTGTTGGGAAGCTTTTCTGCACGACCGGCTCTGCCATCTATGTAAATGGCATTCAAACACCATGGGTGACTGCGTCAGGTGGATATTATGGGGTGGCTGAAAACTTTGAGTTTGTAGCTGGAACGGTTTTAACTGCCTACTGTAATGGTGGAAGTGCTTATATTTTAGGAGTAGAAAGATGAAAATAACGATCAAGGAAGATTTATCAAGCACGATTGAAACTGACACGGCAATTGCCGGCTTAAGCAATTTTAATCCACTAACCCAAGAAAAGTTTAATAGCGAAGACGAAGTAAGAGCATTTATTGCAACAAGCTTAACTCCAAATTACTTTATTACAAAGTCCGACTTACCGATGGTAGATTTTAAAGCTCAGGTAGTTGCTAAAGTTCAAGAGCGTTTAGATAACTTTGCCAAAACTAAAAATTACGACTCCATTTTATCTGCGACTACTTATGCAACCTCTAAAATTGAAAGGTTTGCAAAGGAAGGTCAACGTGCAGTTGATTTAAGAGATGAAACTTGGGCCCAATTATATACCATTATGGAGGAAGCCGAAAGTGGCAAACGACCAACTCCTACAAACTTTAAGGAAATTGAGAAAGAATTACCAGCATTAACCTGGGAATAAAATAAAAGCCCTGATTAATCAGGGCTTTTAACATTGTTTGGTATGATAAAATGATAATGATTACTATAACCAAAATTATTTATGAAAGACTCGACAATTTTAACACCTCCGGAGGAACCGTCTAACTTGATTGTTAGGGTGCAACCTTTTACTCAAACCATGGTTAAGCTTAAAATGCTAATTATGATGTTGGAAAGACATGGCTGCATTAAGTACAAATACCTTCAACTTGAAGAAGGTGCGCTTAATTTAAAGATAAAGCGCAAAGTCATTCCCGGTAAAACTATCTATAATATTCGAAGTTACACACCAGAACTGCATGCTCAACTAGATTGTTTTATGAAGAAATACAGGAATGCGTGTGATTCATTTAATACATTCGGGTATGGCTTCATTATGTTGAATTGCCCAGAAATTACCAATATTGTTGTTGGTGATGATGGCGAACTGCAAATTGTGGATTTTGAAACTTCATTCATTACGACCGATAATAGAGAAGCTTTTTACGAATATTGGAATCGCAAAATGGAAATTTTTGAGATGCAAATTGCACAGCTGCAATTATTGGGAAAGATGTGATTTTATCTCGGGAGGGATTTCAAACTTCGCATCTTTTAGGTCGTCAGCGGTATTCTTAAAAATAATATCGGCGTCTTTACGTTTCTTAATTAAGCTAATAACCTGCTCGACTGACTTTACATCTTCAGCCTTTACGCTCTTGCCAAACATAAGCCGCGCCGCTTTTTCTGGGTCAGTAATATTGTCTGGGTTTGGGTCAAACTTATGAGATAGCCCCATTTTATCAAGTTCCTTTTGAACTTCCTTTGCAGTGGATTTGGCCAGAGTTTTAGTACGGCCTTTACCGTCTTTCCTCATTGGCTTTACTTTGAATAAACGCTCTAGACCAACGTCAGCCTTAAAAGAACGTCTGACTCTAATAATAGTATCACCACCCTCGTCCTTCACCTCCAAATCTTTATCTTTCTCGAAGATTTGCTTCATTACATTAACAAATAGCAAGGAACGAACCGCAGCCTTGTATTTTGAATTAACGTCTGAATGGTATGACCACTTAGCCCAGTCCTTTGACTTGACAAACATTAAATCAACTTGCACCTTCTTATCATTGACTGGCACGGCAAAAGAAAAGACGCCATCGCCGGCCCGGTGAATCTCATTTGTATTAGTTTGCTTGAGCATTAGCTTAACGATCTTATTGCGATACTCCTCTCCCTGATCTTGAATCGCAATGTCAATGTCGCCTGACTCTTCTTGCTTCCCAGCAAGTGTCTTTTTAGTAGAGCCAAGTAAGCTGTCTTTCAAGTCTTCTACGCTTAAGTTTGTGACTTGAGACACGAACTGTAAGGCTTTTAAAATGTCATCTTTATTTGCCTTTACAGTGCCAAGGTGGGCGGTCGATTTACCGCTGCTTTTTGCTTCAAATAGGTCTTGTAGTTTCATAAGTATTTCCTCAGCACTATTTACATTATACTATAGTTGGCATGCTTATAAATATTCTGTTCTATTATAAATGAGGTCCTATGTTAATTGACGGTCCAAAAATCACAGAAGGCAGTTCGATCCTTAACGCTACGGTTGCGAGCGGCGACAAATTCCCAGATGATCCGTCTCCAGGAGAATTATTTTTTAGAACTGACTTAAATGCATTCTACTTCTTCAGTAATTTGGATTGGATTGATTTCAAGGCAGTTGCGTGGGATGTCATTTCTAACAAGCCTAATACCCTAAGTGGTTATGGAATTACCGATGGTCAAAAACTAGATATTGATTTAACCGCGTTGGCTGAATTAACATCCACTGGCTTATTAGCTCGCACAGGCGATGGCATAGTTGCTACACGCGCAATTATAAATGCGGGTGGCATCTCAATATCTAATGCAAACGGGGTATTAGGCAACCCAACAATTGGGTTAGTTAACACTGGCGTTACTCCAGGTACTTTTGGTTCCTCTACGCAAACAGGTGCATTTACCGTCGATGCATTTGGTAGAGTCATGAGTGCGAGCAATATTTTAATCACCCCTACATTTGCTAGCATTACAAATAAGCCGACAACTTTATCTGGTTATGGTATTACTGACGACCTAAAATTAGGCGATAACACAGGCGCCAATTTAGGTACTGCTGCGGTAGGTGTAGCAACAACCGCAGCAAGAGCTGACCACGTCCATAATATGCCCAATTTTGACGAATTAAAAAACGTTGCAATTAATTCTAAGGCAATAAATGATAGTTTAGTTTGGAATGGCTCTTCATGGACAAATAGACCATTTAACTTATCAACATCTGCGACTGCAGACAAATGGACAACTTCTAGATTACTTACAATGAGTCAGGATGCACTAGGCACAGTGAGTATTGATGGGTCTAAAGACATCAATATTAGCGTCACCCTCGCAAATTCTGGTGTAAGTGCAGGCACCTATGGTGCGGCGGATAAGATTCCGTCCTTAGTTGTAGATTCAAAGGGCCGCATTACTGCAATTAGTTTAAAAGATGTGGCGCCACCCGCGTTCGCCGATATTACCAACAAGCCGACTAACTTGGCTGGATATGGTATTAGGGATGCAGTTAATACCAGCCTTCTCGGCGCAAATAATGGAGTTGCGACTTTAGATGGCAATGGCAAGCTTAATACTAACCAAATCCCATCATCACTAGTCGGGGCTTTACAATATCAAGGACTTTGGGATGCTAATACTAACACGCCGACTTTAACCTCTGGCACTGGTACTAAGGGGCAGTTTTATAAAGTCAGCACAAAAGGAACTACCACTTTAGATGGTCAATCTTATTGGCAAATTGGCGACATGGTCATTTTTGATGGTTCTACATGGGATAGATTAGAAGGTGGGCCTACAGAAGTAACAAGTGTGGCTGGAAGAGTAGGAGACATTACACTAACCAACGTGGATGTAAATTTAGGAAATGTTGAAAATAAATCCTCCAATACTATTAGAAGCGAGATTACAAAAACAAATGTTGTAAATGGATTAGGTTATACCCCGGTTGAGCAAGGAACTGGCGCAAATCAAGGAACTAATGCAGTAAAGATTGGCTGGTCAACTGGCGCTGAAGGATTATTAGTTTCTGTTGACAACACCGCCCTAGGATATATCTACACTTCGAATGTTGGTCGTAGAGTTGCATTTAGTGAAATTACAAACAAGCCAACAACTATTGCGGGTTATGGAATTACAGATGCAGTATCTAGTGCAATTATAGGCGCTCCTAGCGGCTTGGCAACGTTAGGATCAGACTCAAAGTTAACTGCATCTCAAGTGCCAAACGTCTTAACTTCCTACTTGGACTTTAAGAAGGGGGCAGATATTGCATCCGCTAAAAATATGAACTTGCAGGCTGCGACAGGTAATTATGTCACGATAACTGGTGATATGGGAATTACAACACTGGACTTGAATGAAGGCGCACTAAGAATTGTAAAATTTACCGGTAGCCCAACAATAGTTCATGGCACAAACTTGCTCTTGCCAAATGCGAAAAATATTAATGTAATACCAAACGACATCGGTGTATTTGTAGGGGATGGCAAAGGAACAACAATATTAGTTAGCTATTCTAGGGCAATTGTTATTCCTACAATGCCATCTGAAACTGTTGCAAATATATCTGCGACTACAACTGATACAACAATCAATATCATCCAGGGTGGAGATGTTTCGTACTTTAGAGTATCGTTGCAGTCAAACACAAAAATTACATTTGCTAATTTGCCAGCATCAACAGATAAAGTTTATTCGTGGACCACAAAGATCACGAATGATGGAACTGCCGGAAGAGCGTTAAGCTGGGATTCAATCATTAAATGGGCCGGTGGTCAACCGCCTAATAGAACCACAGCTGCTAATGCCGTTGATATCTGGACATTTGTGTTGGATAACGGCATAATTTACGGCTCTCTATCAGTATTAGATGCTAGATAAGGTTTGCAATGTACGTAGCACGAAAACTTCGCAGACGCAAGTCTAACTTAGCTCAAGCCCTCGCTAATACTGTAACTATGTATGCGCCCGGGGTTTATCCTGTGCCATATGCAACGCACACGGTGTTAATTGGTGGGAGAGGCGCTTCTGGTAATTCACCCACTGGTGGCAACTATGCCAGTGGAGGCAATCAATCTTCCAACCCAACCTTGATGGGTGGTAATGCCTACACCACCTATTATGACTTTACTAATGGCGGTAATGCATATAGTAACAACGACCACCCTTGGGGGCCATCTTATAGCACCCCATCTCCATACGTATATTATGCAAACCCTGGTGCGCCTGGTTCTTCCTATGTAAACTACTTTGTTTCATACTACGTGCCCGGCAACACTTACTACAATCCAGTGTATTACAACCCATATTATCCAGGGACAGACGGTGCTATGGTGGGGATTGGAGGAGTCGTGTTTCCTGGTGGACCTGCAGGCAATCCAGCACCGATTGTCCCAAGCACCTTATCTAATCTTAAATATCAACAGAGCGGAATTTCTATTACCGTGCCATCTGGAGGGTATGTAACTATTACGCCAGTTGGCCAACCATAATTCATATATGACAAGACAGATTGATACCTACATTCCACCAATGGTGCCATATGTGGCGTGGAAGGCATTTGAGCCAGAAGAATGCGACAAAATCAAGCAGGTTGGTGAGCTGCTAGAATTTAAAAAGGCAAAGATGGGCAGTAATGAAGGACGTGAGGACCAAGAATATCGAAATACTGATATCACTTGGATTATGCCTGAACCACAAAATCACTGGATATTTGATAGAATGAATGAGGTCGTTGCTTACTTAAATTTTATGCACTTTCAGATGGACTTGACTTCATTTGATGGCTTCCAATATTCCAAGTATAAATTAAATGGTCATTACAAGAGACACACCGACATTATCATTAATCCGCCTGGCGGATTATATCGTAAGTTATCCATGAGCGTAATGTTGAGCGAGCCAGACGAATACGAAGGTGGTGAACTAGTATTGGATGCAAGTGGGGCTGAGAAGGACTTAATAAAAGTTAAGCTCAAGAAGGGTGAGATGATCTTATTTTACTCTCATATTCCGCATAATGTCGAGCCAGTTATAAAAGGCACACGACTAGCATTAGTTACATGGGCGCTAGGTGAGAAGATTAGATGATGCTGCATTACTTAACTAAATCTATTAAAAACTTAGTTAAGGTTGCAGAAGATGATTTAATTCAATTCTACTGTGACCCTGCTTTATTTGACGTCATTCCTCACCCTACACCTGCCAGCAAATGCATTGCACCATGGTTTAAATCAATCAAACCAATCGTAGATACTGGTAGAGATCAGTTTGATGCAAAAGGCATGTCTGCTAAAAAATGCATGCCGCTGTTGGATGCAATGACGGCCGGGTGGATTATTCCGCTATTCGGTGATGTAAATGTTGCAACCAACGATGACTGTAGCATTATCGATGCTGGTAAGAATCCGCTAGGGCCTATTATTGAATCTCACTCTTTATCTCAGCTTGGCAATAAGACATCGCCGACATATCCGGGCCATGCGATAAAGTTTATTAATCCTTGGATTATTAAAACTAAACCTGGTATTTCAAGTTTCTTCATGCCACCGGTAAACCACTTCGAGAAGAGATTTACTTGTTTTTCAGGATTAGTTGACACGGATGCATACGCAAAACAAGTTAACTTCCCAGCCATTTGGCATATAAACAATCACGATGATGTTATTTCTGCCGGCACACCACTAGTAACTGTAATACCTGTTCATCGTGATGATTTAGAATATAAAGCTACCCCGCGTAAAATGACAAAAGAAGAGTTTGAATTTGCAGACACTCTTGGTAAGAAGCAGCAGTCACGCCGTCATGTCTACACTAATGAAGTGAGAGCCAACAGAAAATGAACTTTAAAGACATTTTTAAAAAGAAACCGACGTTTAAGTTTAAATCTTATATCGGCAATTTTGCGGTAGCGACGCCAGTCATGAATGCATCTAGGATTAAACCTAAGTGGTTGAGAAAGCAAATAGGTTCTCAAAAATTTCATGATTGCCCTGGCATGCTAGATTATTCTCACGCTGGGTATATCATCACTGCGCACACTGACATTCACATTAAAGCCAATAGTGCTGGCACTATGATTGTCGTTGAAGGCACTGCAGTACCTGCAGATCAAGCTCATCGCCTAAATCCAACTAAATTTAATTACGAGGTTGTAGATGGCATGCTAAATACCCCTGACGTTGAAAAGTCAGCGTGGAAGATTCCTTTGCCATGGAGCATTATTGCTGAAGAAGGATATTCTGCATATGTCATGCCGGCTTTAATGCATGCTGATTATCTGGATAAAATATTTGTCTATCCTGGCATTGTCGATTATGATAAATTCCACACAGTCAATTTTATCTTTAGTCCCTTAAAGGAATGTGAATTTACCATTCCGGCTGGGGCTCCATTATTACAGGTATTGCCTCTAAAAAGAGAAATCGTCACGGCTGAATGTGATAAGGCGACTATAAAAGAAATAGACGAGCATATGTTTAACATGCCGTCAAGAATAAAAAGATATTATAGAAAGTTCTTGTCTTCAAAGAAGACCTTTATTATGAAATGCCCTTATGATCATCGAGGTGACAAATGAAAAATTCTAAATGGTATTACGAGTGCGACCTCAAGAATAAGATCGCAATCTCATATATGCAACTGCCTGAGTATTATGGCAACATGGGGTCAGTACAAGATTTATCAGATGAAACTTTAAGCGACTTAAGCTTTGCAGTTTTTAATCGTGGTTTCTTAACTCCTGAAGCCGCTGAGGGGGCAATGAGCAGAGATAGTTTAATTAAGGCCAAGCAAAGCGCTTTACCTTTGGTTGAAGAGTATATTAGAACTCAGCGTGACCACCTCTTGTCCATTACAGATATTGCAGCTACTGCTGATAGATGGAATAGCTTAGATGTCGTTGCACAACGTAAAATTACAGAATATAGACAAGCGCTAAGAGATATTACTAAGCAGGACGTATTCAATGTAAAGTGGCCAACTAGGCCAACTCAACTTAATTTCATTCAATCATATGAATGGCCGGCAGACATTCCATTATCTGATAGCTTGAAACAAACTATTGAGGCACCAAATCAAGTGTTACCAATGAGCGTAATTCAAGCCGAGCAGTGGGAAAGAATTATGGCTTTACGCGATAAGAAGGTTGCAGGTGGAATTAAGGTGAATAACATGTGGTTTCACACTGACACTGATTCACTAATTAGATACTTAGCATTACATGCGGCAGGGTCAAATCTGCCCTCAAACATGCAGTGGAAGACAATGACTGGTGATTTTGTAACCTTAACGCCGAGCTTGGTCAATGACATTTACAATGCATCTATTATTGCCAACAATAATATTTTCAGGTATGCTGAGCAGTTAAAGCTGCAACTAATGAGCAGCGTTAATCCAGCCTCTTTTGATATTACTCAAGGTTGGCCGGAAACATATAAATGAAAAGGGGACCTTAGGTCCCCTTTATTTTAACAGTCTAAATCTACTTGATAGCCCCAGAGAGAATCAATATAGGATGTAACCAGTATAGCGTCCTCTACATCTAAAGTTCTTCCCATGTATGAATTATACTTTAGCTTAAGTGCGCGGTCACCATCTAAGTCTGCCCCAACAACCATAATTTGAGGAACGAAATTAATACGTTCAAAGCTCTTAGCTAGGTTATTACGAATGTTTCTATACCCAACTTCATCGTGAATGTCACTTACAATTGCTCTAGCCGAGTGAGTATTGCCATCTGCATCAGTTTGAATTACTGCCGCATCTTCAAGTTTACCTTCAGTAACTAAAATATTAACTGAAAATAGTTTAAGGTCTCTAATTACCTTAGGTGACAAATATTGACTTACAAAGCTGTCATCACGGTATTCAAATGCAGCATCCTTAACTGCATCCTGCCATCTCTTACCAATGAGGTGAGGAAACCAATACTTATCTTCTTCAGTTGGATTATCGCAAATGCGCTTGATATCTTGGAAGATAGCAAAGCCTAGGGCGTATGGATTAATGCCACCATAATATCTGCGGTGGTATTCAGGCTGGAAGATAACTCCACTGTGGCTCTCTAAGAAATACATAAATGCATCTGGAGATATCATGCCCTTCTCTTCCATTCGAGTCATAATATAATAATGCGTAAAGGATGCAAAACCTTCATTTAGGTTTTTAGTTTGGCCCTGTGGGTAGAAATACTGATTGATCTTATAGACAATGCGAATAATTTCTCTTTTCCATTGAGGTAGAGATGGAGATTTCTTCATGATAAAATAAAGCAGATTTTCCTCTTCTTCAGGATTATCCCCATCATCATGCTCACTTAAGTCGACATCCTTGTATGAGGTGCGCTTTAGAATAATATCTAACTCTTTCTGTTTAGCATCCTCTTCACTAATTAGCTTTTGCAACCGGGCTTCTTCTGAGAGTCGAGGGGTATGCTTTCGACTAAATTTGTCCACGCCATGTGGGGCGAGGGCGTGAGCCGCATCTAATACCTTCTCAACTTCGCTTTCACCATAACGCTCTTCGCACTGTCGAATGTAATCGCGTGCAAACATCATGTAGTCAATAATGTTAGATGCTTCAGTCCACTGCTTAAAACATTCATTATTTTTAAATACGGCGTTATGACCGAAGGCAGCGTGGGCAATCACCATCGCCTGCATCATCATGTTGTTTTCTTCCATTAGGTAACTAATACAGGGATTAGTATTAATTACAATCTCATACGCTAGACCTTGACGCCCTTTTGAGTATGAGTTAAAGTTAGATTCAAAGTCCTTACCAAATGACCAGTGATTGTAATGGATTGGCAAGCCGATGCTTGAATATGCGTCTAGCATTTGCTCAGCTGAAATAATTTCGACTGAGTTTGGATAAACCTCTAGTTCCATTTCCTCTAAAGCAATCTTTTCAATTTCCTCGTATGACTGCTTAATTAACTCTGGCGTCCAGTCCGTCTTACTTGTTATCCACAGTTTTTCTGTCATATTAGGCCTTCCTCTTGTAGATAGTTTTGAACGCATCAAAAATTTCGTCTTCACTAGCTATTTTAATCACTGACACCTTTTTTGTGCTTTTAGAAATTGATTGCATAGTATTCCACAAGTTATTCTGCCCGCCATATGAGGAGATGAATCCTTCCTTGATTTGTGAATACACCGCGTGGCGAAGCTTTGAAAGCAAACCGCTGTCTTCAATCTCATTCATTAAGACTGCATTATCATCTACCCAGTTATCACCATCACCGGCATAGGATGCATAGATGTTAGTGATATTTGCATCATATCGTTCCTTAATGATTTCATGCATAAGCTTAAATGCCGAAGAAACAGTCGTACCGCCACTTAGCTTAGTTGTAAAGAACTCATCTTCTTCGAGTTCTTGCGCTTCATCAGTGTGGGCAATAAAAATAATGTCAATGTTAGGATAGACTCTCTTAATAAATGCAAACTGCAATGCAAAAAGACGCCGCGCAATAAGTTTCTTTTCTTCATCCATTGAGCCACTCACGTCCATCAACATAAAGAAAGCCGCGTCTGAAGTCTTGACTTGCACCTTCTCCTGCTTGCAGTATCGCAAGTCTACATTCTCAAATAAGCTGATTGCGTTATTTTTTATCTTGAGTTTTATAATATCAGCTTCAATCTCAGCAATTTTATCCTTATCAGCAGTATTATTGAGTTCCTCTTCAAGCTCTTCAATTAGCTTCTTGTTGGTTGACGTTAGAGCGATCCGACGCATCTTGCTTTGCTTGAACGACCTAATGACAGAAAGTTGACCGGCATTACCGCTTTTCTGATATCCAGCTCGTTGCCACGTTGCTTCAGGCGTATCCTTCTCATGATTCTCCTGCATGTTTGGCAATTCGCAGTCTTCAAAGAAGACGTCAAAGAATTCATTCTTACTGACATTAACAATATAGTCGTCCTCAGTGTCTTCACCATGCCCTGCATCACTATCGCCACCACTATCACCTTGGCCACTTAGTGGGAATTGATCACCCTTCAGCCACCTATCATTGCCAACTAGAACGATTTCTCTTTCACCCATGTTAGGTGTGTAGTGGAATACAGGCTCAGCGAGTGCATTTCTAGCAACACGAATTGGATTAACTTGATTATTAGAAGCGCCGCCTTTACCCGCGTCGGCTACACCCCCAACTGCGATGTCGGTTGGCTTAGATTGTCGAATAGAATCTTTAATTCTCTTTAGTAGCTTCTGCCTATTATTGACAGACTTGCCTCGACCTGTATTTCTACGATCGACGAAAATAAATGTTGTGGAAATTGGTTTATCAGCCATTTAATTCCTTTAGCTGCACCTCGAGCGCTGCAATTTTCTTTAATAAGGATTCTACCCGTGGTGGATTTGCATTCAATGATTCGGGCCACCCCAATACTCTCTTGAGCTTGTTACCACCCTGTGCAGCTTGATCACAGTCATTGATAGTTTGACCGTATGTTATGACGTGGGTAGTTTCACCGTCCCACCCGAGTATAATAACCTGTTTCAAGTTATTATCATCAGCAACCTTCTTCGCAATTGAAACAGGTAAATTTTTAGCCATGTTATCCTTCATCTGGGTCTCTGCATAATTTTATTTAGCAGAGACCCATTTTCTAATTACGACGATTTGCGATTGTTTGCAAACCAGCTAACTAAAACCTTAACTTGATTCTCAGTATAACCCTTTTCTATCATACGCTGCACGAAGCCAGCGTGCTTTTCTTCCAGGTCCTTGTCTTGCTTTGGTCCAAAGGCGATGACTGGCATGATCTGTTCAGTTGCTGAGAACATACGCTTCTCAATAACGTTCTTGATCTTTTCATACTGGTCCCACTTTGGGGTTTGACCGGCATTCTTAGCTTTATAACGCAGGACGTAATTAACGATTTCGTTTCGAAAGTCCTTCGCGTTAGTGATAGCAGCTGCCTTTTCAATTTGTTCGAGCTTCTTATTCAGAGTTTCGCGATTTAGCAGAGTGTGGGTTTCTGGATCACGGCACTGCTCATCGTTAATCCACGCTTCAGCGAATAGAACGTAATGTTCAAACATATTTTGCCCAAATGAGCTGTATGATTCAAGATACGCTGTGCGTAGTTCCTTCTCAACAAACTCAAAGTACTTTGGTTGGAGGTGAGACTTGATGAAGTCTTGGTACTTGCGAAGTAGGTCTTCTTCCAGTGCTTCCTTACGAATTGACTCTTCAATGACGTACATTAGGTCAATTGGATTTGCTTGGAATTCTTCCGGGCGCAGGTCAAATGTCGAAGATAGAATCTTGAATGCAAAGCGGGTTGACATGCCCTTCATGCCTTCATCAATACCAGCTGCATCCCGATACTCTTCGTATGGCTTGGCATTTGGCATCGTGTCCTTCACGTTCTCGCCATTATAGACCTTTAGTTTAGCATAGATGGTGCTATTTTCCGGTGCTACTAGACGAGTAAGAATCATCCACTGCGCAAGCAGGTTGAGGGTGTGAGGTGCAACTGGTGCGTCGCGCAGGTTGGAGCCCTTGAGCATCTTCTCGTAAATCTTAACTTCTTCATCTACACGTAAGCAGTATGGGACGTTAACAATAAAGACGCGATCTAAGAACGCCTCGTTTGTTTTGTTATTTCTAAATGCAAACCATTCTGACTCGTTTGAGTGAGCGCAGATAATGCCGGTATATGGCATTGACGGGATAGCTTCGGTGCCATTATAATTGTGCTCTTGAGTCGCCATTAGCAGCGGGTTCAGGGTCTTAATGTTGGCCTTAAACATTTCAGCAAAATCTAGCAGACCTTGGTTGGTTCTATTCAACCCGCCGGAATAAGAGTATGCGAATGGATGGTTTTGCGGGTATTGCTCTAGCTTACGAAGGTCAGTTTTACCAACTAGAACTGAAACGTCCTGGTTGTTTTCATCACCTGGTTCAACCTTCATGACCGCAATTTGTCGATCCTTGTTAGGATACAGCTTAACGACGCTAAATTTAGTTACGTCGCCATTAAATTCCTGCAGCTTCTGCTGGGCCCACCCGGACAGAACGGTTTGATTGACATATGACGCTGGGATTCCGAGGTCGTCTAGAAGCTCCTGGTGATTTGGGTCATTATAGTCAAATAGGCCTAGTGGTGACTCAAAGACAGGTGATACCTTTAGTTCAGGGTCGGTTTCCGCTGGATCGCACAGTACATAAATTGGGTGCTTCTCCATGAGGGCCTTGAGGCGCTCAAGAAGTGAGGACTTGCCACCGCCTACTGGGCCCTTCAAATATAAAATTTGCTTTGATTCTTCCAGCCCAGCTGCGGCATGACGGAAATACGCCGCAATACGCTCAACAGCTTCTTCAGCGCCGTAGAAGTCCTTAAATGCTGAATAAATTCGAACCTTCTTGTTGGAGTGAATGCGCGAGAGACGTGGATCACCGCTCGTATCAATAACTTCAGGCTGACCGATAGCTTCAACCATTCGCTCTGCAGCGGTGGCATATGCCATGTTGTCGGTTTTGCAAAGCTCTAGATAATCTTCTAGAGACATTGTTTCTGGCTTAGCAAACTTCTCAGTGAAGGATGCCTTTAAGGAATTGAGTTTACTCATTTTAAATACCTTTCACGGTTATTCTGGCTGACCTAATGCATTTACTGCAGCAACTTCTTTATCACTCTGGTTAACTTTATCTTGATCAACGTAATGGTCAATGTGACGAAGCTCTGCGTGAACCGCCGCACCCGGTTCCATAATTAGATTACGATAATAGATTACCTTTGCAGAAACATTTGCACCCTTTTTAATGGCGAGAGTTCCTGGCACTACGAGTTGATTGCAACATACCGTACCGGTAATAGTAACATTATCAACTTCGACATTTAGCTCTGTCTTTTGATCAGAAGTTAAAGCAATTTGTGGATATAGAATACCATTTACCACCAGCTTCGTAAAGTCTGACCTACCTGCTTCATCAGTTAGAGATGTCTGCCTGACATGCGTCATGTAGCAGTTGCCATCAATAATTAGAGTTTGGCCCTTGCTAATATTGAGGCCGCCATAGACCTCAATTCCCTTACCAATAATGGAATCAAACCCCTTGTTTTTAAATACTGACATCATTTACCTTTTTGATCGTTATAAAAGCGCATGTTTCATCTGGCTGATAAGTATCAGCGATGTCCCATTTTACACCTAATTCTGCCTGCATATTAAAGAAACCCTGGTTGGATGAATGATCAATCAGATTATATGGGAATTTAACAGATGCGTCAGTTGCAACGTTAATGATACTGAGGTGAATCTCATCTACTAGTTTTCGATCTAGAAATTGCTTGTAGATTTCAGCCCCGCCGATTACCCAAATATCTTTACCTTTAAAAGCGTTATTAATGGCATTATGCAAGTGGTCAATATCATAACATTGAACTATGCTAGCTGAAAATGGCAAATGCGTATTTCGTGTAATTACGACATTAATACGATTGGGCAAACCATCAGGCCTTTTAAGGGTGCCAAAGGTCTTTCTACCCATGACAACGACCCCATTTTTTGTTTTCTGCTTAAAATTATCCATGTCAGTTTTGCACTTCCATGGTAATGAACCATCACTATTGCCGATGGCATTCGTTTGGTCTACGGCGACAATTAACTTAATCATTTAGTAGGCCTTGCGCAAAGAATGAAAAATCTCGCCACTCGTAGAACTTAGTAAAGATGTAGTTGTGACACTTAATTTCATAGTCTCCATTATCTTCGGCATCATAAACAGAAGCATACGCTGCCTTAACCTGACCTTCGCAAAACAGAAGAAAATCCTTAATATTAGTTGGTCTTTCGCACTGTGAGCAGAAATTCATAGTCTTATTGAGATGCCATGCGCCAATACGAAGATTCATTAATTGCAAAGTTTGTGCTGTGTATTCCCACCGATCCATTGAATCTTGTGCAAAGAATGCAATACCTTCATCCTCCTTATCAGGAGTAATGCTTGCAAGTGTTTTCTTGGCATCGAAATAGTGATTCTTTGCCTCAAACTCCAGAAAAAGCAGCTTTTCATAAACTGAAAGACTAATGTTATCTTGAAAACCTAAAGCATTAGGTTGGGTCATGTTCTTCTCTCTTGCTCTTAATGAGACGCAGTTGATTCACTAGCGATAGCTTTAAATTCTCCATCACTGCTTCCTGATAAGGGAACTTGCGGCGGTGGACCTTGATGAGGGGCAAGAACTGTTCTTCAGTTTCTTTAACATATCGTGCAAGTCGCTCGGGCTTGAAGACGCCATACATGCTAGAAACGTTGTCATCTCGGTCGCCAAGCTTGGCGACGCCAGTGTCTTCATCTTCAAATATAGTTTGCAGAGAGTAATCTGGGTTCTTGACTCCCATGATTTCCTTGCTCATCTTTTTCAACTTAATTAGGAACTCAAGTCCAAACTCTTCCTCGATAAGTTGAGGTGAAATGTATTCTTTAGTTTCCTGGTTAGGGTCTTCTAGTGAGTCATGCAGAAACACTAGACAATAAACCGTAACTGGGTTCTTAATGTGACGATGAAGTGTTCGAAGACGATGGAAGATGCCGAGCTGGTGAATAATCTCCGGGTCACCACCATTTCGTTTTCCATTGTGGTGCTTTGACGCAATCTCCAGGGCCTTGAGAACTTGGTAATATTGTTCGTCATTCTCTGCCATCCCGATGAGCCAGAATCGGGCTGCAAGCATTAGCTTGTCGGCTCTTGTAAGGTTATTAGTCATGATGATATTATATCTTACTCACCGATCGGTTTAATAACCTTATCGCCAAAAAGGGCAACAATGGGATTTTCTTGAGTTAGCAGATCGATGTCGCTACATCTAGTATAGCTACGCACAAACTCTGCATTCTCTTGAGTTGCACGGAGGTGAGCTGGCATCTTAGCAAGCTGCTCTTCAGACAGAGGCATTGACATTTTTTGTCTACTAAAGAAACTGCCTCGCTTAAAATGAAATGGATAGTCTAAATCGAAGTCAATGCCATGCTTCGAGAGCAGCATTTTCTTCATCTCACCGCCGTTTTTACCATGCAGTTCTTTGTAACTAAAGCAGCTTTGAGCAGCCATCGAGATCGCATTTTTAGTTGCATCCAACTGACGCCATAGCACCGTGTTGTATGCCTCCATTACAGTCGGCACAATGTAGGTGCGACAGTCAAACTTTGGCTTCTTGCCAGTATACCCAAGCTGGGGATTTCGTTCTGGTAGATAGCGTTCAATGAGGGAATTAAATTCAACTGATGCATCTGCGGCCAATAGAGAATCCAACTTTTGAAAGCGCCCATCAAACAGAAGCTCGCCAGCGTCGTTAGTTTTAGACAAAAAGACGAGTGTAATTTCGTCGCTTTGAGTGTATCCAATTGTGGCTTGATATTCTTCGACTAGATAGCGCGTAAGATGTTGCATTAGCTTAATTAGGCCTTCATGGTAAGGCTTAGTTAAACCACCAGTAAAGGTACTAAAATTTTTGCCATCAAGCCGAGCAATAAGAGGCTGCCCCTTGAAAGCTTTGCGAGACGTACTTACCGCCTCATATTGCTTCATCCTATCTCCGAGCGCGTCATTATCAATCCGTCCCATCATGTCTCCAAATTATACATGGCAGCAATTAAATCTGTCATGGTGTTAAATTCTTCTACCACAAAACCGTAGAAGTGAGTGGCACACATCTCAATGATGATTGCGTCTGCGATAATGTCGGGCCGAATCTCGCTGCCTTCAATAAATGGGATGTTGCTCCGGCGGCGCGCAACTTCGGTCTCGTATCGCAAGACGATAATATCTAACTCATCCCGCAGGCACTCGACTTCCGGGATCGTCCCAATTAGCTTAGGATCGATTTTCATTTAACGAACCGCCAATTCTTGCTCTGCGGCCTTAATCAGCTCAAGCACTTCGTAGGTGCACAGCGAGTTGGTGTCGATGCCATAGTAATGGGCAGCATACTCAAAAATGAACAGATCGACCATGCCGTGGAGTTCAGTGTAGGTGAGCTCGTCGTGAATGGCTTCTACAGCCAGCTCAAGGGCCCGCGGCTCTTCCTTAATGGTAGAAGCAATGTTAGGAAAACGACCAATGAGAGTGTAATCGATGTTCATATGTAATCCTTGAAGATTTGCTGCGATAGATGAATTATAACCACTCTACTAAGATTAGTACACTGAATCTTAGTAGGGTTTTACCATAAATTCTTCGTCAAAGTATGCATCGTAGGTAGGACGCTCATTTTCAGGAATGTCTTCCAGCTTAATCTGCTCGATAAATTGAATGTCGTGAACGCTAGCACCTTCTGCCGCAAAGAGGGTGTTTTCATCCATTAGGGTGCGGAGGGAAACTTTACCTTCTTCGTAGGCATTTGCCTTAGCTTGATCAATCTCGATAAGTGTATAAAATAACTTTTCATCATCTCGATCGAGAATGCCGATGTAGGTAAGCCCAGCATCTGAGGTTAGCTTAATTAGAAAATCTCGACCCTCGTAATAGATATACGAGTGCTCAAAATTGAGCGTTGTAAAGAGCTGAAGTGGGATAGGTGTATTAGTCATATGAAAATTATATCACTACACCTATCCAAAGTACAACAGTTTTATTGGATGGTTTTTGAACCAGGCGCATAGCCATTTTTAGCCATTTCTGCAACCACCTGTTTTACTTGTTCTTCCAAGTAATGTACTTCTTCATCTGTTAGCTCGGTGCCATCAATCTCGCCATTAATAAAGAGCTTAAGTTTTTCTTCATTCATACAATTGTCAGCTTAATAATGTGTTGCAGCATGTCGTTCAACATAAAGATCATGGCGACGCCAAAACATAAAACCAATACACATACGCCAAAAGCGCCCTCTGAAGAGTCAGTCTTTTCAAATGCAAACCAAATTCCAAGTGCGCCAATAAGCACCGAAATTACCAAAGTGGCAATAAAGAGTGTGATCATGTTAATTCCTAAAATTACAATTATAAATTAAAAAGGGACCCATTTGGGTCCCTTTATTTTTTCATAGCATTGCAATGATTTGCGGTGCTGCTGAGTCGAAGCCAGCAATGTCTAGCATACCTGCATCCTTAGGATCGGCAATTGTGAAGTTGGATACCGAGGTACCAATCACAACAGACTTAGCATTTTGGTTCTTTGCTGCACGATACTTCTTCAGTGCCTGTACAGGAGCTTGGTTACCAGCCCAAGTTTCATTGTCAGTAATAGACACAAACTTGTCGACGTGCATACCCTTTTGCTTAGCATACTCAAAGAGCTTCGCACAGTCGGTGCCACCACCATCCCAGTTACGCATTTCACCTAGCGCCTGGTCAAGGCGCATCTTAGAGTTGATCTTGAGCTCCTTGATTTTTTGGTTGAAACCAACAATGTGGCTATTTGGCTGGTTGCGCGCAATTGCCATTGCCATGACGGCTGCAACATCACACGCGCGAAGGTTAGGCGAACCATTTACCATCGCACCAGTCATGGAACCAGAGATGTCAACACCAAGTAGGTAAGACTCGTTGGTCTTTTCAATGGTACCGAATGACGCATAGAATGCATCATCTAGAGTGGAAACAATAAATTGATTTGGAGTCCAAACCAGAGAACCCTTTTCACCGCGACCTTGAGCATATTGCTTCATTGCCTGCAAAATAGTAACTGGGTGAACACGACCACGAACTAGCGCTTCAGTGTCCGCAAGCTTGCTATTAACTAGCTTTGCACCTTCAGACAGGGGATCAATTACACCGTGTGCAGACAGAGAACCAAGCTTACGAATAAGCGCGGTCATACCCATGTTCTTCACAAGCGCGAACAAGATGTCCTTGTCCTTCATGAACTCGGTTGGAATCATTTCCCAAGAAACCTGGTCATTCTGCTCAATGATAGACAGGACCTTACGCTTGTCGGTATTACCCTTCAAGGTTAGGAAGTCTTCAACGAGACGCGGTAGAATTACACCGGCTTCATCAGTCAGTTCACCCTTAACCGCCAGGCGGAAGAGCGCATTCTGAGCTGGAGTTCCAGCCTTGACGTGCGCCAGGCGAAGAACGTCACGGTGAGACCAACCATTACGGCTTTGGTACTTTAGCAGCTGAACTGCTAGCTTGTCATCTCGCTTACCGTTATACCATGCGGAAACACCGCGCTTTGCAGCTGCATTCCACTTACCAAGGTCATTGAGGATTGAAACAAATAGGAACAGATGGGTACCAGTGCGAGCTACTTGTGACAGAGCACCATATGCGGCTTGAACTGTTTCTTGATTGCCATAAACTGCTGTTACTGCAAGAGCAACAACAGCTGGGTCATTCTTTGGCGCACGACCTGCAACAGAGTACTCGACAATGCGGTTGACGACGCGAACACCATCTTCTGCGATGCACTTCTTAAGTGTGTCGAAGCTTAGCTTGGTAGTTTCCTTGGCACCGACATAGTAGCCTGCGCTTTCAGAGCCGATCATCAGGAAGCGGTCTAGGACACCCCAATCACCAAGAGTGAAGGAAAAACCTCCGGCGTTATTACGCGCCATTTCGGCTTCACGGCCTGGAATAGCTTGAGTTTGTGGGGTAGATTGCTTAGTTGGCTTGACAGAATTTTCTGCAGCGAAAGATGTGTAGATATTGGAACCCATGTTTTCTCCTTAAAACGGCTGACTTAACAGCAAATAAACATCAGCAAAAGGTGCAATTGAATTATTTCAACTAGTTTTACGCTTTCGCGATAGGACTTTCATCCCTAGTCTATCCCAAATTTTCAAGCTTTGAGCGGCGTGAAAGAGCATACGATCTCGATAACGTCTTATACTTCGGCATAAGCACCTATTGATGAATTCATCATCAAGCATAGTAACTATTTGTATTGTCACGTATAGCAAGTTCTCTTGCATATCCCTGGGGGAAGTACGATTAAGGTAATCAATTACTGCGGCTGATGTTTTATATCTGCAACGTAAGAATGAATTATACACTAAAAATCATATAATTCATCCTGCGTTTTTAATGAATTGCCTGCAACACTCGAGAGTGCTCCGGCAAGAAAGACTTCAAATATGCCATCTGGCAAGCAAGGACGTTCCGGTTTTCCAAAATCAGGCCTTCTGACCAGTTTGGAACGTATGGCACATAAAGTAGTTGCATACCACACTCACTCAGCAACTTGTCATCCTTCATGTGATTGCAGCTTTCACATGCAGTTACAACGTTAGTCCACTTGTCAACACCGCCTCGTGACTGAGGGATGATGTGATCGCGGGTAAGACGCAGCGCGTGAAAGGTCTTACCGCAGTAAGCACAAATATTCAAGTCACGACGGAAGAGTTCCGCATTGGTTAGTGATGGAGCACGACCTGCCAGCTTAGATGAGCGGGCTGCAACGCCACGGATAGCAATGATTGGCGCGGTCACAATTGAAGACTGCAGTCCTGTGATTCGGTTGATACCGCCACGGAATAAAGTTTCATCATCTTCGTTTCCTAGTTGCCAGATGACGTTGCCCTTTGCATGCTGAATAATCGCTTCCTGCTTGGAAAGCCATTCGTTCGGTTGACCTTGTGAATCTAATGCTAGAATTTTCATTTTTACTCCATATTTGTGCTAGCCAATTTATACGATCGTAACTTGTTCTCCAATCGCTCTACATATTTGATGTGGTCTCGACGTCCCCGCTGCTGAAAGTCCATCAATGAAAACCACTCTGTATATTCCGTTTCATCACACCACTTGTCAAAGTCATGTCGATCCAGAATTTCACACGAGTACAGACTAAGGTCATAAGTACCCGAGTATAAGATAACTCGCTCGCCAACTAAAAAGTCAAACGACTCATCTTTAATGTTAAATGCTTTTAAGCCGAGCTCTTCCTCGGCTTCTCGAAGTGCGGCTTGGGCCGGTGTCTCGCCCGGTTCAATTTTTCCCTTTGATATCATCGGCTTAGGACCACCAAACTTTGGATCAGAACTAATCATCATCAGGTATTGGTAGCCATCAGGGGTCTTGATGTATGGGATTAAACCGGCTCGTGCTCTCTTTTCATATTGTGTTTCATCTTTGTCGTGCATGATGTATTATAAGTTAGGTTAAATAGAAAGTAAACAGCAAAGGGGTCCTAGGACCCCTTTTGTGCTCATGTGCGCGTATCTAATTCCTAGACAGCAAAGATAAACCGAAGAACAAAGAGGTCAATAAGGATTGACGCTGGGATATTTTCTTCTGGCATTTCATTTACGAATTCAAATCCGAGTGAAAGGCCAGTAATAAATGAGATTGAAGGGAATTGCATGTAAGGTCCAGAAGTTATAACACCATTGTAACACTCATATTGAGCATCACTTTATATTTTTAGGACTAGTCCGTCTTTCTGGGCCGCAATATGAAGGATCAGCCTTCTTACGTCTGTAGCCAGGCTTCTTGCGCAGTGCACCAATAATGATCACAATAGCGATCAGTGTAACGACAATTAGCCAAAACCACAGTGCATAGGTCATAGAATCTTCTTTTGCTTTGCGCGCTTCTTTTTCTGCTTTGCAGCTGTGTGCGCTACTTCCGCCTTAGCTAGCTCTTCCTTCGCCTCGACGATGGAAGGGGTAACAGGAGATGTAAAGTTTTCAGCAGTATAACCAGGTTCAACACGGTCATTTAGGTAGGTTGTCATTGGGACATCCGCGCTTGTAGAAGTTGGAGTATCAAGAGTAGCCTGTACACGTGCATTGTCCTCTGCAATTTCAACTCTCTTCTGCGCTTCTTCTAGACGATTATCAGCTTTTTCTTCTGCTTGATATGCATCGTACTTGTACTCGATGTTTTCCTTGGCTTCTTCTGCCTTGACTTTAACTTCTTCAGTTTTAGCGCTAAGCTTAATTTGCATTTCAGCCCACCATCTCTTTAGATTTTCAAACATATCTTCTCTCCTCAAAAAATGTTAACATGAAATATTTATATGCACACGCACCACTATTTAGCAACTAATGCTATTAAATGCGGGTTGATTATGATGATAGTTTGCGACTGTTAGGTAAGACGTCTCTAAAGTAAATTTCGGTTGAAATATTTAACGTTTCAGATTTTATCTTATCCAATTCAGAAGCTGTCGGTACTCGATTCAATGTCACCAAAATGTAGCCGCTAAATTGCCCATAATATGGGGGCAAAGACGTGCGGCAAATAAATGGCATGCGGGAGCTTAAGCCTGGGAAAATAGAGCCATTGCCACCCTCGTCAAATGAGCTACATGCAAATTCACCATTAATAACACCTACAATATTCTCATTGTTCTTTTCATCTGATGTGAATAATGGAATGCCTCCATACTTACCACCAAATAAAGTGTCAATCTGTTTTTGAATGCTACTATCGTCTGAGTACCACTCAATTGGTACTCGTCTGTTATTTCTGATGTCTGCGTTTAAAATGATGACCCCGTTGATCTGATCATCTGTGTCTACAAGTTGTTTAATCCGCGACTTGGAGGTATCACTAACCGTAAATGTAGATATTTGAGGCGCCTCATTTTCAGGACCATTTACAACGTAATTTGTAATGGCAACTCTATTCTCGAATATTGTATAACCTACAATTGCTGTCAAAGCCGTTAAGGACCAGATCAAAATGTTCTTTAATGAAATGACCTTAACGATTTTGGCAAGTAGTTCAAATACCTTTTCTTGCACAGACATTTTCAAATCCCGAATAATTCATACAAGCTATTTAGGGCACTTGTTATTCGGGTAATTAAAATGGGCGGGTATTTATTCTTATCTAGCAGGCTTCTTTATCACGTCAGTCAGGTAGATTTCAACCGCAATTCTAGAAGCCTCTAGTCTAATTGAGTCTAGCTCCTGCTTTGACATTTGTCTATCAATGCCCAAGGTCATAAAGCCGGCAAATTGACCGACGAACGGTGGAATCGCAATTCTGCAAATTGTCGGTAATTTGTCTGCTAAGTCTGGTGCAATTCTATTGTAAACAGTGTCCTTAAAAAGATCGCACCTAAACTCATTGCTTAAGATAGAAACCATCTGTGCGGTATTCTTAGCATCATAATCAAAGACTGCCTGTGGAATAGTTAATGCTTGCTCTTGTGCTTGTGTCAGCTTAATTGTTGGATCATCAATATTCCAAAACTTTACTAGCTTTCTATTTTTCTTTAAGTCTGCATCAGTAATAACTACAAATGAAACAGCGGTTGACTGTGCCAATCTAATTAGACTAGTTTTACTATTTTCTGATAATGCCCAGTTCGCGTTAACTGTTTCTTCTTCAACCGCCACAGGTTGCGTAATGCGCTCTACAATGCCAACCCTATTTTCATATAAAGAGAACAATAATAACCCTACAATAGACAATATAGCAATTAACCCAACTCTCTTTAAAGTTAGTATGTCAATTAAGTTCTCAATGAATGTTAAAAACTTTTCCTTGTCTAAGGTAAATGTTATTTTTCCTGACTTGCTTTCTGGTCTGCTTTCAGGGGCAGAATCTCCTTCCACTTCTGGTGGCCGAACTTCTGTATCGCCGTTTGGTTCTGTGTCAGACATTCTTTAAGCTCCTTAATAGCATTATCTGGCACGTCGGCGCCAGCTATCATTATCGATTTTACTGCTTTAGTTTCAATTGGGTAATCTTGCCATGGGTACGTGCCCTTATTAATTTGAGCAGGCTCATACATTGTATTTAATATTGGGTTAATAAGTGGAATCGCTACTATATATTGGGATAAGGGTTTACCCAGCTCCTCAAATAATCTTACGGGCGAGCCGCCAACCATAATCATAGCATCAACTTCACCAGTTAAAACTGATAGAATGGATTCTTCCGGTGATTTATCAATGTTGATCCACTTCAAGTTTAAAGAAGTTCTGAGCTTATTACTGGTAAACCAAATTCCAGACCCAGGTAAGCCACCCGCGACTTTCTTACCAGATAAATCACTCACTGATTTAATATTTGATTTTCTGGAGGTAATAATAACGATCTCTTCCTTATACAAGTATGAGACGATTTTATAAACTTCCTTTGCTCTTTCCTCTGAGCCAATTACGGCGTTGAGTGCATCTTCCTGCACTAAAGCAAACCTATAACCATTCTTAATTACCGGTGCTGTAATTAGCGAGTTAATATTCTGCAGCGAGCCTATCGTAGACTCAATATTGATTTCAAATTGCGGGCATGATTTCTGTATATCCTCGGCCACTTCATAATACGTACCTTTCTTTATGCCAGTAAAGATCGTATATAAAGGTTTGGAAAATGCGGCGTTTAACCCCAATAAAAGAATGCATGCTAAAAATAGTTGTTTCATTTTTTAGCTCCAAGTTAATTACATATATTTATGCTTGGAGCAGGCAGAAAAAAGGGAAGTTAAAACTTCCCTTTTTCTTATTTGCTATCTAATGATATTAGAAGCAGTTGGTGTTGCTTTTAGCTTTAAATTCTTCCATCACCATATCATGAACTTCCTGCATGGCTTGGATGCCTTCCTCAACTGAGCCGCCCTTCATAACCCCACCAGGGAGCTCTGCTTGATAGTCATAGTACTTGCTAATCAGACCATCACGGCTCGTGACAGCGCGAAGCTGAATACGTTCCACATCTGAAAGTCGACGGAAGAGAGCGGTTTGGGCATTCAGCATATAGTATTCCTTTTTATTTAAAAATTAATTATACAACTAAATTTAACTTAAGTACACCGACGATTTCGTTTTTTACAAATTCAGCTGCTTGATCCCATGAGGTCTTCTCAACTGTCTGCCTTGCATTTGCAACACGCACGGCCATTTCGCCAATGTCCTCTTTAAGAATAGTCCTGATATGTTTAATAAATTCCTGGTGATTCATACCAATCTCAACTGCTTCACTGTATAGGAATTTAACATCGTAGATGTTGGTAGAAACAACTGGCCTGAATGCGGCTAGGTATTCAAGGGTTTTAGTTGGGCTGATAAATTTTGTCGCATCATTTAGCGCAAATGGCATAATGCATACGTCCCATGTTGAGACTAACGCTGGCAAGTCCGCATATTCCTGCTTACCAAGGTAGTGAATATTTTTTCGCTGAGGCAATGTTGCTGGGTCAATCTTAACAACTGGGCCTGCCATAATTAGGTGCCAGTGTGGATCAGCATCTGCAACTTCTGCTAGCAGTTCTAAATCTAGTCGCTCATCAATTACACCAAAGAAGCCGATTCTGTTACCCTTTGGAATATTCTTTTGATACCTTTCTTCCACAGCAGCAACCTTTAACTTATCTAGGTTATTTGGGCTGTAATGCTTTGCGTCAACTGAGGATGGAATACAGAATGCATCTGGTCTGACTTTAATCTTTGAGTTCCACAGCGAAGGCCCGCCAGTAAATACTAAATCAGCGATCTTCAATAGCTGTGCTTCTCTTTCTAGCAATTCAGCAGGCGCATTTGCAAACAAGCTAAGCTCATCCATCACGTCAAAGATGACGATGTCGTAGAGATAAGTTTTAATTAGTGGCAACGCCTGAGGTGTGTAAAACCACACACCTACTGGTCCTTGTAAGTCAGTGTTCTTAAGCAAAGATTCAATCATTGGCTCCATAACGGACATCTGATTATTACTAAAGCCAAATTCATCCAAGTTGGTGTGCGGTCGAATCACTTTAATGCCGCTACTTCCCTCGACATTATAATGCATCTCTTCCAAATATGGTTCAGCTGTAGTTTTAAATGGCTCCTCAATAAAGATAATGTTCATCCCCTGTTGAGCTAGTCTAGATAGTAGGTGTTGCGGGCGTTGGTAAACGAAATCCCAACGGAGGTGGGAAAACACTACTAAATTTGCATTCATCTGCATTATCATCATCCTTTAGTTAAATTTTTCCAATCCTTAAGTGCATTTAGGTAGCCTGCATTTTGGGTTCTACCAGTGTCTGTTATTTCTAACAAACCGCACCTGATCATTTTTTCTGGCTCATGCCAACATGGCCGATCCAGAATAGGGTAGATACATAACCCCTGTAAGTCGACTCCTTGTGAAAGAGCGGTGTCTGTTTCGTGTAAAATCTCTCTAAGCCACTGCTCACGGCCGGTGCCAACGTGGCCAGTTTCTGATATAATTAGCGGGCGGGTGTAGCGCTGATATGCCTCAATAAGTAAGCAGCTGAATGGCAAGCGACGAGCGTCGGGTTTCTCCCATTCAAGGTGCTTATCTGATATTATTTCCAACTGACCATTATAATAATAATTTACACCCATCAGGTCTAGATATTCAGGCTTACCACCAAGCTCAGGGTGCATATTGCCTTTAATTAGCTCCCACGTCTGCCACTGATAATTTCTAATTTCGTCTGCCATGTGCTGTAAATCAGGTCTATCTACTGGGGCTACTATGTGTAATATGGGTTCAATGTGAATGAATCTTGCGTGTGGGATAATCTTCTTAATAGCCTTAATACTTTCAATCACTGCCTTTACTAGGCGGCACTTTGTTCTAAATCCCTCATGTGCAGCTTCAGTGTTTGCCCCATCGTTATTTCCCCTATACGGCCACATGTAGTCTGTTTGAGATGAAGCCCAGGCCAAAAAGCTAATTTCATTAATTAGGTTAAAGACAGGTGCGCCTATAGTATGTGGCTCTAACGCCGCAGCTACCTGTTTGGCATATTCGACAAAGTACTCAATGAATGAGTCATCTAAAATAGAAATTCCGGTAGGTGTACCGTAGTGCATAAATGTCCACACCACTTGCACATTTTGACTCTTTGCTTCTTTTGCAAAGCTTATCATTCGGCTTAAATCTAGCTTATCTTTCTTAGTTGGTTGGGAGATGCGCCAGCCAACGCTTTCCCTTACCGTGTTAATATTATGTAACTTAAGTTGTTTGTAGTCATCTTTGAAGTGATATAAGTGGCCACTTCCTTCAACCATATCTAACTGCATTTGGCGGGCATTGATGTGATCAGCTCCTTCAAAGCCTCCCATCAAGAACGATTTGAATGGCTTTTCTGTCATCGTAGTATTCATCATTGTAAGTTATACTTTTCTTTCAGTTTTAACTTAGCATCTTCTAAAGTAGCTGGGTCTAAGTTGAAAATATTAACTAGCGCCGTTTGTAATTCCAGTTCCTTTTCATAGGTCCATTCTGGAATGTCCTTAGGATTGCAAGACCAAATTTCAATCATTGTGGAAGGTCAGACTTAAATTTAGCAATAAACAAAATCTTGCTCTTCGTGTCGTACTTCATAAAACCTGAACGAATGCGGATGGGTGTATTATCGCGAGGAACACCCATAATATCCAGCATGAAGGCGACGATCGGGTCCTCATTACGAATACCAAACACCTTATCTTTCAAGCCAAGTCCATCTTCCGGCGATAGAACTACTGTGTGGACCTTCTTTAAATTTAACTTGCCTTGCGCGGCATCTTGTGCCTCAAACAAATCAAAAATTGCTTCCATTACAACTTCAGACTGGGCAGTAACTGCCCCTGTTTGGGTTTTTGGTGGGTTATTAACGAGCTCTGTGAATAGTGACATAAGATTCTTTCAAGCAAAAGAAAGGGGACCTAGGTCCCCTTTTTGAGTAGACAAGTTTATTTACTTGCTTTCTGTAGTTGTTGTCTTGGATTCAGTTGTACCTGTAGTTGGAGCAGGTGTAACTGCAGTGCCAGTTGTGTCGCTTGGTGTCATTGGTGCCGGTGCAACTACTGTTGGGGTGTCTGCACGTGGTGCTTCAACCTTACGAGTTGTTTCTGTTTCGGTAACAGTCTTTGTGCCAGACTTAACTTCGCGGCTATCATCACAAGCAGCTAGTGAAAAAGCTGCTGCGGTGACTAATAGAATACCTGTCATCTTTTTTGCAATCATCGTTGTCTCCTTTAGAAAGGGCAAAGCCCTTTATTCCTTGATCCACTTGCCATCGCGGCGAATTACGGAGGCGCGCTCTACGCGACCTTCCTTACGGCTTTCAACAACAACGCGTTCACCGCTTGGAGTTGATGTCATTTGAGCACCTGACTTGGAGGTCCAAGTTTCGGTCTTCTGGGTTTCAACGGAGCGAACAACACGTGCTTCGTCTTGACGGTCCATGCTTTTGCCAACGGAGCCACCAATAGCAGCACCAACGCCAACACCCACTACACCTGCAACAATAGCGCCTGTACCAGCACCAATTGCAGAACCTAGGCCTCCACCTACAACAGCACCAACTAGCATGCCAGTTTGTTGGTGAGTTGCACAGCCAGTCGCCATAAGAGCGGCTGCAACAACAGCCGCGAGTTTCATTTTCATCATAGCCATTCTCCTTCAAGAATTTTAAGTGTACACAACTTCTAATTAGAAGAGTTGCCCTTACGGGTCTTTTATTATGACTTTAGAGTCAAGTTATTTATTATGCCACTTACCATTATCATCACGGCAGGCGGTATATTTTCTAGTATTCCGTTGGATTGTCATTTCGTAATCTCGACAGTCCTCATTATCAATCTTAAAGGTTCTGACTGGAGTAACGGTGGTTTTGCCATAATCGCCTACCCAAGTAACAGGAAGGTCTTCAGACCCGCCCTCTAAGATTTCATTTACTTTGTCAATATCAGTAAGACTTGCAGTCTTCACTGGAAGTTGAGATGCGCAGCCTGAAATTAACAGAGCCGCGAACAAAAGATATTTCATATGTGAATGGTGCTCCAGGTAAGAATCGAACTTACTTCCCGTCCATACCAAAGACGTATATTACCAATGTACTACAGGAGCGAATGTATATTTATAAGAGTTTGATTATATCTTACAGATTTAAAGGTGTAACCTGTTTTAGATATATCTGCAATACTCGACAATTAAAAGAACTAGAAACATAATGTTGGCTACAGGACATGCAAGGCATAATACTGCTACCCAGAACTGTTCATCAAACCCTTGCTTTGTCTTAGAGTATTCATTATACTCTTTTGCTGCTAATCCTAAAAAGATAAGCAGACAAATAACCAGGTAGCAGATAAAAATAATCATGGTAGATTACTCAGGGTATCGAGTGCCGAGTCAAAGTCATCGCAGATTTCACATGCGTGAGTTAGCATGAGGTTAATGCGCCCATCAAAGTCCTCAACATTGTGACCATCATCGTCAAGCCCAAATGGGGCACCGATTCGCTCCTGTACTTGGCGGATATAGCTTTTCTTAGGCACATTATAGGCGATAATTTTCTTGCCGAGGGCAAATGCAAAACCTACTTCGGCTACTGTACCAGCATCTGGCTCAGTGCCACGGAATGGCATTAAATTTGCAAGTACTACATCACATGACCTAATTAGGTTGTAGTTATTTTTAGCAATTACTTCCGCCTGTTTCTTTCGAGGCAAACAGTCAAAGATAAGTTCATCTTCGTTTAAGTCAAATGGCGTGATGGCCTTTGCCAGGTAGTTATTTACCTGCATTGACTTTTGGCGCAGCAGTTCATATCCATCTTGAAAGAAGACGTCAGGCCCGGCCAAATATACTCGCTTCAAACCTTTTCCCAGCATATGATAATTCTCCTTAAGTAAGAGAATTATAACTCATGTGATAGAATTAGTACACTAGAAGTTGAAGGCTCGTCGCTGATCCATCTGTAATGCTTTATCTTGAGATAGATTGTAAACTTCCATCACGGTAAGCATTTTTTCGCCATTTGTGTATTGCTTATATGTCTCATTTACATCTTGTGACGGTTTCACAAAGACTGGGAAGTCCTCGTAATCAAAAAGATCAGATGCCACGATCATGTGGGTTGCACCTTGCTGGACACCGTAATCAAACCAATTACCAATTTCACATTTTGTCGCTGCCATGGTATTAATCCTTATGTGTTACACGTAAGTTATTTAATTACTTTTAATGGTCGCAACCATCTTATTAAAGTCGTAATCAACATTTACTGCAACTGGATATTCTTCAGGACAAAATCCAGTCACCGTGAAACCAACCTCACATAGGTATTCTTCCAAGCTGTCATCTGCTTGTTCATGAGGCAAAATGACAAACACTGGTAGAAACCCAGCCACATCTTCAATACCTGGCGCGCCATCAAAGTTTCTCATAGCTTGGTCTTTACAAAATTCATACACTCTTCAAAGGTATTGAAGTTATTATGATTCTTGATGATCTGTCGCTCGAAGGCGATGTCATATGCGTCATCACCCTTACCGTTTTTAATCAACTCTTCATACCTCTCAGCAATGCCATCGTGATTATCGATGAAAAATTCATGTTGCTCAAATTCATAGTAGTCGCGGCCAACTGAATACACTGGCGTCTCGAACACTCTATATTGGATGCTGTGATGCAGCGAATCACCTGGCTTAATGTCAAACAATTCATCTAGTCGTTTAACTTCCTCCAATGCACCGTCATGACCAGACCCAAATCTTTTCATATCGCCCAGCTCCGGCGCGGAGCCATAATTTAAGTCGGTAAAGGTGTTGACAACTTCAAGGTGTTTGCCTTTGTAGCTACTCCCAATTACATACTCAATATGATACGCAAAATTAATGTCGTCCTCAAAGCTGCACATGCAAACTTGGCCATTGATTGTGATGAATCTCTGCGCAATTTTCATACGCTTCTTGGTCATCATTACGACTCGAATAGGATCAGGCCGACGGTCATTTCTGCGCATTAGATACTTTCCTTCTTTAACTTGCCGCATTTCTCACACTGCATTACGTAGTCTCGACTTACGGGCAGTTTATCACCGGCTTTAGCAAATACTAAAATCTCACGGTGTATTTTCCACTTGTGATCGCACACCCTAAACAGCTTTAAGAAGATTTTGGCAAACATATATTTGAAGAATAATTATAACATCACTTTTGTAATTTTAACATAGCCTTGTGCGCTTCCTTCAACTTAAGGTAGGTAGCATTTTGCCTGGCTTTATCATAAACTTCCTTGAAGATTTTTGCCGACTCAGCTTTGTCTGACGTTTGGTGATCGTCCGCAAATGGCAAAATTTCTCTGGTGCCCTTCTTATACTTCCGGCCTGATGGGTGATTTGCATATCTACGTGCTCGAGTCCAGCCCATCATTAAGAACTTTCGCGCCATATCTGCGCCAACAAAGTCTTCCTTTTCCAGATATTCTAGAAACATCTTGTAGATTTTCTTGGCACTTTCAGTCGCAATTTCTGGAGTTTTAAATCTCCAGTGTTTAACAATATCTGACTTATATGGCTCTGCCATTAAAACGCCCTGCTCACCTCGATTGATTTTGTATTTTTCAGGGTGTTTTTTAAAGTCAATGTTATCGTAATCGTGCATGTAGGGCAATGCATCCTTGAACTTCTTACGATCCTCGGGGTCCTTACTCCGACCTAACTTGGCAAGCTCATCGTGATTCATTCTACTATTACTTTCATCGCGTTGATTTCACCAAATAATTTATACAGCATGTCCATCTTCTGGCGAGTCGCCTCAATTGCACTATGATACTTTATAATTTTATCTTCATCGCCGTATGAATATGCACTATTTTTAGCCATAAACCCATCTAGCTCGGCAAGTTTTTCTCGCTCTTTAAAATACTTTGTCTGCAGGTGTTTTAAAACTACTTCTTTGAATTCATCAGCGAGCAACATCTTGAAACTCCTTAGTTACATCTTCTAACTGAATATCATGTGGAATATATTCTACTTTGAAGCTTTCAAACACGCGCATAATATAACTTTCGCTATAACCTAGCAATTTATCATTGATAAAGCTAATTAGCTTATCTGCAAATTCCTCATCATCAACATCTTCCTCTACTTGTTCAAGGATAAACAATGCTAGCTCAGTATGCTCACGCATTAAGGGCCTGAATGTTTCAATGAACTCAAATTTTTCTGTACTCATATAAGAGTTATTACTTAAACCACCGCCATCCGTCTTCTTAATTAGTTTTAGAAGTTCAGTATATGCAATTACCGCTTCCCTAGTTAGGCCTTCTAGCACTTCAGTTTGATAGTTGTCAGCGTCATTCTCCCAAGAAGTGACACTGAGCCGATATCCGGCGGGGATAAGAGTAAAATTAGTCATATAAATTTAATTAGCGTGGTTTACGGTTTGCACTCTCTTGTGCATCTTTAGCGCTATTTGAGGCGTCCTTTGCAGAAGATTCTGCTTGTGATGCTGTAGCCCGCGTAGAATCTGCAGCTCGACGAGCAGAAACGGCTGCCTTATCTGCCGCTTTTGATGCGCTGTCTGCATCCTCAATTGCAGTTTTAGTTGCTTCATTATATGGTGTTAAATCAAAATATCTTCCACCAACGAAAAAAGCAGCAATAGCAGTCAAAATGACAACTACAGCTGCTAAAATAATTATAAGCTTTCTACTTAACATCTGCAACCCCACATCTATGAAATATGCTCTATTTAAGCAAAATAGTATTGGCAACGCCTCCGGGAATCGGACCCGGGCCCTCCTGACTCAGAATCAGGCCACTCTTCCATTTAAGCTACGACGCAATAATTAGTCCCACTGTTTTTTCAAACTAACAGTATGCCGGTGGGTCGGCGCAATTTCATTAACTATAGATTTATCAATATTGACTTCATCAAGACCAACACATTCTTCTCTATCGTTTTTACTCATCTCTTTTAGTTTTTCCGACGAGATAGGTTTGAAATAATGCTTTACAATATCGCTATTCACTGTAGTTCCAATTTGTTATTATTTTTGTTCTTCAAGTTTCTGTTTTGCTTCCCATTCCTCAAAACGCTTGAGACTAGCAGGAATATCTTTTAGTTCAATATTGGCAGCATCAATTAATAGGTTAAGGAGCAACTTATGCGCATCATCCATTTTATCAATCCCCGTGGATTCTAGCATCAATATTTTATCTAAAGCTATTAGCGCTTTATTTATGGGCTCTTCATTATAAAACACAATGGCTGGAAATGCAAGCCTGACACCCACCTTAGAACAATCACCTCCATGATTATTTTTAAGCTGATTCTCAATGTAGCGAACTAGGGAATTTTGTAAGTTCATGTCATTTTTCTTCCAAGGCTAAAACCTTTTTCAAGATATTCATTAAGCTCTATCTTTTTAATCTTTATTGCTCTAGTTCCGTCATTAATCCAGCAAGTTCCAAACTGGGAATTTTTATTTCCCTTCTGGTGCTCTGAATTAGCTAAACCCACTTTGATTTTAGTTTCTTCTTTATGCGTCTTACCGAGCCAGCCATTATTACCATTTTTCTTTTTAGTTATATTGGCTTTTTCCCTTGCTTCAGGTGTTTGAATAAACTTTACATTTATTTTACCTATCTTTTTGCCACCCTTCTTACCGCCTGCTGATCTTTGTTCAAAAGTAAATGATCCACCACCTTCACCACCTACTCGAAGATTCATACAAAATGCATCTGCTAAACATTCATAGTTTACCAGTTCTTTTTCTCTTGCCTTTAACGTTTCTCTACATGGCAAGAATTCTAATATCTCTTTACTATGGATGTCTTTACCGTGCTTCTTAATGGATCTAGACAATCTTTGCCCACTACCAAAATAACCATCTTCTAAGTCATCCGTGCTATGCATTCCAATGTAGTACTTACCATCATTTCTAGTTATTTTGTATATGTAATGATATGATCTTTGGTCTGCTCTTCTTTGCATATTATTTCCTTAAAAGGATTATTTATGCAAATATGTAACCTGAGACTCGAGACGGAATTGAACCGCCCTCTGTGGATTTGCAATCCACGGCACAACCACTATACCACCGAGTCATTAAAATTATTCGTCTTCTGCTTTCGCAATCCTATATCCTTCAAACCAGGCAATATACTTAATAGACCCTGGATTATGCGGGTTAGTATACTTGCCTTTCTCATATGCCTGCTGGCCTTCTATGAATTCGTCAGGGCATTCATCAATTGCCATTTGATCGATCATGTCCTTAAGAGTCCTCATCTTCGTCATCGAATTTCATCTCGTTTACTTGTTGTAGTTTTTTGTCGCGAATATTAGCTTGATCAGTTTCCAGCATAATAGTTTCGCACATAATGCGATCGATTTCTCGACGAAGACCTTCATGAGAGCCAGAGTTTGCCGATTCACGACTAATTTGGACTAGAGCCGACCGAAAAAGTTTCTGCAGATCGACAATAGAGCAAAGAGTAATCTGGTCAAGCAGCTTAGAACGTTGGCTCATATTAATCCTTAAAGATTGCGTATGAGTAATTATATTACTTAGTCACCATCTTGTAAACAGAAAGCTCGTGCCTTATCAATTTTAATTACGTTATTACACCATTCATCTTTACCAAAGCATTCATCTGGCATGCCGTTAGAATCTAAGCCACCGCAAGAAGAACATATCCAAGCACATTCTTTTCTCGCTGCTCGATCTGTATAATCTCTCATCTCCTCGCCCATGTCTTTAAGCACCTCGTTGACTTTGTCAGGTGTGGTTAGGTAAATATTAAATGTGCCAAGTGCTTTTTTGATGTATGTCATATAAAATGGTACCACCGACAGGAATCGAACCTGTGTTTACGGCTTCGCAAGCCATCGCATTTTCCACTATACTACGGTGATTTAAGCTCGTGCAACGTCAAGCTTGACGTTGTGAATTTTTTCATAATAAGGTACTAAAATAACTGGTATAATTTCAGCTTCTTCCTTGTTAGCTAAAAATACCATTCCGTCAAAGTAACCTGGTAAACCTTGCTCATCTGCATCTTTCATTTTTACCCGAACTTTTGTCATTTTTGCAGGTAAAAAAGATACCACATCAATAACATTCTTTGATAAATGTTTAGTTGTATGTAATGCGGCAGCATCTTTGCTTTCAGCACTAACTACAACCGCGTTTAGAACTGGAGCTCTAGGATTGTTGCCAGTTGAATAAATGACTATCCACTTTGGTGAATTTAATTCTTGTAATTTCATACCGCAAAATTATTTTATCTGAATAAGTTTTTCAACTTAGCTAGAAAGCCTTGACGTTCTTCATACTGTCCACCGATATCTGCAGGACTATGATTTGAAAAATGCATCCCAATATCAAGGTACGGTCCTTTGTTATCAACAATTTTCTTGGCGGCTTCGCGCTCATCGTCCAGAATGAAAGAGGGGAACATGTCCATAATATTTAATCCTTCTTTTTCTCAGCCTTGGCGTGTTCCTTAGCTAAGTCTGCTTGCAACATCTTGATAGCTTTTTTAATCTCTGGGCCGTTGTGCAGGTTTTTACCTGCACGATTAATGTAGAATTGTAACATTCTAATTGCAGACCCTAAACCTTTTGGGCTAACGCCCTTACGTTTATATTCTGCAACAATCTCTTCCGCCTTTTTAGTGTGGATGCCCTTCTTAGCAAAGGTTCGGGCAGGACCATCAGTTACGGCTTGAGACCATTCTTTTTCATTCAACAGCTCTTCGACTAACATCTTATTACCCCAATATTAATGGAGTAATATTTATATGGCAAGGGTGGAAGGTACTGCCCCTTCTTCCCGGTGGTCAAAGCACCGTGCTCTACTTTTAAGCTACACCCCAATTTATTATGGTAGAGAACGACGGTTACGATCCGTCTATTCGGCCTTATGAGTGCCGCGTGATAGCCACTTCACTAGTTCTCCATAGACTGGTACCTCCGACAAGATTCGAACTTGTGTGACCGCGTTATCAGCACGGCATTCTACCATTGAATTACAGAGGTATAAAAATATTATTACATTTGTTTATATGTTGCAACTACGACTCGTTCGTAGTATTCTAGCAGAAAGACATCGCTTAGCTTATTAAGCCACTGCTCATCTGAAGGATCAAAGTTTTTCAGTTTAGGCATATTTGAAATGCCTGACATGATAAGCTTTTCTCGTAGAAACTCTTTGCATCCATTATAACGGCCCTTATTAATTCCGCCATTATATTCTGCATTTCGTTGAATCGCATTATAAATTTCTTGACGAAGCGCGCTCATATCACTTTCCTTCGAATTTCTTCTTTAGCTCTTCATACTGCTCACGTTGGCGCTTTTCCTGCAGCTCATTGAGACGCTGTTCCTTGTTTAAACGTTCAGCACGCTCAACTTCATTTTCCGGTCGTTTATAACGCATAAACATGTCAGCATGATAATCATCACTATAAGTTTCCATGTGCCGTTCAACTTCAAATACGACACTAGAGCGAAACTCTTCCGGCACATCTACGATGACGTCATCGAGCATCCTAATTAGGAGCTCCCGAGTAAAGCTTATATCTTGAATGCCAAGCTGCTTCTCGACAGTTTTCATAACTACCTTTTCAGATTTTGCCATATCTTCTCCTGTTAGAAGAATTATAACTCACCTTTGTCAAAAAGTACATCACTTTGAGTCGGATATTTTTCTCTTAGTGATGCATTTATCTCAAGCAACTCCGAATATAATGCCTCTTCTAAAATGTGTTTATATTCATCACCTAATTTAGCAAGCTTAATTCTAGTTTGAATTGCCATTATTAGTATTTGTCTGTTCGTATATGCTTCATACGAACTTGTGTTTCTATCGCCATTATATGTTTCAATGTTGTTGCCATCTGGCATAGACCAATATACAACTCCATTAACTAATATCGTGGGGATGGAGCCACACTTTGCAGCTATGATTGCTGCAGCCCTGGTAACCTCTACGACTCTAGCCTCTAACTCTTCAGGAGTATCGTCTGGAAAATATGACTTAACCATTATTAGCCCGAAGGTTATCTAAACGCTTATACTTGCCATCTACCAAGACAGAAATGCTTTCACCTTCAATCTTAATTCGATCAAGCGACTTTGTAATTTCCAATTCTACCTCTGCGCGGGTTGCAGGCTCAGAGCCGGGAGTATAGTTAATGTTGCTGACGTTCATATATTACTCCTTTTAAAATTGTGGTCGTCCGCCTTGGGGTCGAACCAAGGTAGGTCTGGGTAAGAGCCAGGTGCATAACCGTTCTGCCAACGGACGATATACGGGCAAGGGTGAAGAGAATTGAACTCTTTTCGTAACGGGTCAAAGCCGTTCGCGACTACCAAGTCTCACCCCAATAAATGTGGTACCTGCGGAAGGAATCGGACCTTCGTATCTGCTGAGTCAAAGCAGCGCTCTACCATTGAGCTACGCGGGTATAAATATGTGCATGAAAATATCTGAATTACTTAAAGAAGAAATTGAAAAGCTACCTAAAGGTGAAGCCAGTGCCATGTATTGGGCCCGTCGCTTTGAGGAAGAGAATTTTCACGACGAAAAAGTTGAGAATCATTCTGAATTAGAAGCTGCGCTGCTGGATAATGTGCCTCATAAGTGGGCAAAGATAGAAGATCACAGAATCGCAGCGGCTATATCATTCAGTGAAGATGAAGCTATTCATATCTCACACTTCGGTTCAATCTTACCTGGCGCAGGAGCTGAGCTCTTAACTGCAGTTGAAAGATTCGCAAAGCGTAAGAAGAAAAATGTAACCTTAGTTTCTAGTAAGATTGCTGCATCATACTATGAAAAACGTGGTTATAAAAGAACCAGCGATAAACATAGTACCTTACTAATTAAGCAAATTTAATGGAGCCTCTGGAGGGATTCAAACCCCCGACCTTCGCGTTCGAAGCGCGCTACTCTGTTCACTGAGTTACAGAGGCAAATTATACTATCTGGTGCCGCCTCCCGGAATCGAACCGAGTTCTAGAGATTTTCAGTCTCCCGCAATGACCACACTTGCTCAAGCGGCGTAATTTAATATATTGAAACAAAAAGTTATAAAGGTGTTTATATAGCAGATAAACCTTCATTAGCGGTTTCAAAAATTTTGGCATCCCAGGAAGGAATCGAACCCTCAACCTACGGTTTTGGAGACCGGCGCTCTGCCAATTGAGCTACTGAGATAAATTCATGGCCATCACGTTATACTATGACCTCTAAATTTCTACTGTGAAATTCAGCAAATTTGGCAAGGATGCTCAGATTCGAACTGAGAATTACGGGGTTGGAAGCCGTTGTGTTGCCAATTACTACTACACCCTTATTTTACCACCGATCGTAATCAGTGATGTCGTATTCTATACCGCCTACACGCACTTTAATTGCATTGCTTATACCAGTTTGCACAACTTCAATTGTTGCATTAAGGTTTTTATCGTCAGCGTTATTACTTAGCATGATGTCATTCAGAGCATTTACTTCTTTAAATGACATGGTAAATGAAGGTGGGATTTTACTTTCAATGCCTAAGATTTCTGCAATCTTATTAATATCCTGTGTATCAATAATCCTCATCTCATTTCCTTTATATTGGTAGGGCTGGAGGGTACCGGCCCCTCTTCTACTGGTTAAAAGCCAGTTGCTTCACTTTAAAGCTTCAACCCCATTAAATCTTTCCACTGAATAGCTAATGACTCATCATATGAGCTATTCTTTCCTTTTCTACAATTCTCCGATATTGGAAGATATTGTAAGTTGTCTTGGTGATGCATTCCACCTGAAGCTAACGCAATACGATGATCAACGTGATAGCCTTCAGGACAATTCTCATAAATTCTTTTTATCAATTTCAAGTCAGCATCTTCAGGAATCGCATTCCGTTTTCTTGCTCGGTATGCATAAACTCCTGCTTTATTACCTGCTTTCTTTTGCGCTTCAGTCTTACGACCTTTTTTGTCTATAGTTTCTTGTAAAGATTTCATTCTCTTTGCAATATGTTCTGGTGATTGGTGCCAACCTCCAGTTCCCTTAGACACGTGATCGTTTTCACTAAAGTATGCTTTTAAAGCTGATGAAATTTTCTCATATTTTATTGTCATATATTTGGCTCCCCAGGATGGATTCGAACCACCGACCCGAGCATTAACAGTGCTCTGCTACTACCGACTGAGCTACTGGGGAATAATTCTTTACTTATTATATCGTGTATCGCTACAATGTCTGCATTTATACCAGGTAGATGGCCAACTGCCATGTTGTTCCCAGTCATGCTTCTTATCAGGGGCTGTAATACACGGAGAATCTTTGATCTTCTGAGATTCTTCAGAGTAGTAATATGAGCTTCTGCTATCAGACATTATACTTCCTTTATCTGGCTCCCTAGGATGGGTTCGAACCAACGCGCTTTCCGTTAACAGCGGAACGCTCTACCAACTGAGCTACTAGGGATTAAAAATGTAATTCTAAACAAATTATCATAAATGATAGTGCAGTTAGAAGGGGTTTTCAAGTAAAAGTTGATAACCTTCTTGTCGCGATCCGGTTTAGAAAATTTTGGCGGACTATAGGGGTTTCGATCCCCTTACCTCGTCAGTGACAGTGACGTGCTCTCCCGATTGAGCTAATAGTCCAAAAATACTTAGGGGTGACGGACGGGAATCGAACCCGCGCATCCAGAGTCACAGTCTAGAACTCTACCATTGAGTTACCGTCACACCTAAGTATTCTTATACTTGGTACCTGCAGATGGTATCGATCCATCGTCTAAGCGTTATCAGCACTTTGTTCTACCTTTGAACTATGCAGGTATAATTACGTTTGTTATTTCTTCCCAGTCAGTTTCATTATACACTAACTGGGAAATTTTATAACCACAATAATTGCATGAATGACTTTCGTCTTCTACTTCTGTCCAACAGAGTGGGCAATCTTTGATGTGATCTAACATAATAATTTTGGTACTCACGACGGGTACTGCCCCCGTTTCTCCTGGGTGAAAGCCAAGTGATCTAACTTCTAATCTACGTGAGTGTTATTTAATTTGGTGGTACTGCGTATGGGTTACGATCCCATCTAGTCACCTTGAAAGGGTGATGACCTCACCAGAAGTCGAACGCAGTAATTAATTTTGCTACTAATATTTTAAAGAACTTTTATTATAATGCACTCTACGATCAAAGTACAATAAATTTTAACCTACAAAAACAAAGAAGGGAAACAACTTTCGCTGTTTCCCTGGACTTTCTTAGTATTAGATACGTCTTTTATGCGTATCCTACTCCTTCGTCCAGGGCAATAATCTCATCACGATCAAAGCGCACAGAAACATTATGGCAATTTTGCCACTGTTTCTCATTGCGTTGATTCATAATAAAGCTCATTAGTAATTCCTAGTTTATAAAGCAGTATTGCTTCGTGTTGATTAATTATATATCGCTTTTGCGATAAATTTAAAATCTTTTCAACCTGCATAACTTAAAGAGATTTTAAATTTATCAACATTGTTTTGTTGATGTTGTAATTATATACAGCAAAACTTGGTTTGTACAACTTTTTGCAACTAACCTTCAGGTTATGCTAAATATAACATTAAAGGGAGAGAAAAGATGAAGGCATTTCTACATCGCAATGTAATCTGGATTAGCGTTGCTGCTATCTTACTTGCCATTGCATGTGCTATTTTAACTATTTTTGTTGTCAGCGCCAAAGATTTACAGAATGAAATACTTCGGCGCGTAGATCGGGTGTCAGCAACAGACTTACCTGGCCCAAAGAATCAAATTAGTGAAAGGTCAAAGACCCAAATTGACACGCTAATTAAAGAGAATCCACACGCGATTGGTGCATGGGTTGCTAAAAATGAATACGAAAAGACTGAAAACCCAGTTATCTTTTACGTCGCTAAAGACCCTATAATTAATACCTTAATGACGAACTATGCTGCAAAGCAGGCATCAGGCAACGGCTTCTCATCTTCTGAGCTAAATGCATCTAGCGCACAGTCTCTTCGAAATTCTGAAGAAGCGAAAACTGGCCTAATTAGGTGTGGTCCTCTTGATCAGACGAACGTACCTAAGTTAGTGCCAGATATTTCTAAGCATGCGAAGGGAATTTGCAGAGCCACCATTCCACCTTTTGATGAAAATGTGAACATCGCTATTGTTGTTCCGATCAACATTCCTGCAAATGAGAATACGCCTGAAATTCAGGCAATTAGAAGAATGCTACTGCAACTTCAAATTGACATCTTCAACCGTGACTATCAAGGTCGTGAGACTTGGGCTCGTCCTCTGTAATATCTGCAGCTTCTCCCCAAGGCCACCACTTGCCTTCTCCATTGACATCTCGCTGCTCTCTATATGATTGAATCATGAAAAAATTGTAAGGCGCATACCAAAATGCATTCCACTTTGCATTGTCAAAGTGGTCGCAAATCTTGTATGAGATATGCCCTAGCAACCAGTAAAACCAAGACATGTAAAAATACGGGAACTTTAGAAATTTACGCATTTAGTTTCTTTCGTGCAACCTCAAACGCCTTGTTTTGCTCATTCTGCTGTTCAAACTTTTCCTTCGCGACCTTACACCCATCAACTGCCAGTTCTAGGTCCTGCACTGTGAGGGGCCGCTTATAGCGCTCGCTCAATTCTGGTAAAAATCGTGTCATGCAATAGTCATTGTTAGTATACAAAGCGATCTGTTCAGGCGTTGCAACCTTTTTAAGACGGATTTCTCTAGCGCCAGTATAAGCACACGCACTTACAAAGAAAATCACCACAACGGACATGATGCATTCAAATGGATTACGACTAAAAACGCCCCACGCTTTTGCTGGAATAAAAAAGATAAAGTTCCACGTGCGGATAAATCTCTTGAGCCACAGCCTAGTTGTCGGTTTCATATCTTTAGTCCTTTAATGGTGAAAGCAGTTTATTCTGATTCTCAAGTGCAACTTTTGCAATGGCTAGTGATTTGCATTCCTTCTTGATGCTTTCTACATCGTAGTTCCTTACTACCCTACCAGCTCTGTTAATTATAAGAACTTCCCGCTTCGCGCACTCACTTGAATTTACTAGGTTTGAAATTGCATCTAAAGACGCGTTCTCATACTTAGTGTTCAGCGCATAATTCATAAAATAGAACATGGCCGCAATAGTTCCAAAGCCCACTAAAGGCATGAGCGCTACTAAGAAGAAATTCTTAATCACGCGCCAAGTACCGCTTAGATGCATTTCAAGAAATTCACCTACTTTAATACACCGTTTAATCCATAATCTTGTTGTAGGATTCATTTCATCTCCATTCTAAGTTGTATACTTTCTTTTTGTGCACACAACACGTCTATTCTTTCAAGCTCTGCATTGTTAATTATGATGTTGTATTTTACCTTGCGCTCGATTTGCTCCATGCGGCAGTTACTTTTGTTTGCGACCGTCATGACTGACAAACTTGTAGCAGGCTGATATTTCTTATCTGGGGTAATTAGATCGTATAGAATGCCTAGATGAATGGAAATTAGCATAACGGCAATAATAATTGCAACCAGCATAGTAGGGTCTTTGCGAAGTTTATCAATCATATATTTTACTTAAGCCGCTGTTTGGCAAGTTGGGCGTCACGTTCACGGAGCTCATTACATTGATTTTGCATCTTCTCGAGCTGCCACACCTTAATAATTACTTTTTCGCTATTTGCATTTTTAATAAAGGCGCGCTCGCACTTATTTGTGGCAGCAGCTTCAAGCGCTTCTATTGTTGCTGGTTGCTCGAGCCTCTCCCTTTCGGTGTCATTTCTATACATGCCATAGTACAAACACAGCACCATCGTAATTGCTGCTCCAGTTATTAAGGTGTTACCGAGCAGCGCAATAAAATTAGCTTTTAAAAACTTAAGCGGCTTGAATGACGGCAGCTTATGTTTAAAAAGACCTGTGATGATGACCTTCCAGGCACTAAATCGATTTTTCCAAAGACGCTTTGTTGCAGACATTATTTCTTCCTCTTAAGATGGCCACCACAAACACCACACAACAGTTGTATTTGACTTTCCCAGAAGCCAAAGTGCAAGAGCCTTGATGGCCTCTTCACAAGTAAGATTATAACCAATTCGAGCAAATAATAACACAGCAGAGACGCACAAACTATTGTGCGAAGTGAAAAATTATTAATTTGAGTTGCCTTACTCAAGAGGGACATAGCCGTATTCCTTCATCACCATGTCACGCTCTGTGTTAGTTAGCTGCTTATTCTTGATAAATTCAGTTGCGAATGCAGATTGCGCTGCTCGCAGGTTTTGCTGGCTTTGTTTCATTCTCTCAATCTTTTTATCGAAATCATCAGCTAGCTTTTTGCAGTGCTCATACCGCAGATAAAAAATAGACTTCTTAATAGCATTTAGATTTGCCGTGATCCACTTATGAGCTTTAGGATAAGTCTTACCCTTATCGTCAGTCACCTTATTAATTAATAAAATGATCATGTCAATCTCAGTTCGCCCAAATGAAGAAAGCTCAAATGTAATTTTTTCACCTGCAACTGAAATTGTGTGATACTCGGTGTATTTTGGGTCCTCATCTTCTTCATACCAGCCGAGCCCACCGCCAATCCTGACCATTTTTACCTTGTAATTAAAAGGCTTACCTTTCCACCTAATTGGCGGCTTATCAACTAACTCTAGCGTTACATTAACAAATAAATCAGTGAATGACATGACCGGCTCCAGGCTTATCTGAAATTTGCTGCAGCGCTGTGCGCACGATCAAAGTAATGGCTTCAATAGGTGTGTCATACACATCTACCTCAGTTTTGCCTTGCCCGCACAGGATTCGCGCAATCTCATAAGATGACCCATCTTCTTCATCCTTAGCAGCTAATACTAGGTGAGAAAAGGTGAGGTCGTTGTAGGTATCTCCCGACTCTACTGTGAATAGAACACCATTTTCAGACACGAAGCCGTTCTTATATGGAAGCTCGGCAAAGAGCGCTTCACCTTCTATCTCCGAAGGCACCCGGAAAATAACTACATTTGGCTCCATGCTTTTACTCCATCGATCCACTTACATCCAGAATAATACGCTTCTTTAGCGCCTTCTTGACTCGCTTCTTTCCAATCTTAATTAGCGCCTTGTATTCCTTGTAAATTTCTTCATTATCGCTTTCCTCAAGGTGAGCGGTAACAGATGCCGCGAGAAATTCTTCGGCGGTGCCGCTGAAGCACCCACGAGAAACGCAAACTTTGTTATTTTTACCTGGATAAACTGTCAGTGTGCCATTTTCAGTACCGACATTTGGCACAAGAATAAATTCACGGGCGCCTTGGATATCAGCTTGGAAAAACTTACCATCTTTAATGATAATTTCTGAAAAATCTTCTTCCTCAATAATGCTCTCATCAATGATTGCATCACCACCAATCGTGTTGACTTTAATTTCCGATTCCAAAATGCGGGCTTCGTGAAGGATAGAAGTTCCTCCAAAAATTTTTGAATCTCGAATAATAGTGTCGTTTTCAGCTGAAGAACAGCCACTCATGTTGCTGCCTACCACTGTAGCATTACCGCTTACATCAGCATCTTCAATGATTTTAGAATCAATTACCACTGATTTGTTTGTTACGCGAGCATTGCCACTCACTTTACTTGTGCCATACACTTTAGCATCATCTGCAATCCAGCAATTTCCCTTATTAGCGAGGTTTGCTTTGCTTTGGACAAAGCCGCCTTTGGCACCTACATTAATAGTTGGATAGCCGTCAATATCACGTAGAGCCTCGATTCGGTAAAGTCTAATAAATTCACCGTTATAGTATACATCGCAGGTCTCATTGGTGAGCTTGTACTTAGGATTTTTGGCTTTGGTCATAAAACAATATTGGGTTGGTAGAGTTATATTTTAACCCTTACCAACCCAAATGTACACTACTTAATTAAGGTGTTTGGAATAAACCGCTGACCTTGTCTCCAGTGGCGGGTTGTCTGTACATGACCTTTTCTGACATACTTCGCAACGGAATTTTTAAACTCACCATATGAAAAGGCATCTGCCAATCTAACAACATATCCTTCGTCAGTTTCCCACATCAAGCTCTTTTCAATGTGTCTAATTTTATCTTCATCCCAGATGCCATCATAGATAACTTCAACGGGTGTAATTCCCAACACATCAAAATACAGGAGGGTGTCATCCCAACTCTGGCAAATATTGCGCTCATCCCAAATGCTAAAGCCATAGAAATAAGATTTCAAGTCTTCATACTGGATAGAGTGCTTTGCCCATAGATTTTCGCCACACACCCGCCACCCTTCTGGTATATTGTAGCAGATTTCTGAATGGAACCTCTTGACCCACGCACGATCCTCACCGCCCTTACTATCTAATGACCGAGCGTGAATGTAATCTGTGTACATGTTGGTGTTTTCACCATCCATCTTTTTAGTAACAATTACTCTTTTATTATTAAAGTGTATTGTGCCCTTCAACGCCTTGTCATCGTCGTGAATGCCAGGAGACCATGGCAGGTGCATCGTCCTACCATACTTGGTGTATGGCACATATAATTTTAAGACGTCGCCCTTTGCTAGAATTTTCTGAACAGACTCATCGTAAAATAGCTCCCCCTTGGTGCGCTTATTATCTTCTAAGATGTAGTCGCCCCACTTAGTGATGGGCTGTTCTGGATAGAATTGATCAGGGACTACAATTTTTGTAATGTTAGCCGCCTCTCGACCCTCCTCGACAGAAATGGTGGTCATTTCACATTCGCGGTGGTGGTCTTCGCAGACTGTGATTCCATTTTCTAAGAAGTAACCGCCATTGTCAAAGAGCCTGCGCTCGATAAGATGATGGGCGTCAAGTTTATTTTCTGGAGTTTCGGCGGCGGTTTTTTGACAGAAGACACACCTAAAGTTATCTCGAGCAAAAACCCCTTCCCGAAACTCATCTCGGGAGAGAAGTTTTGGTTCGTGTTTCATTTTATAGTTACTAGTTCATCGCACTCGTAGGTTTGATCCGACGTGAATGCAGTTGAGACAATTGCGTATCTTTTTTCAGTCATTGCACCCATTTTAATCATGATGCCAACCTTTAGTCCTTTGAATTGCATAATGTATTTGCGATTCGTGTAGGTATTTTCATAGAAATAATTCTCCATGAAATAGGCTGCAACAGCGATCACAAATGGCGCATCTTTCTCTAATTTGCGCTCGACCATTCGAGTCGCAAGGTGGTCGGCAAAGTAGATGTCCTTCTTTAGGGATGGAAAAGCATCTGTGCGTTGCTTGAGATCAAAGCGAAGCTGCCTGATTTTAGTCGCAATAAATTTCCTGTCCATCACCACACTCCTAAAATAAGTTAAGCTAGCTGTTGCTTGATAATTTCAGTTGCCTTCTTGCCATCATACAAGCCATTATACTTTTCCTTCAGTGCCTTCTGAATAAGAGGCATGGTGTTATTCTCTACAATAATGTCCTTAATTGCGGCAGAAAGCTCAGCTTCAGACAGCTGCTTTGGTAGATACTTTTCATAGAGCTCTACTTCTGCCCATGCTCTATCTGCCCAGTCAGAATCACGGCGATCACCAGCAATAACTGCATTTTCGCGCGCGCCTTCAGCAAACTTTTTCAGCAGCTTAATGGTGTCAGCATCTTCAGTGCTTTTACCAGTCTTCTTAGAAATAGTTTCAAGTTCGCCGATCAGAGTAGTTAGGCTTAGAGCAGTGTCTGAATCGCGTGCCTTACGAGCCGCCAACTGGTCTTGTTTAATTTTATTTAGAATCGACATCTTAATCCTTAATCATGTAACGTGAAGTTGCATTTACAATCTGCATTTCCATAGCATTTTGCTGCTCTAATTTTAGCTTACGCAGAAGCTGGTGTGTCCTGAAGATAGAACTATTCAGCTGGTTCTGAATGTCAATAGTAACATCCAGTTTGGCATTATGGACAGACTGCATAGTCTGAAGGGCTTCTTCAAGGGTATTGATAATTTCGTTATTCATAGTCAAACTTTACATGTTCTGTATCGAAACACGAACCAGATGGGCTATCCCACATGCAGCTGTCCATCAAGATCACCAAGATGGCATTCTCGAGGGTATGTTCCCTCATTGCATCGTCAATGGATGCAATACATATTTGCTTCTTGTATTGGGCCTTTGCACCTTCGATAACTTGCTCGCGGGTAAATTTCATACAATCTCCTTGGTAAAGTCAAGCTTGACATACCCGTCAATCGTGATGTAGTAGACTGTGTGATCGTCTGGATAATCACGCAAAATGCTATTCAGGTCCATCAGATAGAAATGTTCTTTTCCAAAACCGGCAGGGCCTTGAAGGGTAATTTTATACTCGTCAGCCACCTTATATTGGTCTTCGTTAATAACGCATTCAACAATTTCAGTTGAAGTAGTACTAGACGTAAAACCAATTCCAGCGATTCGCTCAATACGGCGCATCGGAATAAAGAAGCGAATGTTCTTGACTCCAAATTCCTTGACGATCTGCTCGATTTTGTTCATAGAACCTCTGCATTAAGTTGATAGGTAAATTATACCAATTTATGCAGAGGTTGTACACAGTTTATTTAACTTCTAGAGATGTGCCACATTCAGAGCAAAACTTGGCATTGGCTTTGTTTACTTTACCACATGTGAT